TTGCTGTGCCTGATCATAACCACGATCTGGGGCATTATTCTGATGCTGGGTAAGGGAGTGCATCTCGGGTAGGCTGGATCAGGAGGATCGTTCCTCGCTGACCCAGCTCCCTAGTTACTCGTCGTCTTCCTTATCCTCTTCAGCCTCGTCGACGACTACAACCTCGTCCTCGATCAGACCTTCAGGTTCCTGCTCAACTACGTTGCCGCTATGAGGCGGCCGGGGCGGCGGACCGCCAGTGTCATCCATGCGCTGAACTGCTTGCTCCATCATCTAGGTTCTCCTTCTTAGGCTTAGGTGCCCTGGGCCTAAGGATATAACACCAAGACAGGACGCATAGCAAATTCATTGGGCGCATCAGACTGGCAGCCAGGCTCGGCCATTGCTTCTCTTCACAGCTGACTAGGGTTACGTACTCGATAGTTTTGGGGACCAGGTAAATGCCAATCGTCCAGGCAACCGCAGGCAGGATCTTCCTGGTCTCGGCGAACGAGGCTGCCAGCAGCAGCAGATTGAAAACGCCAAAACCCCAGAACAGATTCCAATGCAGCAGATAGTTATTGTGATGATAAGCCCAGGACTCAATAGGCGTCTCGATCACGCGACAGATGATCAGACCGGTTAGGAACGGGATCAAGGTTTGGAACTTGCGCTTGAACACGATCCAGAGGAACAGGCAGTGTGCAGAGAATGTAACGGCTAGCCAAAAGTTATCCATAGAAACATGCTATAGTTCTAGCCCGCTTGTGGGAAGATAATAACGACTGAGCTGCGCTCGGCGCACGCACGGAGGTAACTGCTGATGGCAACGCCTACGCCGACGTACTTGGACGAGAGCTATCACTGGCTGACTAACTGGGAGACACCGATAGCCTGGCTGTACCTTGACATCAAAGGCTGGGTGACAACCGCTATCGGCCTGCAGGTTGTGTCAGCGCTGGCTGCACTCAATCTCAAGTTCATGTCTCCCGACGGCAGCCGGCCGGCGACTCCCGCAGAAATAGAGAATGACTATGCCAGGGTCCGAGGCATGCCTTATGGCCAGCAGTTCGGGGCTAAGTTCTATAAGTCAGCTACGAGCCCACTGCTGCCGGATGTGGAGCAGCATAGGTTATTGGTCAGCCAGGTCAACTCCTGCGAGACGGATCTCAGGCGGATCTATCCAGGCTACGACTCCATGCCGGATCCGGCCAAGATCGCGCTGATCGACATGCGGTACAACCTCGGCCCGGTCAAGCTTGCGCCGCCTAAGTACCCCTTGTTCAATGCTGCTGTGGCTAAGCGGGACTGGCTGACCGCATCCCAACAATGCGCTCGGAACGTCAACGATAAAGGGTTCGCTGAGCGTAACTTATGGACCAAGAATGAGTTTCTAGATGCATCCATTGTTGCACCTCTGGAGGTACCAAATGCCTGATGAAGTGAAGTCTTCCCTGCCTGCTGCCGCTACGCCAACGCCTGTGACCGTTGAAACCATCACCACGACCACGACGATCCCAGCTACGGCTATCGCTGTAGCCGCAACCGCGTCATCCTTCAAAACCTTCCTGACCAAGCATCTGCTGTGGATCAAGACCTGGGTCACAACTCACGGTGGGTTTACGCACGTCGGCACCGTAGCCATCCTCGGCTGCGGTTTCGGCTATACATTCTTTCCACCGTTCACTCACATGTTCGATTGGATCTGGTCGATCCTGCCGCACTGGCTCAAAGAGATCGGACTGACGACGGCTGCGTTCTATGCCTGGATCAGGAATCCTCGTACTAAGGCCGCCTGGAAGGCGCTGGTGGCTAGCCAGACGACGCAACACGCTCCAGACGGCTCGTTGGTCACTACAACGACTACAGTCGCTCAGGCACCGCCTGCTGTGGCTGCGGCGATCGCTGCTGAGCTGCCCAAGCCGCCAATAGCTCCACTGCCACCAGCTCCGCCTACTGTCTAGGCATGAACCAGCATGCGCAGAAAATAACCTGCAATGCCTCCAACCAGGAACACAATATAAACCACAGCTATAGCTATAATCGTTGGCGGGTTCGACCCTATATCTTCATCGTCCCAGTGGCTAGTCGAGTCGTATAGAGGATCCAGCATGCCGGTTGCAGGCTGAACCCGAGGCAGATGAGGGTTAGACATAGTGGTACCTCTTGCAGTGAGTAGGGGATTAGAATAGCTCATCGGCTGCGACCTCAGCTATCACTTTGGTAACTTTGGCGGAGTCCGCTTCGGACGAGCCGACGTTCGACCAGAAAGCAGCATCATCGCCACGTTCATGATGGAACTCGCCAGGTTGAAGTTGTAGGGAGGCTGTGCTGGCGCAAGGTTCTCCAGGTTGAGCCGAGCAAACTCGGCATGCGATTTCAAGTGCGGTCATACATAATCCAACGAAGAATTCCAATGAAAAAGGCCACCCGGTTATCAGGTGACCTTCTTCGTGCTCTGGCAATTTCTCCGCCGGTCTCCTTTCGTATTGCAGGATAACTAGCTGAAGGAGGCCTGCGGCCTCGGCTAGAACTTAGGCAGTAGCTACGGGAGTTACGGCGACTGGCGCGACTGCTGCAGGCGGGTTGATAGCGATCCCGAGCTTCTTCAGATCGTCGATGACTGTGCTGTCCAGATCCTTGATGTCAGCCGCGATCGCGGTCAGCAATGCTTGCGTGGTCGGGCTAAACAACTCGCCTACACCCTGCTGGTACTTGCCCGAGCTGATATCAGCCACCGCAACACCTTCACTCGCAATCAGCTTCGTGATGTCATAGAAAACGGCCAGAACTGCAGCCAGAGTCTTGGGCGATACAGAGGTAATAACTTTAGCCACGGCGGACGCCTTTGTGAAGATGCTGATGAGGAAGTTTTCAGCCTTGGAAAGGCCAGAGATTACAGAGGTGAGAAAGCTCATTGGTTGGATCTCCTGGTGCGGTTGCGGGGTTGGCGGTGAAGTTGTGGGAACTGCTGCGAGATTGAGATACGGCATACTCGCTTCAAAGGGATTGACGTCGAACTTAGATAGCACATCCCCTGGAATCGCAAGGGACTTGGATGAGGAATCCGGGGAGCTCATCGATTTTGGAGACAAAACACCGAATTGGGTTAGTCCGGGGAAGGTTCTTGTGGCGAGAGTTTTTGGGAGCGCTGAAAGGGTGGAGAACCAGGACGATAGCTTCGTCAGGGAACTTGGCAGGTTTGTTGATTTCGCGGCTGGCATTTCGTAGATCCTCTAGAGTGCTGATATCGAATCTCGGCATGGCGGAATAATACTCCCTTCGGTTAGTGTTGAATTTGTCGACCCAGTTTGTTCAGTTCCCAGACTCTGCCGGCCCAGACGCTTTCCTGGTGCTTGGCTGGAATGTACTTATCGCTGGGCTCCTCACCAGCAATGATCCGCTGTACGTATTCCGTGGCATCCAGCAAAGCATGCCAGGCACAAAACCCTTCATCAGACTTAGGATGAGATGACTCCAGGCATTCTGCCTGCTGGCAGCGTCCGTGTTGGTCACAGCAGCCTTCCGTGTATCCGGCTTCGTCATCAGCGTCATAGCGGTGCTCGCATAAGCGGCAAACAGCTTCACTGGTTGAGATCCCACTGCTTGGTTCAAGTCTTGTCTCGGCATATGTTTGGATGATCATGGTTGGCTAGAAGCCTCAAAGGTCTAGAGGTAAGGTAGCTCAAGTTGAGCTAAGTGTCAAGTGGTTTCTTCTAAACCGATGAGGCTAAAACCTCCTGCGGAATCTTGATCTCTTTCAGGTCAGCCCAGGTAGCTCCAACTGAGCACTCAACATCAACTTGCAACCCTTCTGGTGCCAATACTGGATCGATCAATACCTTACTCGGAGCATTCAGCACAGGATACATCTCAGCGATATGCTGTGGCATCAACTCCGGCTCAACCAGAAACACAAACGAGTCATGCACAGTGTTGACCATCTCCCACTTTTCCAGCAACCCTTTCCTGTCCATCGCCTTCATGCATTCTCGGATGTTTCCGAATGCCGAACTAGCCGGCAAGAACGCAATCGCCTGTTCAGACTGCTCGCCGGGAGCCCAGCCACCGCGACCGTCCGGTGTATAAACCTCATACAACCAACGTATCGCTCCAAACCGGTTACGCAGAAACTGTTGCTTATGCGCCAGCTCCCTAATCTGATTCTGCCACCTGAAAACCTCAGGAAACAGATCCTTGATCAGGTTCATCAGGTTTTCAGCTTCCTTGAGATTAGCGAACGACTCGCGGTTCATATCATAGAGCTTCTTTACGCCTAGACCAAAGCCAATGCCTAAGATACTCGGCTTGGCTTTCTTATCCCGGATCACCTTCCGCGCATCGTCAGACTTGAACCATTTGAATTTCGCCAGCAACTCTTCGTCAGACTCCGAAAACAAGTTGAATGCATTCCAGTTCTTGTTGAAGTGGCCGGCTACGAAGCTGTGCATGTCTAGCCGAGCCAAGCGCATATAATTTGCTGACTGAGCTTCGAATCCTGTAGTGAGCACGTGATAAGCCTTGAAATCCCACTCAACCATCTGCTTAGTGCCAGGATGCCGGATCATCGACCTGACGGCCTTAGCAAGCCTGCCATGCTTCGGCGCGTTCTGCGTATTTGGATTGCGTGAACTCAACTGCATTGTTGCCGTGTCAAACGTAAAAGTGGAATGTACTCTGCCATCAGCATGCGGCTTGAAGCCTTCGATATAGGTTCCGCGCATCTTGCCCAGTTCCCGGCACTCGATCACCTTCGTATAGAAATCGTCGCCGTGCTTCGAGCTCAGCCTGACTAGTTCTGTCTTGTTTGTGGTTTCGCCGCCGCCTTTCTTAGTCGGGACTTTATGCCCACGGAACCGCATGTAGTTCATGAGCTGTTGTGATGAGTTCGGAGAGAACTGATAGACACGGCACCAGAGAGTTTTGCCTTCAGTTTTCAATCCGTTGTCCAGTTGTTGTTGCCCAAACACACGCTGGTCGAAGAAATAACTTTCGCCAGGCTCTTCTTCGCCTTCTTCGTTCTTGGTCGGTGGATCAAAGAATTTAGTTGAGCGGATCAGTTCCCATTCATCAGGTTGTAGACTCGCGTAACGTGATGCGAATGCTATCTTGCTCGCTTCGGCTATTGCCTTCTTCGTCGGAGCCTTGCCAGGCTTCACGCCTTCGACTTCAGGGATCATGGTAGGCCGTAGCTCTTCCAACAACTCCTTTACCCGCGCAGGCATTCCTTTATAACCTTCTTTGGGAGTCAGCTTCCGGGCCTCATCGGGAAACTTATCATCCAGGTAAACCATCAACTCGGTTTGGACTTCTTCAAAATCCTTATCGAGAGCTATCCGCCGCTCATCGTCTACAGGCAGGCCACGGTCTTCCATGTCAGCAAGAATCGGCCGCACGTCTTGTACCATCGCTAAGTAACCAGCTGCCTGACGCTGCGGGTTTTCATTGTCAAACCAGATCTGACGGTCTTCCATTGTTTTGCGCATGACGATATACAGCCGTAAAGCTGCGTCTACGTCAGCAATGCCGTATAGCTCTAGATTGGAGCCATTGAAATGCTTCCATGGGAAAGGGAACTGCGTGAACGACGAGGCATACTGCAGATGCGCGGGCAGATCCGGCTGCCAGTAATGAAACATCTGCATCGTATCATGACTAACACCGCTCAGTTGGAGGTTGGCGCGGCTACCAAAATCACGCTCACCGACAGCTCGCATTACCTTTTGATCGAACAGCCAGGAGTTGTGTCCGACTTTAGGCAGCGCGAGCTTCATCAAGAACCGGGCAGCGTGAATGTAGTTCCCTTCCCAGGGCATGGCGATGCCGGTGCCGGGTTGAATGCTAGCTTGAAACAACCTGATCTCGGTGTTCGTGTAGCCATCGCTTGCATCTTCGTCGAGTGAGTCGGACTCGTGTGTTTCTAGATCCCACGACAGCGCCAGCAGATCCGCTGCTTTCATGTCTGGGGTTTGTGCTGCATAAGCTTCTGACTTGGCTTTGATGTCTCGGCAGAAGATGTCTAGGTCGCGCAGGTTCGGCTTGAGTTGGTAGCGCAGGTTATATTTCGCTAGCCATGTCTCAGCAATCTGCTGATAGAACTCTGGCGGAGGTGACCCGAACGGTTCGTTGTTATCAGGGTTCTCAATCCATTTGATCTCGGCTCCAGCGAAATCAGGTAGGTCGAGAATGAACGACTTATCTTTTCCTGTGCGGATGTTGACAGCGCGTTGAATGTCTCGGCAAAACACGCCCATGAGATGTGTGCTGCCGCGCCGAATGAACGAAGGGTGGTACGTTGGCACGACCAGCAGATCCTTGATGCCTGCCGCCTCGCAGAACTCCGGCAGCGCGCGGAATACATAGCCACGCATATGACTAATCGTGCGCTTCTCGCCTGAGATGCCGGTGAGCGTGCGGAAAGCTACATTACCTAATGCTACGACAACCTTAGGCTGGAACTTGGTCAGGAATGCTTTGAGGTTAGCCGAGCACTGCCTGATAGCTTCCTGCTCGTAGTACATGCCATCGAGCAAATTATCAATCGGCCTGCAGCGAATGATGTTAGTGATAGCGAACTGATCGCGTGTGTAGCCTAGCCTACGTAGCGACCGTTCGAGCACCATGCCTGCAGGCGCATAAGGACGGAATGGCAGGAGATCCTTCTGTTCCTTCTCGCCTGATGCTTCACCGACGATAGCAACCCCCAGCAAACCCAAACCTTCAGGTTGACTGAAGTCGTTGCCATGAGAACACAACACGCAAGATCCACAAGACGAAGGTTTGGTCCGATACATAAGCAGGTCAGCTTTCAAACGTACAAGGGCTAGGCCGTCTACGTTAGCACGGCTTGAGTGTTGATGGAAAGTTGTGCGGGCCGCGGCTGTTAGTACTTCTTACCGTTCTCTTCCAAACGGCTTGCTGCTTTGTGATCCAATCTCTCTCGGTTATAAGCCATCTTCTCCTCGAAAGCGCCGCCCAGGTCCAAAGGCTGACCGTTGAACTTGATCCCGCCTGCGATATCGAAGATGCGAATCAGTGCGTCCGCGAGTTCGACTTCGACCATAGGCCTGCCGATAATGTGATCGTCGTATAGACTCTTGCGATGGCCTTCCATAGCCTCGGAGATCTCGGACACGACTAGCATCAGCATCTCGCCGACGTTGCGATCCAACGGCATGTTTGTATATAGATCCGACCACCAGCCAACTGCTACGTTGCGTTCATGCACGAGCTGGACTAGACGCGTAATCGCATAACCCGCATCGTGTTCCTCGATCTCACGGTCACTTGGAGTTGCTTCAGCTACTCCCCAATCATCTGCGTCCAATGCCATTACTCTACCCCCTCAGTTACTTTCTCGAACATCTCTGTTCGTGCTAAATCAACAGCCTTCTGTTCACGTTGTAAAGCTTTGCGTGCCTTCTTCAACTGCCGACCCGTCAAACCTTCAGGGTTCTTACTCTCGGCACGCTTGATTGGCAGGTTCATCCCTGGCCGCTTCGGGTTGTCACGCGTAAACGTCTTGTTGAATGCTGACTGAACGTGCTTGGCGCGTGGCTCAGTGCGGACGCGACGATGAGCTTGTGGCGGGGCCTCAGCCGTCCAGTCCGGCAGCTGGTTAGGATTAGGCATGCTGTTGCGCTCGATGCCACCGTACGTTGGCCAGAGATGCGGTGGAACGTCTAGCAGGTGAGCTGGGATGCCATCTTCAGCTTCAGCCTCGACTGCTTCAGCCTTCGCATCAATCACAACTGAACTCTTAGCTTCATCTTCAACAGCCTGATCGTGCGTGTAACTGTCCGGGCTCACAAGTCCTCTTTCAGTATCCATCATGTCTTGGTGGTGATCGTAGACGATCTGTTTTTGTAACTCAGTAATAGAGGTGACCATCTGCTGACGGATGTACTCAGCTACGTTTTTATCCTCGATCGTTTCCAGAACGACTAGTTTCTGCGGATCGATTCCAGCCACTTCATGTTCCGCCATAGATTCCTCAGCTTCCTTTTTGCAGGCGTCGTGCCATGCCAGTGTAGTCATGCCCGAGCTGCGATCTTTTAGTTTGAGTTCGCTATGCTTCATAGTTCAATTCACTGTGACATCGTGGCGTTTTACAACTCCATGTGGATAGACGCCCTTCCAGAGTTCTATAGCCAGTTCTAACTTATCCGCCGACACATTCAGCGAGGATATAAATTGTGCATACGCTTCGCCCTCAGTCACATCGACTGTTTCAAACTCAAGGCAGCAAGAACATTCCCGAGGGCGAACGTGCAGGATTGTCTTACGTTCAGCTTCAGCTATAGCCATCGAAGCACCCTCGGATCAATCCTGCACTTGTCACGCACGTCATCTGGTCGGCCTATAATCCGTAGACCCTCGATCGTCCTGCACCGAGACAAACTCACATACGTCATCGCAGGACTCTTCATCATCCAATCGCGCATGTCGATCTGTACGCGATCCAGCGACAACCCCTGAGCTTTGTGGCATGTCGTGGCATACGCCAACCGGATTGGAAAGTACTCCAGCTGCCCCGATACATATTTCCTCGCGTTGCATCGATAATGCGCTTGTGGAATATACCCACCCACGTCATCACGCAGATTGATATCAATCTCACCTGTCATGTCATCCGGCTTGTCCTTGGTCTCCACAGCCCGGATAATAGCTGACACATATACAATCCGGTTATTGCGAGCCAGCTCTACCATTACCTGTGGTGGCGCACCATTCTGACTCGGCTGAATGCCTCGCACGTGACCGCAGTCTCCGTTGGCATACTCTAGATCCTGAAAGCCGTTGTACTTGTTGACCAGCAGCATGACATAAGCACCTTCGCGGATTTTAGTCTGTACTGGAATGTTCTTCCATTCCGATCTTTCGCGGCCCCAGCGGCGTGACGGCAGTCCAATCAACCTTCCAGGCAGCTTCATCAACGACGCCTCGTTGAACCGGTCCACTTGTTCGTTCTTGCCTACGATTGTTGTGCCGTCGAAGTTAGAATCTGAGGTCCCGGCAAACGTGACTCCAGCGGAAACGAGTGCGCCAGCGGCCATGTCGCCTTTGCCCTGGCGTGCGTAGTTCAAGGCTGCCAGGTATCGCTCGTCCGACTGCCGCCACACCTTTGTCAGCTTCAGTGTGTTCTTATCGAACCGCTTCCATGACTGGGCATCGAAAGCCCATGGCGTCGGCATCTTGACTTTGCTGCCGGGAACACGCGGTTTGTCTGGAATAGCAGGTAGCTGACAGAAATCGCCAGTCAGGATCAGGCCAATCGTTTTTTCGCGGTAAGCCAGGTTCTGATTGACGTTATCAAATATCTTGACAATCAGATCCAGGGCCTCATGACTGAGCATACTGACCTCATCAATCACAACGTTCTTGTAGCCTTCGCCAACGATCTTTTTGAGCTTGCCTTGTGCGCTGCCGCTGATGTAGGCGTCACGGAGCGAATCGGTATCTCGAAAACCCAGCAGAGAATGAATCGTGGCCGCGTTTAGGTTGATAGCCGATATACCGGTTGTGGCCGCTAGCACTGCATAACTGGCATCTTCAGCGATCCTTTGACGGAGGGTATACGACTTGCCAGAACCCGCACACCCCGTAATAAAACTGCATTCGGTTTCTCGTAGCGTGCCTTGCTGTGGATCGAACGAGGTCGAACCATCGCCGTCTTCGTCGAAGTTGATGTAGAGGTCTTCGGTAGAGGCTTGCACCGCACTGACTTCGTCTACAGCTACATCAGCCAAGGTCAGGTTCAGAGCCGGATCGTGAGGCTGTGCTGCAGCTACTTCAGCAGGCTCATCATCGTGGTATAGGTCAAGATCGTAATCGTTAGGCATTTGGGAAATCCTCTGGGTTGAACTTTATGTCTTCGTCTGTTATATCTACGTCTTGGCCTTCATCAGGGCGATTGCCGCCGTTGTGTATCCAAGCTTCCCATTCAGCACGTTCTTGCTCGGCTCGGTTTTCCAGGAACCATCGCTGGCGGTTCGAGACAGCACCGTGCTCAGCCTTGCTGATAACCTTCAGGTTACGCCAGTCGCAGTCGAGCTTGTCCGCATTTCTATGATCCACATCTTCATCAGGCAGTAACTCCCGGCCCAGCATCGCCTCTGCAATCATGATATGAACTCTACGGTCTCGATGCTTCCCGGCCTTGATCACCAGGTAGCCTTTTTTGTCGACGCTGACTCCGCCTGCGAATTTAGCCATGGCTGAATCAGTCCACCTTCTCGTTGAGGTCGCGCAACCACCACAACTGCTTGACCGATATTGTCAGGCGTCCTGTAAGCTCCAGTGTATCGACTAGCTCAGATACAAAGATTCGGGCATTCATCGACACTCCTGGAACGTATTCGCCTGAATGCATCAGGTGGACCATTGTGTCGCCGATCCGGTTCAGAATCCTGATAGCTTCGGATTCCCTGTCTGCTGCAGACTGCGCTGAGTCTTCGTCTATGTTGTTATATCCCACGCTCGTGCTCCGGGTCCGAGTTATAGAGGTGAGGCCTAGCCTTTAGGACTAGACCTCACTTCGGTTCACTTCATCAGCTTGCACACCACTGCTCGCCAATCTTGGTTACGCCTTAGGAAAGTACCCTGTAATGCGAACGTTCGCTCGCAGCTCCAGTTTGCCAATCGGCGAATCAACAACGATCTCAGGAATCGGGTTACCCTTGCTGTCTTGTGGGAACTTACGCATTCCATAAACCCGTGGAAACTTCTTTTTGTCCACGCCAGCGGCATACAGCTTGTCAGCATCTTCCTTGCTCACAGAACCTTCCCACTCGGTCTCGATGCGAAGTTCCGGTTCGCTCGCTACTGCATTGAAGAATGCATCGAGCAAGATCTTTGCATTGATACGAGCCGGAAGCTGTACGCCCAGGCAGGTAAGGATGCGCACGATCGGCACGCCACCGTTACGGGCAGGCAGCGTGCTGACAAACCGGTCAAAAACAACGAAGTTATCGAACGGAGCGCCAGGATCGATGATGCGCGCTTCGAGAGCCGTGAACGCATAGGCTTTGGCATTCTCGCCGGTGCCGGTGCGTACAGTGTGACGTACCAGCTCGCCGTTCGGTCCCTTGACGTCAATCTGCTTGATCTTGACGAGGTAAGTGCCGTCAGCAACTGGCGGGGGAGCTGCATATGGATCGATGTCAGAGTTGGTGTCGAACTCTGCCAGCAGCAGATTGGGATCGTTGAGGTCGACTACGACTACGTCAGCGAGAGATGCGTCGCCAGCCGTCTCTTCCATGTATACGGGTGATGCAAAATCAGTTGCGGGATTGGTAGCCATTGTTAGTGCTTCCTTTCGGTGCTGTTATGGCTCAGACAGGCTGAGCGGTGAGGGTTGGGTTGCCTAGTCTGAGCTGCTGACTGGCTTAGAGTTCAGCTACTTCAAACTTAGCCTTCAGCTCGCGCTGCAAATACTTGGCCAGGCTACGATCGTCTTCCTTAGCCTTTGCAGCGTAGTATGCATAAACATCAGCGTCCAGTGTGATCGAAACGGTAGTGTTCTGCTTTGGCAGCGATGTAGTTACTGAGGCTGTCGAAGCTGGTGTTGCGGTAATGCTTGTCGGTGCCGGTGCTCCAACTCCTACGACTTCATTCTCGGTTGTCATTAGGTTCGGTCCTTTCTTCAGGTTGATGGTTCTACTTCAGGTCAACGTTGACCAAGGCAGCACAGCAAGCAGCAGGTTCTCTGTCTCTGTCTTACTTGGTGGCTTTAGGAAGTGAAGCTGTGGCAATCGGTCCAGCCACAGTCACACGACCAAACTTTTTATCGACTTCAGCACGCCAGTCACCAGCGTCATCTCCTGAGGACTCGTTGAATGAGTCAATAGCTTCGAGATAGGTGTCGAGGCCATGGGACGGCGACGGCTCATAGTATCCGCCTGGAAATAGCTTCATCAGTTCGCCGACTTTCTCAGAGTCGATTCGAGGTTTCGCCGGGAACATGATTCCAGTGCTAGGGTCTGGATGCTTGACGAAGTACGTGCGGACTAGAGTCTCGACGACTCTGGTTTCTATTTTCTTCGTCGCGTCTTTGGGATCAGGGACCTGGATGAACTTCTCAACTGGGTAAGCTTCAGAGTGGAGACAGTCGCCGACCCAGGACGGAACGAGTGCGGTAGCCTTTTTGCCTGCGACCTGTGGCCCGTAGATCGTCGAGCGATCATCTTCTTCAGTACGTGATTCAAGTGCAGAGAACAAAACGTATTCAAGGGGAAGAGAGGTGAAGTTGGTGACTAGGGAATAGAGCTGGTTTTGGACAAAGCCATAGTGCGCTTTGCTGTTGCCGGCAAACGTTTCAGTGACTACTTGGCCTTCGACGACCACACGCTGCGAGAACGGACTAGTAGCTTCCTCGCCAGTCTTGATCTGCTGGTCGGCTAGATGCCGCATCAAGGCTTGGCTGATAGACGACAGACCTTCCACGAACAAGCCTCCGAACCGTGCCCAATCAATCGAGCGCAGGTTGGTTTTGCTGATTTCAGTCTCGCCGGAATCCTCAGGCCAGTAGCCCTGGCTTATCTTGCGCAGCACTGGCAGAGGGACTTGCGTGTTGCCGCGGTACGGAAGGATGATTCCACCACGAATCTCAGGCTCCATTGGTCCCCAGCCGCCGCCATCCAGACTGAATAGTAGCGTGGCTTTGCCAGTTTTCTTGTAGATGTACCTGGAGAAGTGCTTGCCTGCGGTCGATTTGAATGTGCCTGAGGCTCCATAGATGACTCCCGAACGTGCCATGAAGTAATGCTCCTTCTGCGATTAGGTAAGCGTTATTGTGTTGTGTTGTGTTGTGTTGTGAGCTGTGCTACGTTGCGGTCTAACTAAGCCGCTGAAGTTTTCTTATTCGACTTAGCTGCTGCTACTGCATTCGCAGCCATGTCTTTATCGAACTGTACCTTCCATGTTTCCAGGATCTCGCGCACTACAAACGAGCGATGACGTTGACGGCTTGCGGCTGAGATGTTCAATGAGGCTAGAACTGACTTCGGAATCTTGATATGCTCGACCACCATTGGGTCGCTCTTGCTGAGCTTCGGGTTGCGGTATTCGCTGGGCATTGGTGCTCCTTCTGAAATGTGTGGTAATGGAGAAGAGGGTGCTGAAGAGGATCATTTACTTATCTGTTGTCTCTGTTGTCTTGCTCTCAGGAGCTACAATACCACTACGCGAAACCTTTGTCAACTACGGTTGATAATTCTCCTGCGGATGGTTGGCTACACGGATCTGATACAGGCCGCTGCCTTCAGGGTCACGACGGATCTCGGAGCTGCCATAGCAGATCTCATGGTTCTGGCATTTGCCGGGGTACGAACAGCTGGCGCGGTTCTGCGAGAAGCGCTTGTTGAGCTCGGAGCGCATCTTGCCCGGGTCGGAACGGACAGCGTAAACCGCCAGCACGTCTCGCGCATTCTCTTCTTCTTCCGCTTGGAGCTGCTCCAACATGTCCCGCATGTCATCTTCGTTGCGGTAGACATGAATCGGTGTCATGAACTGGTCAGCAAGCGCGTCTAGCCGGTTACCTTCCTTGTCATAGGACTCAGGCTGGACTTTGTCCGCATCGAGCAAATCAATCCACTGCTTGATCGTCATGAACCGCCATACCGGTGCCTTCTTCCAGGTGCGGTAGTCGAGACGTTTGGACTTGCCGTAGGCATCGCAGACTTCGTAAGACCAACCCCACTTGCGATCATCGGCGGTGATGCCGTCGGTTTTATAGGCCCGGATCAGCGGCGTATCGGCCACGTATCGATTCGGCATCTCAGTATCGTTCTTGTCTTGACGACGTGCGCCCTTGTTCATGTACTCATAGCGGACACCCAGGATGCGTGGTGGCTCTGGGAGCGTGGCTAGCCAATTAGCCGTGCGCAGGTTCACTAGACGATTTAGCTGCTGACCATCGCCCATCTGATCGGCCAGGTTGTCAATGCTTGTGATTGGCCCGCCACTGCGTTGGATGATATGCCAGGCTTCCGAGAATCGCTTCTCGACATCGACAGCTTCGGAGAGGCCTTGCATGTCTATTTGTGCGTCAGCTTCCTTGCGCCGGTCCCATGAGCCGGTAGTTTTATATGACTGCAGGTATAGGTATCCTGTCTGACGTTCCTTCAACAGCGCATCATGCCGGGACATGAACCAGATTTCGTATTGGTCAACATACCTCTTCAGAGTCTGGCTATAGAAAGGGTCTACAGCTCCCGGTGCGGATGTGATTGCAGGCTCGATAACCCAGCGATCGTACTCGATCTTGCCTAACTGCCATTCGCCTTCACGCTCGACTTCGAGGATCTCGAACTGATCGAGGAGTGGCTTCCAGCGACGACGCGCATAGGCACGGACTAGGGCTTCGATCTGGGCGGCCAGTTCTTCCAGCAGGTAGTTGTCGAGTCCGGCGGTTTTCATGGCGTTTGCTTGCTCGCTGGGGACGTTGATCTCGATAGCGGCGAGTGCTGGATCGCTAAGAATCATCGCCGGGTCATTGCCTTCCATGATCTCGACCAGGTTCTTGGATGCTGGATAGATCGGCGCTCCCCAGTCAACGGTAGACAGGGCGTTGGCTCCTGACAGCATATCCAAGCTAGCTTGCACGGTCTGAGCAAACTTAATAGCTTGCTCGGGAACAGGCAGCGGCGTGGGCAGCGGCATATCCTCAAACGTGATCTCGATCATCGAGTCGCCACCAGCGGCAGCCGTTGCTGAGTTCAGCGACCCAGTCGTCAGTGCAGTCTTAGCCTTTTCTGCTGCGAACTTCTCCTGGTCGTCCAGCTCGACGCCAAACTCAGTCATGGCCACAAGGTCGCGTAAGGCAGCTTCGACAGCTTGGTCTTCAATAAACTCACAGACCTTCTGAGTGTTGATCCCAGAGATCGCTGCGAACCCTTCATCGACTGTTAGGTTGTGCTGATTGATGTAATCCTGCATGCCCCAGAGGAGGCGCTCCATGCCTACATGCACTGCTGAGCCGATGACTAAGTGGATCGACTTGCGCTTGGGCTGGATGCCATTCGACGTTGCGCCGGCGTGATAACCCAACCATCTAAGCCGCTTGCATCGCTGCCGATCTTTGTGCCGCGTGCGATCGACATAAATCCTGCGCTTCTCGGGAATCACTTGCGTTGCAGATCCGGATAGATCGTCAGAAACCTCAGGGATAAAATTCATCGGCATGCTTGCTCGCGGACTCCCTTCCGCTGTCAACAAAACTTACTCTACACACACTCCAGGCAACTGTCAACCACCATCTGCCACCGTGCGAAACCGCGCTAAACTTTCTATCACTTAGGGCTACCCAACACCACAAATATCTGATACACTACACAGCATAGTTACCAGATCAAGCGGGCAGCCAACTTGGTAGACACTCATACTAGATCCAATCGAGACGTCAGCGCAATAGGTTTTTTCAGGCCTATTTGCGACTCTACGCCTGTGTCGCTCAGTAGCGCTCCAGCTCGCTCCACCACACCCTCACCGACCCTCCCTGACCCGTACCGCTACCGCTGAAAGGCTTCCCATGGCTAAACGTCGCTCCCCTGCCCCTCCGCCTGCTGAACTCGATTTAGACATGTTTGAAATCGATACTCGTGAAGTCCCACGCGATCAGCTCAGCCCTGAGCTAGTGCACCGTGCTCCTAAGCCGTGCGTGCCAGGGCTATTTCCGCTCCGCTCCGTCAATCTGATGATAGGTAGCAGTACTTCTGGCAAGACTGCCCTGGCATTGAGCTGCCTCGAAACCTACATTGCCAGCGGTACCTTCCTAGACTACGCAGTCAAAGACGGCGATGAACCTCACCAATGCGGGGCTATCGTCTGCTCTGGCAACTGGGACATCCTGTTCGACCGCATAGCCCACATGGAGATGGAGGAGCTAAGCAACCCTATCAAGTTCCCGGTCAGAGATTGGGACCCAGGCTCCAGTGAGACCCCTCTGGAAACGCTGCAAAGGCTTTATGGCGAACTTTGCCACCAAGCTCGACAGCCAGTCTACTTCCTGTTCATCGAAGGCCTGCAGTACATGATGGAAGGCGGCGGCAAGATCAACGATTCGCGGGCCGTGCGCGATTTCTACTATCAAACCCTGCAAAAGTTCTGTATTGAACATCATGTGACCATTCTGGGAACTGTTGGCATGGCCAAGATGCGCAAGGGCGAGTCATATCCGGTACTGGCCGATCGGGTTTTCGGGTCCGTAGCCTGGTCCCAGGAAGCCAGTACCCTGATCGGGATCGAACATACTCGGCTAGACTTACCTGAAGAGAAACGCCCCCGATATCGCAAAGTCCGCATCGAATCCAAAAACAAATCTATTAGCAGGTTGCTATATGTCGACTTTGACGAGCAGCATCGCCTGGTGATTATGGACCCCAGCACGCAGAATTCAGATTCGCCTACGTTTGCCATGCTCGACGACAAGCTGGACAAGGCCGAGCATGGCACAGAATGGGGCAAGGACGAGTTCGCAGCATGGGCAGACGAGCTATCTATCGTTTTCAGGACACTGGAGCGCTGGATAGCCTCCAGGGCCTCAGACGAGCTAGGCATGTTGGAGAAGATCGGCAACAATCGCACCCGGAAGTACCGCAAGCCTTTTATGAACTAAGCCGGCGCGTTAGCTAAAGGGGAAGGCAGTTCGAGCCACCCTCAAGGTTCCACCTAAAATAATTCTTCCCACTCTATTGCAATTCTCCACACACGTGCTATAGTGCAACCATCAGTCAAGAGTCCAGATTTGAGGGCTCCCGACGTCACCGAAAACCGAGCCAAAAACAGGTTCAGTTATAAGTATATATATATATAGTGATGGCGGTAATGGCGGTAATCCCCTAAAACACACAAAACAAATATAGTTATTACCGCCAAATGGCATTGGCGGTAATTGGCGGTAATGGCGGTAATAAATATGGGAAAGAAACGCCTATTACCGACATGCCCGCCAATTACCGTTAGAGAGGTTGGCGGAATTAAAGTCGTTTGGAATCATGGGGTTAGGTCGATTACCGCCATTAAAAGGATGGCAGAGGGTAGGGGGGTAGTTAGGCTGCACCTAACTACCCTAAAATCAACAACTTAGTTTTTTACCCCATGGATGAGTTGAAATGCGCCTAGAAGGCCTATATGCAACCAACAGGTTGCGCTTTCGTGAGCAACTATAGGCAACCAAATTCAGCCTTTGGCGAGCTCAAACTCCAGAACGGCCCGATCGAGCAGTTTTCCAAAAGCGTCACTATCTAGGTACCCCAGGCAGTCCATCACCCAGTTCATGGCGTCGAGGTTGACCAGGGACTCGCGGTAGGCTTTCGAGTTGATGCCGCCGAGGGACACTTCTTTGTAGATCTGGAGGAGGATGGAGGACCACAGACGGGATTCAGGGGTGGACTGCTGCGGGGGAGGGGCGGAAGCTACCTGGAGGTTGCGGACACGCATGGAGCGGCCATAGCGGTCGTTGGAATCCGGGTTGTAGGTGTCGATGCTGTTGTCGAGTTCCCGGCTCAGGCTGTTGATTTGCTGGCCGTCGCTGACAATGATCGATTCGAGAGGGCGATTGAAGGATTCGCCTTGGGCGTGGTCGGCAGCAGTGGTGTGGTGGGCTACAAGCATAAGGTAAGGCTCCTTTTGACGATCTGTTGAACTGGACTATACAAGTTGCGGTATTGTTGAAGTGGCAACAGTGTTACACCATAGGCAACGCTTGTCAACATTTATTTTACGTGATACCGTGTAGCTAGTTGAGGGAGGCTTTTCTTATGCCAGTTTCAGTTCATTCCAGCACGACAACTATAGCCAAGCAGGATCGCGCCAGGATCGACCATACGGGGCGCGTGAGCTTTGTCCTGGACCTAGATATCAGAATGGCCGTCGAGGACCAGGCGCAGGCACAGGGGATCGGCGTGGAGGAGTGGCTGCAGCAGGTGGCGAATGATGCTCTGCGTAGTTATATCGGGATCTAGGCCAGCCATACCAATGACTAAGATGAAACATGGGCCGGTGGCGATCAAGGATGTGGCGGCGAGGTCCGTGCATGAGCCTTGGCCTGAGTTTGATTCGGTGGCGGCGCGGGCTGAGCTGCGAGCTGCCGGCTGGAAGCAGCCTGGGGAGCATGGAAGAACGGTCTGGCAGAGTCCGTCAGGGAAGTTGTATCGCGGCCCTGCACTGGCCTGGAAATTACTTCGTAAGTATGGCGATCAGTGCTAGGCTTAGGCTGAGAGCTAGGAGCTGCTGATGCCGCCTATCGTTGGTACAAATCGCTGGACGGTCGGAGCTATGTATCAGGGTGGATTGGTCAGCGGTCTACCGTTCTTCACCCAGCCTGGGGGAGTCGGGACTCAAGTGTTCCCAAGTCAGCAAAACGCTCAGCCTTGGGTCGAGTATCCGGTTATTGGTGAAGTCATCAACGAGTATCAGCCCTGGTGGCCGCCGGGTTGCCTGCACTCAGTCAAATTCTGGAAGATCTACAAGGAATTTGATTACGTTACGCAGTTGTCCTGCGCATTGATATGCTGCCCTATTTGCACATACGTACAGCGTGTAGTTGAACCTTACGATGAGATTCTAGACCCCATAGCCTATGCCATCATCATGTGAGTTGGAGAGCCTTCCATGAGGATTATTCTCTAAATGTTCACTCTAGCGTGCATCGTACCGGTTGCTATCCTCGTCTTATTCAGTATGTGGATCTTCGTTGCCGATCGTCAGCTACGTGAGATTGAGAAGCTGTTGGAGAGATCGTTGGAGCTCCAGGCTAAATCGCTGGTGGTGCTGACCAAGATCTATCAGGAATTAGTTGCTACGCCACCGACCAACGAGGTCCATCATTTCGTGATCACCCAGATCCCTAACCCTGAAGGAGATACGACCATGCCTATTCAAGCCCCTGTTATTGGTATTGTAGCCGGCGCAACTGGAACTTTTCTGTTCACTCCAGTTGAGGCCGACGGTACTGCGATTGCTCTGCCTGCAGGAATTATCCCTACGGCTGTTTCAAGTGACCCAGTAAATGCTCCGGTTGTAGTTGCTGCGGATGGTCTGTCGGCGAGTATCACTACGCTGCCAACTGCGCCAACGGGTACTACGTTTACACTGACGGTGAGCGCAGTGCTGGCGGACGGAACTACGCCGACGGGCAGCACGCCGGTACCGTTCCTGGCTGCTGGTGGTGTTGTGGCTGCGTTTGTGATTACGCAGACTAGTTAGTAGCAGTAGCACCTTGTACCAGACAAAGCCCAGCAGCTTCCAATCCTGCTGGGCTTTGTCGTGTTCGCGAGCTAACTAGTAGTCTAATAGCTCTCGTCGTACTCGGTCTGCACGACTGTCGGCCAGTCGTCGCTGTAGATCGCGTGAGCCAGGTCAGGTTCACCAGCGTTGAGCACGGTAAGCATGTTCGAGCTGATGATGAGGTCCTGGATGAACTGGTGGTCGGGTTCCTCCGGCAGAGTGCTGCCGACTGCAGCGTGCTCGACCGCAAGCATAAGCTCCTCGATTAGCTGAGCGCAGGTGTCGAATGGAACCTCGCCGAGCTTGATGCGAGTGACTTGAGCGGCTTGTGGGATCGGAAAGGTTATGTGGTGATCTGTTAGCAGCTCGATCGCTTGGTAGCCGACGCGGACGGCGTGCGAAACTGCCTTCCAGTCGACGCCTGAATTGTCTTTGGCGAGGTGGGCGCGGTGGCCGTATTCGTTGTAGATGCGCTCGCAGATCTTATAGGCTTCCTGGGTTCTGGTGTTGTATGCGATTTTGCGCCCACAAACTTCATAGAACAATCCAAGCTCTCCAGTTGGGCCGATCGGATGCTCGATGACGCTGGAGTGCTCTGAGGTGCCCTTGCCGCGTAGCCAATGATCGATTTCACTGATAGGGTCGTTGTAGTGATCGGCTTTGCATAGTGCATAGAAGAGCAGCATGGCGTCTTCAGCAGCTTTGACGCGCGAGCCTTTGATGCCATACTTGTTGACTTGACGACGGCAATAGCCGAGGAACGCAGCTGTGCGCGACGTCAGCAACTTCTCACGGTTATTGACAATGACCTCCCAGAGACGGCTGGAGACGCCCCAGTGCTCTACCGGTGCGAACAGCATGTCCAGCGCGACAGTCTGGCCTTCGGCTGCCATCTTGAGGAATTTAGACAGTGCGTAGGACTCGCATTCGGACTGGCCGGGCAAGTTCTTTTCGCCAGGCTGCTTCGACTGCCGGTTGCTGACAGATTCCTGGACGCGCTGCAGCAGGATTTCCTGGGCTGTGGGGATATGTATCCCTTTGAAGTCGAAGTCAGACGTCGGAGTCATGGTGCCATAGAGATGGCTGCCGAAGTCCATGTAGACGATCTGGTTAAGGTGGCTGAAGTCGTTGTGGTTCATAGCTAGTCGATCATCCCTTCTATTTGTTTGAGCGTGGCCCGAGTAGCACGTTTGACTTGCAGTCGTTCTTTCTGTTCTGGCGTACGGACTTGATCCCGCCACTCAGTTCCGTGCTTACGCCACCAGTCGTTTTTACCCTGCTGCATGACTTTTTCAACGCAAGCTAGGCTACAGTATTTCTGAGCCTGATGGATGCGCTGAAAGTGCGCCGAGCAGAGCTTGCAGACGCGTAGGGATTTCTTGTAGCTCAGTTCGGTTTTGGTGTGGCGGAGCAAGGTCTCCAGGTCAGCCATAGACATGTCAGTCAAGAGCGATAGAGCTAGGTCGAGATTTTGTTGGGCGATGGTCATGGCTGAGATAAGCTCCCTTAGTTGTGTGCGGACGCTGGTGGTGGAGGAACAAACGCCTGCTTAGTCTGGTCAAGCACGAAGTTGGCAGGCACTTTCAGATCCTTGCGTAGTTTTTCGATTATTGGGCTAGCCTGCGCTTGGATCTGCTGCATTTGTTGTGCTACTTGTTTGTCGATGTCAGCGTGGGTTTGCTTGGCCTTGAGGTCGAGGTTCTCGGCCTGAAGGATGTAGTAGTTCAGTTCCTTGAAGGAGTCTGCGGGGATGGTGATTGGCATAGGAGCTGGCGTGGCGGCTGGAGCTGCTGGCTTAGCGGTCTGTGCGTGGATGCAAGTAGTAGTGGCCAATGCTAGTGCAAGGGCCATGTTGGTCAGATTCTTCGTCATCTTCGTATTCTCCTTAGGTTATGTATCAATGTCGGTTTTGAAAACGTACTGCTGCGTCGGCCGGATCTGCTTCCAGATTTGAGGTGCAAGGTCTTTCTGAGACTGCAGGGCGAACAGCAGATGCGTAATGTTGGCAGGTTGTGATTTAGCATACTCAGCAAAATGTTTCTTGTAGGCAGCTACGTCTTCGGGAAGGTTGGGGTCTGGTTTATAGGTCAGGTATGCGTCCAGCGCGGCTTGCTCGATGGCTGCGTATTTGCCTCGAAGGTCACGGATCACGCTGCCGACCCAGGTCTGGAACTCGGCAGGCGAATCAGCCGACAGCTTGTCCAGGTCCAGGTTGTCGCGCAGAGCTTCCCAAACTGTGAGCGGCGAGGTCTGAGTCAGCATGCGATGAAGCCGGCAGTAGGTCGCGTATTTGATCTTGACCTTGAGCGGCGGGCCAGCAGCATTCAGCCAGGTCGCTACATAGCCTTCCTCGTTGTCGATGTCCTCGGTGATGGCTTCGGTTAGAGGCTTGGCATGCTGCGTAACAATCGATAATCCCTGGGCCTGTGCATATTTCTTGAGATAGGTATAGCGGAGTTCGCATCCGCTGTTGTTGTCGATTGCTGCAAGCAGAACTAAGCCAGACCAATCGTATTTGACTACAATCTGATTCGCAGGATAGACGATCTCGAACAGCAAGGTCGTGTTTAGGGGAGCAGTAAGGTCTGGCACGTTGGCACGTAGCCATGCAGTCGCCCAGATAGCCTGTGGCGAGTCGAATGAGCCTCGGGTTGCTACATGCCATTCACTGTAGTAACGGAAAGCGATGCCGAGTGAGCCATCGAGTTTCGTGGTCAAGGTGGGCGGCGTGGCGGGCAAGTTCTCCATCATCGTTTCAGGATGACGCGCGTCATTGATGTTCCAGAATTTCTTGAAGCCACGTGCGACGATGTAGCCGAGCGAGTCAACGACTAGGCCGCGGCACAAGTCAGTCACGTGGTTCCAATGCTCGGGCGTGAACTGCGCGCGCTGCGTGTAGTTATAAATGAACAGCGGCAGCATAGGATGCTTGGTGACCTTGACCATGCCAAGGTCGCGTTGAATCTGGAAATCAGCGTCTGAGAATAGATCGTGGATGTGACTCGCAGCATGGGTAGATCTAGAACTCATCACATGCTCCTCGAACTGGGTAGACTTTCACTCCGTTTTCCCTCCACATACGTATCACTTGTGGACGGTCATCGATTACAAACTGCAGCAGGTCCCGAGGGATATGCTTCAGGATCTTCGCCTTGACTTCGGTGTCTGGGCGATGATCTCCCCCACTCCGCATGAACAGGTAGTCGTAAGGCACAGCCCATTTGATCAGCCAGTTCATGGTTTCACGCTGGTAGGTGTCAGGACGGCCTGAGACTAGGCAGATCGTGTGGTCTTCAGCGAGCTTTCGTACCCATCGCATTACGAACGAGATTGGCTCGTCGTAGCTGAGAGCTTCGTAGTAGGAGTCCCAGTCTTTCTTCTCGCCTTCGGGACGGGTGACATAGTGCTGGCGGTGGGTTCCGTCTGCGAGAGTGCCATCTATGTCGACCAGGATTATCGGCCGGTTGTTCCAGTCGATCAGGTCGTTGGCTAAGGCCATCCGGTCAATCACAGCACGGCCCACGAACTTGCTATCGTGATCGAATTGGCGAGCGTGATCACGACGAACACATTCGTAGCGAGGCACGTCGAGTAAGGATTCTATGACGAAACTGTTCTCGCCGTAGGTTTCCTTGGCCACGTTCCGCCACATGTCTACGTGCTTCGTCGAGAGGTTGGTATCGTCGATGATGGCGTTGTGGTTGTGCTTGGCCAGGACAGCGACGAGAGCTTTCTCCGCTGCGATGATGATTTCTTCGCGCTTGCCGGACCAGGAAGAGTTGAACAGCATGGCGCGCAGGTCGTCACGGTTGATGCGCGCGGCCGAGCCGCTGGCCTTGACGAGTTCGCGTGCTTTGGTGGTCTTGCCGGACGCAGGCAGACCGCGCATTAGAGTGAGCTTGGGCATTGGAGTGTGGCTAACCTTTCACGTTGACGTTGAGCTTGCGTTGCAGTGAATCAATCTCGGACCGAATCTTGCTGTTGTACTCGTCCACGCCGAAGTACCTGGAGCAACCGTTCGAGGAGTGGGTGTTGTCGCCGTATCGATAGCCAGGTGCGCGGTCGAAAGCGTAGCAGATTGTAGGCTCGACTGAGCGAACGTAGAAACGTGGGTATGCCGGTTCGAGGTAGATGCTGGTGACCTTGCCTGCAGGCTCCAGCTTCCAGGAGTTCGATGCGATCTCGGAGAAGATTGGGTCGCCGGGTTGGAACTCAGCCAGGATGTCGATGTTGGTCGGGTCCGCGTACCAGAGCTGCAGCATGGTCACAGCGTCTTCGACGGTTTTGCGGCGAGCGGTAAGGTCGGTCAGGCGAGCGTGCACGCTCTCTTCAGCATCAGTTAGAGTTTTGAGAGCGGCGTTGGCGGCGGCGGGTCGGTCGAAGTTATCGTTGTCCATGTAGGATAGTGTACACCATGCTCAACCGTTGTCAACCCTCTGAAGGAAAATAATCAGTAGTCTCCCCACTGGTCGGCAATGTCGATGTAGTCAGGGTCGGGGAGGGGTTGCGGCTGCGGCTGCGGCTGTAGTTTCTGGTTACGTTCCTGCCTACGCGCTGCAGCCAGGCGTGCTGGATGATAGTTACCCGTAGCGAGTATCTTCTGGCCGAAGAACGACCTGGGGTCAGTCTGCCAACAGCGTTGGTAAGGCTGCGCGTCGCAGGTCGGGCAGGTGAGGATAAGTGCGCAGGTGCGGGCCATTCGAGTATCATCCTTTCATGACGATGTACAGTAGCTATGCGTTGCAGCAGATCGCCGGGTTGAAGCCACAGCAGTGTCAGCAGGCGCTACAGCTAATTAGCAGCTATAACCTTTACCGGACTAAACTTCTTCGTCCTGATCTGGTGGAGCGACGGTTCGGTTGGTCTCGGGGGACCTTAGCCAAGACCGTAGCCACTCTGTCGGGGATTGGTCTAGTTGAGTGGTCGGCACAGGGGACTGGGCTGGCGGTGAGGTTGCTTCCGGCTGCGTTGCTTCCTCAGCTGAGGGTTGAGGATGTGGAGCAGGAGATGCTGGAGCAGGTTCAGCGGGAGAAGCTTCTGTCAGGCGCGGGTCTACAGGCGCAGTCTCGCTAGGATTGAGGAAGTGGTTGAGCTGGGCCGTGCAGGTCAAGCATAGCTCGGATAGTAGTTCATGCTGACAGTAAGTGGAATAGGACATGCTACCGTTTTCGGTGTCGAGCCGATAGATCCGGCGCAGGTCTGATGTGACGCAACGGCAGCGGTCGCAGGTCAGGATTGTTGTGGTGTGAGTTGTTCGCATGGCTAGATAACTCCGTGTCGGATGAGGAAGTCGGTGATGAACAATATGAATCCTAGACCGATTACTACATCGAAGAATCGATTCCAGAATTTAGTGCGCTTGAGCTTGGCTTGGGTGAGGATACGCTCGGCTGCGTTGATCCAGGCGCGGTCTTCGGCGTCCTGTTGGATCTTCATTAGCATGTTGAAGGATGCCAAGTGTTCCTCGTCTGTGCGGTCGTGACCGTCACGGGCTAGGTTCATCCAGATTTCGGTTTCGGCTTCGTCTTCAAGGAAGGCTTCCGAGATTGGCGGGCCAGGCTCGATCCAGTGATAGTTGAAGTCGTTCGAGTTATGTTGAGCGTTGGGGAGCTCGCGGCGGACTATGCTACGAGCTTCAGTCGGAGTCATCGGAGGTCTCTAGTAAGTCATCTACAGTGGGCGTGGTTGAGTCGACACCAATGATTTTGTGCGTGATGCCTTCAGGTGTGGCGAACCAGATCTCGCCGGGCGGAACAGCCTCGGACGGGATCACGGGATAGTCTCTAATCTTAGGCTCGGGCATCAGTTCATATCCTTCGGGTCAACAGGCGGCAGGGCCTGTAGCTTGTGCATGAGCTGCTGCTCGCCTTCGTCGTTAGACTCTTGGATGTACCGTGACGCCATCTCGCACAGCACGCCTAGGATGGTTTTAGCGAAGTCTGTCTCGTCGCAAGCCGGGACGAGAGTAAGCTGCCGGTTGACGGTGTTGTACATGTCCTGCACAGACATTCGTCGAACATAGATAGTCATCAGTTATGCCACCATTTGTCGTCGTCCCAGCCGAGATCCGAGTCAGGCTCTGTCAGGTCAGCACGATCCTTTCTGTGACGTTCGATGAAGTTGTGCACACAGACCACGAATAAGATTGTAGCCAGCATACCAATAGTCAGGCAGAGTTCAACGAGGAACTTGGCGAACCAGAAGCGTGTATAGGAAAGGAGTTCGGTCATGGCTGGCGGGCTTTCAGCTTGGCAAGTTCGTCGGCGACATGCACGACCTTAGCCAGCTCGACTGTGAGAGTAGCTTTGAGCTTGTCGCGGATCGGGCCGGTGGACATAGTCTTTTTGACGTCGGCACTGAGTTCCTCGGTGAGTACGTGTAGGATCTTTTTGGCGACGAGCTCGTTGATTTTAGGTCGCAGGAGTTCCAGGACTTGGTCGTAGTCGATCAAGGAGTAGATTTTCTGGACGAGGTCAGCTGGGATCTTGATACGGTTGGCGTAGTCTGGCATGACGAGACTGCCGTCTGAGAACATCTTGAGGATCTGCTGCTGAGCGGAGGCGAGTAGTTTCTGCTCGAAGGTGGAGAGCGCTGGCGGCACAGCAGGGGCCATCATATAATCCACGTTGAAGCGTCGGCTGTGGTCGGCTTCGGATTTAGCTACATAGTCTTCCTTGAGGTATGGATTGTCCTCTGATTTCGGCCCCGGCTCCGACTCCTTCCACATATCCTTATCCTTGAGGATCTGGATGCAATCGCTGCAGGTGACATCGCTAGTCCGGTAAGTGCGCCAGGTACTGGGGGGTCCCTGAGTTGGACTCATGCTGTGGATGATATTCAAGCCACAGAGAGTTTTGTTGAGTGTGTTAGTCATCGGTGTGACGAGATGACAGTGATGGAGGTTGGCGGGATTGTTGGGCATGGCTAGGCTAGGACCTTCCGTGGAGATGATAGAGATGGATTAGACGGGCGAAGTTGTAGGTGACCATGAATGCAGTCTGCAGGATGAACGTGATCAGGAATGTATTGATCCAGTTGTCGGTCTGGACTGAGAACCGATCGTAGAAGTTCGTGCGCGCGTAGGCCAGACGGATCATGATGAGGACTACAACGAAGTTGATGAGCCAAGCGATAAATAGGTAGTCAGCAAGGGTCATGGCTTGGCCTTCGCTGCTGTTGGCGGTGGACAGAACCAGGTGCCGTCCTGATCGAGCAGGTGATCGTCAAGTAGGTAGCCACAGAATTTGCATGCACCTGTAAGGCGTGTAGCTGCCGGAATTGGCACAGAGCACGCGTTCTCCTTTAGCTTGGCGAGAGAGTCTTCGGCGGTTTGCAGGCGTAGCAGCACCCAATCAGTCAGCGTAGGAATATCATGCCAAGCTTTGCCCGTAGCACGCTCGGCTTTTTCGAAAGCTGCGTGCTCGATGCGCAGAGCCTCGCGCGTGTATGCAGGATTCGTCATGAACGGATCTTGGTTGTGGTAGTTCTTAGGCGCTGGCATTGGATTCCTCCTTCGCTACACGTCTGGCCACGAACCGTTTGAACACATCGTCATCAGCCAGCGCCATTACGCCGTCGCGCGTGATGTCATAGCTGAAGCTTCCCTTGCAGCGGTGGCCGAACTGCGCTGTTGAGCCGCAGCGGCAGTTACAGGCTCCGGTCGTGCCCCATTTAGTTCGGTGCGCTAGGCCTTTGCGGCAGAGCTGGGCCAGGGTGTGCGAGTGGTGCGATCCGTCACGACCGCCAAGCCAACCTGGAGTTATGAGCAGGGTAGGATGCTTGTCGTAGCAGACCATGCCTAGTTCGCGGAGGATGTTGAGCTGGCGCGGGGAGAGTTTAGTCGTCGGTATCGGCATCGGCATTACTTGCTTGCCTTTCTTGGGCGGCCTACTGGGATGCAAAGCGTGGTTACGATCTCCAGCTTCGTCTCGCGTGCTTGCTTGTTGTAGAGGTATTGGCTGCGCACGAATGCTTTGGCGTACTTGAGCTTGGTGAATGCTTTGACGGCGTCCAGGGTGCGGTTGCCGTCGAGGTCTATGCAGGAGAGAGCGGGCGAGAAGTTAGCAGGCGTAACTTCAGCGTGCTTGGGGATTACGAAGTAGAGTTTCATCGTGAGGGCTCCGATCCACTGCGGCCTTCATAGACGTGCCAGACGAATGGACCGTCGAAGACTGTGCCGAGATAGAAGTGCGTGGGAAGAATTACGTGGCCGGTGCCATAGACGTGCAGGTTCAGCTCCTCCGCTTGGTAAACGGCATCGTTATCTACCTCGAACCATAAGGCGATGATGCCACTGCCTTGCATAGCTGCGGCACGGAAGACACGTTGAGGTGGGACTAGAATGACTGCGTATGCAGAGCCTGAGTTAAGGTCGATTTGATACTTCCAGATGCGTTTCATTAGTCCGCTGTCCCTACCTTTCCTTTAAGTGTGTCGATTATGAATACGATGAAAGTGGTCATGCCCGTCGTACCACCTCTAGTCTCTTAGCGTTCAGAATGCTGTCGTAGTCTTCTACTTCAGCTCGTCGCGTGCTCACCCAGGCTCCGTTGACGACGCGGAACAACCATCGTTCCCTGTTCCAGAATGCACACAATAGGATGCGATCAGGTTTGGTCTGTGGATCGATGAAGACGATTGGCGAGTGGAGGTAGTCGGGGACGATTGGGTAGTCGGCAAGAGACCGGTTCCAACCATTCGGCCCCGTAGCTGTTTGCAATGCGTTCTCCCAGGTGCTGCCCTCGGCACGGACTCCATCCAAGTCTATTTCGCACCAGCGCTCTGAGACTTTACCGACAGGATAGTAATGTAGCTTCTCCGAGAGGCTTATGTAGCCATTAGTGAGCGTTCTGGCGATTGCAAATGCTTCTTCGATTGTCATTTCGATCCTTTCTGGCGCGTGCGCGCGCGTGGTGTGAAGTACAGCGATGCGAATGCAGCTATAGGAGTCAGGAACACTGCTAGGCACAGCACGCCAGTGATGTAATGCCGGTCGATCAGGGAAAACACGCCCCAGATCGCGCAGAAGATCCAGATCATGATGAGTGGGCCGCCTAGCTGCATAACTAGTCTCCTTGCCTTTGATCAAGCTCTAAGTCGATAATGCGGCGTTCCAGTTTCTGTATCCAGTGCGTAGCGAACAAGCTGTCGATGAACAGGTAGGCGACCGCGAGGGTGAGGAAGATGATCATAGCTATGGGCTACCTTCCTGGCCGAGTGTCGAAGTTGTAGTTACAAACCATGTAAACCTTCTTAGGCATATGCAGCGCGGGCGTCGGCTTGAGGTTCATGACTTCTTCCGGCGGCGTTATAAAAACATCTACGGTCGCTGGCGTTCTGCGATTAGGGTCAATGATCCAGTACAAGCGAGTGTAGAGCGGGAAGTCTTCGGCGTGTGGCAAGGTGGCTGTGCAGTCGGTGACGTGCAGACCTGCGTTGCTGAAGTCTTGTAGGAAGTGGTGGCCATGCGCTGTATGGTGCGGGCCTGCGATGAGAGCGACGGTGAACGCGATGGTATAGGCGGGCAGGGGCATGGCGGCTAGTACTCCACTTCTACGGGGATGGCTATGGCTAGAGCATTCCCGCCTGCAAATCGTTCAGCTTCTTCCTGGGACTGGTAACCGTATGCGCGACCGTCTGGTTCACGATAGATGTTGAGGTAGATGGTGTGCTTGGTTGAGGCCATGAACAAGTCTGTGCGGCTTTCTATTGGCTCGTCTACCGGACCGAGACGTGTGCCATCTTCACGGTAGTGCAATGCAAACGGCCCATCGTCGCCGTCAGATCCTTCGAGCACAGCACCGAGAGGGAACTTGTTAGTGGGGAGCAGCGCGGCATACAGATGCAGCTCTAGGACTTTGCGACCGTCGCGCGTGCAGACAGGCGCTCCGGCTAAAGCTTCGGCTAGGTTGAATGGCTTCATACAATAATCGCTCTCTGCTTCTTCAGAAGCTGTGCAGCTACGTACTGAGCTTGGAACAGGGAAGCATGGCTGCCGTATTTGTCTCTGACGTAGACGGCTATCTGCTGAGTCACCGCGCGGCGAAAGCTAATCCGGTGGACTATCCGGTCTATGACAATGCCTCCATGCCAGATCTTGACGGTTGATGTGGTTGGCGATGTGGATCTGACTTTGGAGTGGAAGTAGTTGAACGAGTATGGATTGGGTGTCGGCATGGCTATAGCGTCTCGACTTTCTCAAGCATTGCGATGATGTCTCGCCGCAACCAATACCGTCGGCCTGCGTCATGATCCCAACGGTCGATGAGCTTGCGGTCGTCCTCGTTGTGCTGCTGGAGGAGTTGGATGACTGAGGCAAGGGAGATAAGGTCTTTTGGCTTAGCTCGGAGCTTGGCCCAGAGTTGCAGCGGCGTGCCTCCAAATAGTTTGTTCAGCCGGTCTTCGATGTCTGTGCGGCCCCACCAGGCTCCGAGTTGAACTCCGAGAATGGCCGCAGCGATGACTGCTAGGGTGAGGTCGCCGATTTGGTAGACATAGGGCATCAGACTAACCTTTGACCTTTCATGAGATGCTGCTCGACGGCCTCAACTGAGCCCCAGATGCCGTATGGGATCTCGTTGTAGAGGTACTTAACGATCTCCGGCAGCAAGTTGATATTGTCAGCGTCGGCCATGCTAATGGCCTGCCGCAGATCGTTGGTCAGAACCGCGTACAGGAATCCACCAGGCCGGACGCGGTTGTGCACGTAGCGTTCAATGCCGGGAATCAGGTGCGCGATTCTGGGGTCAACGAGTTTCATGGTAGGCTAATACCCCGTTCCGGTTGTGACGCTGAGGCTTCGGTTGTCGGCTCGACTACAGCATCAGCTTCAACAGCATCCTCGCCAGCAATCGCCAGTAAGCTTGGGCACTTCCACTCGTAGATATCTTTCATGTGGCCTTCTACGAAGCGCTCCTCGGTGGCTGCGATTTTGTGAGTCGGCACGAACTCCTCGCCGATTTTCACGCGCTCACAGACTGACTGCCGAGACGAGTAGGTCTCAACCTTGACGCCGGTTGTGCCGAATTCTTTGCTCAGACGGAATGAGTAGTCATCGACTACCTTTTCTGCATGGCCGAACGCGCGGGCATATTTAGCCAACTTCTTTTTGTCGGATACGTACAGGGTCAGTGTGCATCCGCTGTATGGCTTGTCGATCTCAGGGTTCTGTTCGAAGAAGTCGGCTAGATCGCGCAGGCCAGCGATGAACTCGCGGCGAGCTTTGGCTTCGGGATCTTCGACGGGAACTGGCTCCGGCTCGGCAGCAAGCTCCTCAACAAGCTCCTCAATCCCTAAGTATCGGAGCAGGATGGTTTCAGATTCCAGGTTATCGTCGGATGAGACTGCAGTCAGTCGCGCGTCGTCGATGGTCTGGTTGAACTCAGCTTCCTCGGCTGCTGCAAGGCTCTCCGCTTCGTGCTCGGCCTCATAAGCGCGGCATTCGTCTAGAACTGCCTTGACAGTTTCTGACGGTGTGACCTCGGCCACGTCAGTCCCGTTATCCAGCAAATCGTTCTCGTCTCGCGCGTCGTCGTTTGCCGTGTTGTATGTATCGCCGTTTTCCAACTCGTACTCTGCCATATCGCTTTCCTCTTCTCCCTTGTCTGTATGTTGAAGTTAGTGTCTCATGGTTGACTATGGTTGTCAATCACAATTCTTGCGCTCGTCCTAGCTTTATCTTCAATTGTTGGATCTTATACAGCTTGCTCGACAACCGTGTCATCTTGAAGTCATGTTTCTCGGCGGTCAGTGTGCCTGCTGCCAGTGCTCGGTCGAACTGCTTACGCGCTTCTTTCAGTTCGCAAGCTCGAACGTTGAGTGCATCCTCAAGGATTAGAATCTCAGCTCCATTGAGGGTTACAGTTAGATGATCTGCTGCGGTGGGGGTCATAGCTTGGCAGGCTCCTCAGCAACAGGCAGGCCACAGCACGCGGTCAGGCCGGTTGCTGGGTCGAACTCGTACACACCTTTGCATTCCGAGCATTCATAACTCCGGTCGTAGACGATCTTAGCGGTGATGCCCCGGAAGGAATGCACGTACGCTTTCAGTTCCTCGGCATCGGACTTCCAGATAGCGTTACGGACTTCACGCGCTTTTGGACCGTGGCCCAGGCCGAGGAATGAGTAGGCGAATGGCCGGACTTCGATGTCGATGTGCGCTCCGGTTATAACTTCGAGCGGGCGTGCGATTGGTGATGGTGGTGGCTCAGGTTCCGGCTGCGGGCCTGCCGCCTCGTGCTGCTGCGACAACCGCTCGTCGTTGATGTCTAAGTCGAACTTGTCATCCATTGGTGGCCTCCTCCGCCTTCTCAGGTTTCATGAAAATCTTGGCTAGGATCTCGTCAACGGTGTGCTTTACCGCGTACGTCCTGTTGTTGGTGTCTGTAATAGTCGTGACACCACCTATAATCTCGCTCGGTGTGATGTTGACAAGCTTGTCGGCGAATAGCAGAAAGTGTTGAGCTGGCCCAGATTTTATAGGCACGTCTCGGCTGTCTATCTCGAAACCGAACAGACGAATGTATTTGCGTGGACTCATGCGATCACTCCGTGATTTATCAACACAGACAGAATTTCTTTGGTGGTTTCGTATACGTTAGGGATCTGCGCTAGGATCTTGTCCAAGCTCTCCTCCACATGTATGCGGGTTCCATCCGTAAGATAGATATTTGACCCGTTCATAGTTTCAGCTATGCGAACGACTGCTGAAAGTGGAACTGCGTTGTATAACCGCGTCGGATTAGTTCTGACAATTAGAACTGGGCTGAACATAGCTAGACTTCCTTCCTTCCTCGGTGGTGGTGCTCCGGCTCGAATCGCACGACGTTCCAGTAGTGGTTCTTGCAGGATTTCGAGCAGAATTTCTGTGCGGCCTGACGTTTGACGAATTGCTGTTCGCATGTCGGGCAGGTGAACAGTACGTTGAACTGCGGCCAAAGCTTCGGGTCAGCCAGTAGCTTCAGGTTCCGGTCGTACCGTGCCATCATGGCCTCGCGGGTGCGTTCGTAGTAGTCTGCGTCCTCGTCTGCGCGGGAGACTTGTTCCAGGTCGTCTGTGTCTTCGCTGTAGCTCATCGGTGACCTCCTTCTATAAGTAAGGTGAGTAGCAGCAGGAATCCGCCCGCGAGGAAGACTATTGCCACAACTGTGTTGCGGACTCGCCGGAACCATCTAGTTGCGTGCTGCTGTTGCCGGTGCAGTTCCTGTTCATGCTCCAGGTAGTGCTTATGCCATTTCAACTTAGCCTCCGACATCAGGTGATAGTTGTAATGCCGGTTATGCTGCGTGCCGAGTAGCTGGTGGAAGATGCCGTGGTTGGTGCGATAGCTGTCGTTATTGCCGTTACTCACTGTCAGTACTTGAACTTTCCCGGCGGAACAGTACCCGCAGTAGCTCACGTATGGTTAGCCGTGTTGGATCCAGCTCGATTGCAGTGATGCTGTACTTGTCGCCGATGCACATCGTCCCCTTGACACCGTCTGAGTTGCGCCTGCGCTCGATCTCCTGCTTGTCGCCTTTGTAGATCAGGAGACGTACGCGGACTGTTTTCGGCTTGGGTTCATCGTGAAAGCTGTTCCATAGCTGTTCGAAATTCATGCCTGCCATTTATCCTCCGCCTCTCTGCACCGATACAGGTGCTTGGTCTAGTTCGTATTCTGTTGGTGTGATTGGTGACAGGATCTGATAGCCGTCCTCCCGCTGCTCCCGCTTCCAATCCTCGTAGGCTTCCTGCCATTCAGCAGCGCTGTCTTCGGTTGAAACCCATAGACTCCGGCAGACGCCGCCGGAACGTAGGTTGTAATAGGCTTCAGGGTCAGCTTTGGATAGCTTCATCCAGGCGTTGAAGTAGCTAGTGGCTATGATAACGACCATGCCTGTGGTGTAGTTTTCGAGTACGCCTTCGCCACGCCATACGTAGAGCTTGTATCTTGGTTCATTCATCGCGGGAACATCCCATCTACTACGAAGTCGAGCACGGCTGAGGAAAGTTGCTGGGCGAGTAAGCAGTCGAACAGAGTCGTGCGTTGACCTGCCCGTACATCGCTGACGATATCAATGATGAGCTGGGCCTCGGCGCGGTCAAGCGTCGGCATCTGGCTACGGCTGCCTGCTTCGACAGCAGACGACGCAGCTGCCAGCGAATAGAACACTGTGTAGGCGCGCATGGCTAGCTCTAGGTTGTGGGTTAGATCCACATCGGCGGCTGCGTAGTCATGGATGGCCGCTGTGTAGTCCTTCTGGGCTTGAGTGGCGAATGGCATTGGCTGTTGTCCTTCCTCGTTGTGGTGGTGTTGTTGAGTGGATTCGTTGTCGTGTTCGGCTTAGGCGAAATTCACCATCGCACACAGCTCGTCAATCTCATCCTGCTTGACTGCCGGATAGTCACCATCATTCGTGGCTATCGTCTCAATCTCAGTCACCAGAATGTCGTTGTCGATGTCGAGCTGGTAGTTGCGGAGCGCGGCAAGGATGATATTCGCTTGACGCTGAGTAACGTTCAGCGGGCCTTTGATGTCTTGTGCGCGTTCTGGCTGTTGATACTCCTGCTTATCGTGCAAGTCGATCAGGCGGTATTCGATAGCTTGGCGAATAGCCTCAAAGACATCCTCGTTCGTGCCAAGCTGCGTCCGGCTTCCTAGAGATGCTCTGAGCTTGGCATTCGTCAGCAGGTCACGTATGTCAAAACAGGTTTGCGCATTCTCATCCGAGTCTTCAGTCACGTCGAAGAGGTAGCTGCGTTTTCCATTCTCCATGATGTTGTGTTTGTATACGTGATAGATTTTGATTCCCTGATGTTCGAGTGCTAGCGCTGCGGGTGTGTACTGTTCAGTCAATGGCATTGTGTAGTCCTTCCCTTCCTCTTGTTGAGTGGTTCGTTGGCGTTGAGCTGCTGGGCTGACTGACTAATAGCGTGGTATCCGTATCGGCTTGACTGAGAGCTGGGGCACGGCTATGACTCTAGACTGGCGGATGTGCACTGGCTGCGCGAGTAGTCTAGCCGGGACTACAGGCACAGCTACAGGCTTGATATGGATCTTGGTTGGCGGTTGACCATGCCCTATGCAGCACAGCAGTGTGTAGATCGCAGCGAACAGCATGATGCCTACTGCGCGTTTGGCTTCACGACGGAATCTCATTGGTACTTGCATCACTCACCTGCTTTCTGTTGCGCATCGGCAACGTCCCACGCGAACCATAATTGGTCGCATTCGTTGCAACGTACGGACTCATAGCCGTATACGGTGTTGACTGTGGACGTGTCCGCGTCCAGAACGAACTCCCACTCGTTCTGAGTCATGCGGACGCCTGTTACGGATTGGGAGATTGTGGCGTCTTCGATGTAAAGTAAAGTGCCAAGCTTGCAGGACGGGCAGGTAAGTGATGCGGCTGTGGAGTCGCTGTGTTCGTCCGGCTCGGCTGCGGATGCTGGTGTTTTACGATAACCACACTCATTCTCAAGCTGTGTGCCCGCTCCGTCTGTTTCAGCAAGGTAGTTCATGGCTGCGCGCGCCATAGCGTGACCAAAGTCCAATCCATCATCGTCGCAGTAGTGAGCTAGGTTCGAGAGCAGGTCTGCAAGGTTCTGCAAGCGTAAGTCTGTGGTTGCGCCTGATTGTGGATCTACATACGTCAGTCCCCATGCGCCGACTTCGCCCGTGCGTTCGCCATGCTCGAATGCGAAGTACTGTAAGGCGTCGCCGCCCGCAATCGCACGGGATTCGTTGTTGCCGTCCGGATCCGGTAGTTGTACTGTTGGATTGCTCATGTTGGTGGTGCTCCCTTCCTCGTTGAGTGGTTTAGTTGCTGTGGTGGTTGACTGATGGCCTACTAGTCCTGAACTGGAAACAACTCCGATGTTTTCCGTTCCTCGTCCATGTAGTAAGCGGTTGTCTTGAATTTGTCTGTTTGCCAGTCTGCTAGGTCGCCAACCGCGAGTAATGCGCAAAGCTTGTCGTAGGCTTCACGCGGTGGCAACGCGATTGTGATGGTGACGTTCGTAAAGGTCGTCTCGATGGCTGGCTCTGGCTCTGGCGCTGGCGTTAGATCTACTACAGTGTCATAAGCCTTCCCCGCATCCTCCGCAACCTGCATCAGCCTTCGTGCCTCATGCGCAAGGTTCTCGCAGTACAAGTACACCGTCCGCGTGCTGTACACGCCCGCCCGCAGATACTCAAGAAAAGCATCCGTAGCCTTATGGTTGAACATAAGCTCAAAGGCTAACTGCGGGTACCTTTGCTGTATCTCCATACCCGCAGTGTTAGCTTCTATCAGCGTGCGGAAGTCACCAATGCAATATACGCATCCACCAGCTTCGACCGACTCGCGCAGGTACACGCTGTAGAATTCCGGGTTCAGGTCATCAACTTCGACTTCTGTACCGCGAGTTTCACGTGTAACAGGATCTGACACGTCGCGCACGCCATGCACTTCGATTGAGATGTAACGCGTGACTTCGTTCTCGAATAAGTCCCAATAGATGCCCGGCTCCGGCTTCGGCTCCGCTAACTTCACCGTAGGCGCTTTAGCCAGCAACTCGTCAATGCGCTGATGCGCCAACTCCAAAGCCTCATCGATCAATTCGTTGGCCGTATCCGTCAAATAGCTGTTGTCATTCGGCGCATCATCGCGCTGTGGATAGTTCGCTTCAATGCCCCACAAAGCCTGCTCGTAATGCTTCACCAGCTCCACGCCACTGCGGAACACGCGAACGTCTACGCCAGCGTAAAACCACTCGTCACGCTCCCATGACTCCATGACGTGATGCGCAGACGCTAGATGCTTGGCAAACTCTTCCTCTGAGACGCCCGCGCCTACATAGCCAGCGTTCTCAGGATCTAGGCTAGGCCAAAAGCCATCTTGGCGCTCTTCTGGCGAGTCCTGCGTGTCGTCTCTGTGGATTGTGGCTAGTAGCGTGAACCCAGACGGCAGCTCCACGCTGATTGAGTCACCCTCGGAAACGTAGCTTGAGAAGCTGGTGGTGAAGTAGATCGCTTTCGATGCGGCGCTGTTGCTTGCTTGAGTGGTCATTGTAGTGCTCCCTTCCTCAGTTAGTGGTGCGTTGAACTGCCGAACTGCTTGGCCTAAAGCTTGACTAGGTCGTCTGGATTGACGTACGTGCCAACCTGCATGAATTCATCCACGCCAGTGCCAGCTACGGCCGCGTCCAGCTCCGCCGCGATACGCTCAATCGCGTCCAGCTTGACTACGTGGCATCCTGCGTAGACCGTGCCGTCAGTCGTAACCTTATCCACGCCATAGTTGCCTAGCTTGAGCGTGTGGCCGTTGGTGCGCCATTCTTTGCCGGATGCTATTACATTGTGGACTAGAGTCAAGCCGCGCCGTGCATGGCTAACCGGGAACGATACGCCACGCGACGTTTCTACGAATCCGCCAGCAACGCGTAGCTCCGTATCGAAGTAATGCGACCACATCCACAAAGCGTTATCGACACCAGCAAGCCACGCTGTACGCGCATCCGCAAAGTGCACGCGTTGCTCTGCTAGTTGTTCTTTTTCTTTCCGGTCACGTTCTGCATACAAAGCGGCACGCTTTTCGGCTTGAGCTGCGAGTATTTGGGTGACTTCGAAGTCTGTCATCGGTTTAGTTGGCATGACAAAGTCTTCGCGGTCTTCGCCAAGCCACGCAGCGTACTCCGTCATGGTATCGACTAACGCACACGCTTCGAGTCGCAGTCTGTCACGTTTGGGATTGCGGCTTTTACTAGACTCAACTAACAGTCGGTTGAACTGTTCAGCCCATGCGCGGAGGATGCGTACAGGCGTGCTGAAATGCCACCCACCACGATCAACGCCCGGCACGAAGAATTTGCGTGCGCCGATTGGTATGGCGGAGCGTACACAAGACTGGTGGCTAGACGTGCTCACGGAGTATTTGCCAGTGCTCACAAGGTAAGCTTGCTCACCTTTATCGTTGAAGACGATGCTAGCGATCACAGTGCCGTAGCTGTAGTAGTCCACACCTTCAAAGCTCTGATTGGAGCTAGAGCGTCCCTTTGGCGCTAGCTGATGTGCCCATTGATGGGGCAGTTCGGCGGTTTTGAATACGGTTTTCATGGCGGTTGTCTTCCTCTCGGTGAGTGACTTGGACGTGCTGTGTGCTACTTCAACTACGCTACACTACGCGACACGGTTTGTATATACGTTGCCTGGTGACTACGGTTGCTAATAAAACTAAAGTACTGGACGGCTGTCGCTGACGCTGGATTGTAGATCTAATATTCACTCGGCATCCGTGAGCGTTAGTCTAGGAATGTCGAGCGATACTAGCGTTGGACTACGGAGCTAGGCGCGCACCACCGATGAGGTAATATGCGCCTAGCCGCGCCCTGCTAATAGCTTCCAATCCCTGCCAGTTCCACCGCAGCTTTGACCGCTGCCGTCTTGCGCTCGGAACCGTTGCCGAACCATGCCGAGAATAGGCGGTTTTGGTCGCTACGGCTACGTGCCTGATGGTCAACGTAGTACGTGACACCGTTGACCGCGCCCCAGAGCGTACCGCGCGCCGACGCTAGACCGCTCCCTGGACTCGTCATGGTTGCATCCTGTATATCCCGCGCCGTCTTCGTCAAGTCTGCCGTTTTGGGGTCGATCACGGCATCCATGCCGCCCATGAGCTTGGACATAAACTCCAACCATCCGTCGTGGTCGATGGTGACACGCGCAAGCTGATTCGCTAGGTCGTTGGTATCAGCCAATTGATGCCGTGCCATCTCCATCACACGCATAGCTTTAGACTTGGCCGCATCGTCGAACTTGCTGCGATGTGTCAACGAGAAAGTTTTGACCGCGTCGCCATTGCGCAGCGCGGCCATCAAGGTATTCCGGCACACTACCCTCTCTTGTGTTGGCACGCCTGTAGTTTTCAAGCTGCCGTCATGCGACGTAGCCAGCAGCATAAACGATTCCAACTCGTCGCCTGTTGCATCGCCCCGCGCGTCTGTGATGCTAAACGCTGCACCGGTGTTGAGCTTGGCTAGAGCCCATACGACTGCACCGTCACGAAGTGCGCCCACAGTTTCCATCGTGGCGTGGCCTGCTTCGCAAAACTCCTTGAAGAAGTTGACAACTTCAAGGTTTTGCACCAGTTGGTAGCTATCGCTCGCTATCTGGAACACGTGGTCGTTGTCGCCACGCACTACAGCGCGAAAACCATTGAGCTGGTCGGTGAGCATACCGCGCGTCGTGTCTACGGCTAGAATGCGAACGCCGGAGTCGAGTACGCGTTCAGTCACGCCACGCATGGCAAGGCGACGGCACTGTACAGGCCAATTCAAGCCGGCAGCTACTAGCATCTCTTCGCCTGTTGCGCCAAGCTCCACTGGCTTGCCGAGTCCATGCCACGGTGCGCCGTTGACTGCTACGTATGCGAGTTGGTTGTTCTCAATTTGTGCGCTCATGTGATCCACCTTATCTGAGGATTGGCCCGCGAACGATGTCGCTCGCTTGCATTGCCTCTGTTGGTTGGTAGCTTGTAAGTTGGTGGCTAGATTGCCACTTGCTCAACCGCAAGCCTGTTACGCGATTGTACGTCAATGGCTAATAGGTTGCCGTCAACTGCTGCAACAACTGCACGCATACCGACAATGGCATAGGCTCCGAGATTAGGCTATTGCCTTTGTTGTCCACGCCTGAGTACACGAAGTAAAACATGTTGGCGTCCAGTCTACGGTCGCCCGCGAGCACGAACAGCACACGGAACCCTGCTACTAGCCGGACGTTGTTGCAGTCCTCAGCAACGGCAGCTTCTGCCATCTCAATCAACGTTTCGGCGAGCGACTCGGCAGTACGGTAGACGATTGGCGTAACGGTAGGCGTGCCCGGAGCTTGCAGCAACGCAGCTTCGCCGCGTGCTGCGGGCAATGCTGTAAGACTGCGGTGATCCATCATGGAATTGAAAGCGGCTTGGCTAGTCTGCATTGTCTTCCTCTTTCGTGACGTGAGTGACTTCGTGGTGGTGGTGGTCAACGTGCAGTTTCGTGCAAGATCGTGCGATTGCGTGCTAGCTGCTGGGCGCGACGGACGTCTGTAGCTGGCTATCCGGGCACGGAACCCAGTTCACTGCCGTAGTAAGCAATGGATGTACGACTGTCATCGGCCTACCTGCTCCGACTGCTTCGCGTATTGCTTGTGCCATTGCTGTGCGTTGCTTGTTGAGTGTCATGTGGACTACCTCATGCTGGTGCTGGTGTGGACGCTGCGCTGTCCGATGTTGCAGGTACAGTTCACCACTGTGCGCAACCATTGTCAACACAATTCGCAAGCATAGTTAGTGTTGGTAACGTTACCTTCTAGTCATGTGCTCGGTCGTGCCGCCGCCGCCCGTGGCGTGCGCCTAGGCCGTCGTCGCAGTCATTGCTACTACCTCGGCTACTCCCCCGCCGCGCTCGACCCCACGCCTACTCTCCCCCTTCCCCCTAGCTTTCACTTCGTGCGCGCGTCGTCATCCAAGCGCAAGCTCCACCCGCGCGCGTGCGCCTAGTCAAGGGGGTGGGGGTGGGTAGGGAGACGCCTGCGAGAACGTTGGACTCTCACATGGACTTTTTATCAAAATTCCAATTTTCAAATTTACTATTTATTCACGGATTCATGTAGGAGGATCCCTTCCCTTCCTTCGCCTTCTATTCGCTCCAGCCGGCATGCATGTGTTCTATATATTCATATGAATAGGACTAACTACCACACAACACAACAGTTACGACCACTTTTGTGGTCTCTGTAGACAACTTTCAAGCAAGCCTGTACAACATCTATAGAGGCCGTGCGCTTGCCTTCGAGGAGCCTGAATGTCTGCTGACAAGCTGATCGTGACCGACTCCAAAGGTCAACCGTTAGGCGAGCTCAACGCGGCCGTGTCAGGGCCAAAACGTCGACGTTATTACTTTCCAGGAGGGTTCTCATATATGGGCTTGACTGACTTATCGAAGCTAGCGCACACCAAGCTACCAGCAGATGCTTACAGGCTGGCGCTACTTCTGGTCGAAGCGGTTGGCTACGCTGGAGTCTGCGCTCGGCCGCACACTTACTTTGCCGCAGAGCTCGGTGTCGACAAGTCCAGAGTCAGCAAGCTACTGCGCATGCTAGAGAAGCTTGAGCTACTGCGCCGACTGGGCGGCTCTAGCCTGCTCATATCGCCTCTGTTCTGCCACCGAGGCACACCTGAAGAACAGCTGGCAGCTTTAGACCACTGGAGACAGGTAACCGAACCCTACGTCACTCACCCGAGTCAGCTCAACCCTCGGGATAGACCTCTGGATCGCCCACGGTCCGATAGAACAACGAAGAAGTCGGCTCCGCGGCTGCGGCATTTTCGTACGCCACCAGAACTCTAGTCCTCGTCAACAGGCTCTTCCGGCCAAGCCAACTGCGCGCCAACGGGCTTCGACCACCACAGCACCGATGGCTCCGACGAACCTATCTGAAAAGGCCTAGTCCATGCAGCTTCCCGCACTAGGTCCCGGCCCACAGCAGGAGCTTGACCCCACTTGTACTCGACAATGCTGTCGTTGTGACCGCGCACCAGCACCACCACCTCCAACGGCTTAGTTCCAGCCGCCTCGTCCGCAGCCAACACCCGCCCGACCGCGTCCATGAACTCCACAACCGGCATATCCCTCAGGAAGTTCCTGAAGTACTCGACTACTGACTCACCTTTGCCATCCTTGTGCCCTCGCATCACAGCCCCTCGCCAGCGCCAGAATCGGCTCCCCACCGGTACTCCGCCACGACACCGTCCCGCCCGCGAACGCGCAACACAGCTTCAACCTCAACCTCAACCTCGTCCTGCGGCCGCCGCGCAAACCAGCCTGCCATTTGCTGCAGGAACCTGGCCAAACACTGATAGTCATTGACGTACAACGCCACAACCTTGTCCTCAGGTTCAGCTATGCACTCTACTAGCTCGTGTGCCTTACCGTCTCCCTTGTACTTGCGCATCACCCAACCTCTTCCTGGCCACGTACCTTTACTAACCGTCCCAACCGTTCGTACCGTTCCAGAAACTCGGCCTTAGGCATCACATACACCATGACAGCCCTGCCTCCCGGCCATCTAAAAGGCCTAAACCATACGCCCTTGTCCAGCACGTCTCTAACGCACAGATGCACTTCATTGCTCTCGACGACAACCTTTAGGCCGCAGTCGTGGTGGCAATCGATCGCCTTGAAATTGTGCTCCGTCAGCCAGTCCGCTCGTTCGCCGTATACGCCTGGTGCCACTCGTTGACCTTTCGGCATAACTACCAAACCTCCTCAGTCGTCCGCACGATCGTCTTCAGCCTGCCCGCCCACTTGAACTTGCGCAGGAACTCGGCCTGCAGCATTACGTACAACTCGCTACCTATAAGACAGCCATCGGTATAGCCGAACCTGCGAAACACCACCACTGGACTGAACACATCCCCTGGCGGCCCCGCATTCGACTTGGCATCTTTAATAAACCTGGCATGCGTCTGCAGCACCGTCACACGCATCGGCGTCAGCAAGATCAGCGGTCCTTTGTGCCGACTGCCGTCACGCTCGACATAGACACCTGTACGGACTGACTTCGGCTTGGCCATTACCTTAGAGCTCCTGCGCCCGGCCTGCTCAGAATCGCCAACTACTGGTACTGGCTTTCTTAGGAGTGTTCGTCGACGCGAGGCTCGAAGCCTCCAGACCGGGCAACTACTAAGTTACATGAATCCATGTTGTGAGTCAACTGAAATGCTGTTATAGTATGCCTAATACACCTGCCAAGCTTAGTCCCCCACGGACGCTCAAATCGGCAGGTTTTCTATTGCCCCGTCGCAGCCTAGCAGCTCCACTACTCAGCCCAGCTCTCGCCCGCCAGCAGACTCGCAAACTCCTCCGCCTCCTGGCCCTGGTCATTACTCTTGGCCCCGCGCCACGCAGCCACCACTCCCGGCGTAATATCCCACTGATCCATACCCTCGCGCCTCAACAGCTCGTTCTCGATGCCACCGCCGTGATGGATGACACTATAAGCCGTGTTGGCCTTGCTGACCATAATCGGCTTGACCATCCAGCCCGGCCTGGCCGCCACATACTCCTCGGCCTTCGCCAGCACCGGCGTCTGGCCCCGCATCCTGCACAGTTCGTCATACAGCCCGTACAACACAGCACCGCCACTCGGCCTAGCTCCCCGACTCGGTGTCTGCCTGCCTGCATCCTCTTTAGCCGCCGGACTCCGCAACTCCGGCATCGTCTGCCGCAACGCATACAGCCCGATCATGATCGCTATCACGCCATCGTCGTGGCTGCCCAGTCCCGAGTAACCAGCTCCATCCTTGCTGAACTTGTACATCTCCTTCAAGATATACTCCGAGCGAATGACAACACTATCCTCCAACAAGGCCTCGCCCATGCGCCCGACCATCAACGCTTTCGTCTTGCTCGTCGTCTGCCAGTGCAGGTAGTTGGCCATCTGCTTGCCTACGCGGTCCTCCGCCCGCGGCCGATACAGATTCGGATACTCCAACTGATTCTGCAGGTACACCGCCGTGATCATACCCTCCTTGGCGTACTCGACCGCCACTTCGCACTTGTTGTAGTACATGCCGATCGCATACAGAATCTTGGCGTATTCAGTCGGCGGTGCGAACCCCACCCAGTCCGCAACCTGCACATCAGGGTTCGCACCAACGCCAGCGCGCCAGACCACCGCCACCAGTGGATCGCCTCCGACCAGCCCTGCACCTGTGTCCGCTGACAGATAATAACTCGCCATCGGACTTGGGTCCTCCCACATATAGAACCGGTTCTCGGTTTCCCTCTTCTCCAGCGCCTGACCTGGCTTGACCACAGTCATCAACGGCTTCGGCACTGCATGCAGCCCGCCAAACATCATCTCGCCTATTTTGACCGGCCGGCGCATGTGCGACTGGCTCTGCTCGTCCAGCTTGTGTCGCGGGAACGCACACAGACCGCTCGACTGGAAAGCCTCCTGCGGCGTCATCGGATAAGACTCGTAATGCGCATACGGATAGCCAGTCCGCTTGATCGCCGACTTCAGCCTCCGCCTGCGCCAGTTAAAAAACTCATCGGTGATCTTGAACCCAGCCTCCTCGGCCATGACGCGTTCCCGAGCTGCAGCTTCCAATGGCGTCAGCAAAAAAGGCACTTGACTTGGCTTCAGCGGCAGCGAGAATTTCTTCGCCTTGTATACAGGTAGAAACACCGGCACCCAATCCGAGTCGCCTTCTTCAGCTTCCTGCCACATGTTGTAGAACAGGCCATCCGAACCCAAGGCTGTACTCTCGCTAATGCCCATCGTGTCGCTGGCGTTCATGCTCGGCTCCAAGTCAGCCGTGTAGACCTCCGTGCTCGCCCATCGACTGACCTCAGTCATGTGCAGGTTACGCACGGTTCGGCCAATAGCAATTCCCGACCCGCGCTGCGCATGCGTCGTTATGAACACAGAGCCCAGGCCAGGATTCGTTACCCGCTCACTCAGATCCTTCCTGTTGAACTCGATGTACTCGCCCTTCGAGTGATACTGACGCTCAGGCCGCATGAACCAGGGCAGGCCGTTATATGCAATGTTGACTTTGCGCTGCACGTGAGCTGAAACGTCCGGTGCCTGCGCCACAGAAACCGTATAAGCATTCGGTGCAAAGAACGAGCACCAGCACATTGTCCCAGTAGCGTATTCTGTGATCCCAGCCTGCCGAGGCTTCAGCACAATCACCTTCGACTGGCCGGTCTCCTCGCGTTCCTTGGCAATAGCATTCTCAACGATCCACTGCAGATCGAACATGGGATACAAACACGTAGCCAGACCTTGCTCAGTGACAATCGTATGGAAGTTCTGCAGGTAGTATGTTCTATCCTTGATGCAGTTATCGATCTCTTCTATAGCGAACTGCAGCTCCAGCGGCGTCAACAACGTCCATGCCAGAGCAGTATGGTCCTCAATGCCGCCTTTCGGCAGCTGGCGCTTCGCCTCGAAGTATTTCTGATCCAAGGCTTCCAGTGCCTCGTTTAGAAGCTTGGACTTGCGATTTACATACATGCCAGCAGTTTACACGGAGTCACGTAGGGAGGGTAGAGCGCGGACCCTAGTCAGGTGCTCCTTCAGGTTCAGCGCCGCCGTCGCCTTCAACATACTCACCTTCACCAGCCTCAGCCTCAGCCTCCTCAGCCAGTTCACGCTCCAGCTCAAAGTCCTTATCGGCCAGCTCCGCTCCCGGCGTCAACTGCTTGACAACCTCTACAGTGTCCAAGCCTCGCTGCTGGCGGATCTGGCGAATAATACTCTCAGCTGACAGCGCCCCTTGATGTTGTGGTGCAGCGAGCGCCTGACCTCCGCCAACGTTCCCAGCAATCTGCGTCCTGGCATCCACATTGGTATTGTTGCTCACCAACGGCGTCTTCGGAATGATCGTGCTCAGCACCTTCGTCAGCCGATCGACAGCGTTCAACCTGACCGCATGGTCCGGCAGCTCAGTCGCAGTCTTGACTTCTTTCCAGCTGGGCTCCTGCGTTTCCTTGTCATACACCAACTCCATCTCAGACTTGTACTCGGTCCGCGTCGCCTGCAGTGCAGCAATCAAAGCCTGGCCGCCATGCGGAAGTCCCTCGATATACATCTGCCGGGTCGCAATCTCAGCTTGCTCCGCCGAGTACTTCGCCGCCTGCGCTCGCATCTTCTCGATGCTAGAACGCACCGTAGCCAGCCTGACATTTTCGCGCGTCGCCAGCTCTTCCATGCTGACACCGGCACGCCAATCAAAGTACCGAGTTTGATCCTTAGCTGTTGGTGCAGCACCAGACGACTCGACGGCAGCGTGGCCCCCCGACCGCCGCTGCCGTCCTCTGCTACCCGCTCCTGCAGATGTGTGTGCCATAACCCTAGCCCCTATCCTACTCCGGCCGTTCCGTAAACCCAGGCACCTGACTCGTCGCCAAATAGCTCAGCTCCGAACCCTGCTGTGCATCCAAGTCATGACCTTCATCGACATCCGGCAGCACGCTGATAGGCACAGGACTCGACCGACCCTGCGCCGCGTCTTCCTTAGCCTGCTGCACCGCGCGATAAGCCTCGAACGGATTCTCAGTCTGCGCTGCGATCCCTTGTGCCCACGCTGGCTTAGTGCTATACATATCCTGCACCTGCCTCGGCCGTGCCGACCACTGCTCATCCTGCAGTGCGTCCTGTTCAGCTTCCTCGTCCATCGGCGTGTTGTTGCCCACCATGCCTGCCATGCCGGTCAGCCCCGAGTTACTGATGCCGTACTGATCGACCGTGCCCGCGCCTGCGCCCGGCGTTGCATATAGCAACTTGCTCAGAGTCTGGACCGACCCGTGCAGGGACTTCACGCCAGCTTGTATAGCCATGCCCGCATCGTGGATCCGGTCCGCATCCATCCGGTTCAAGGCCATAGCTACCTCAGTCTTCAGCAACGCAATCGCTGACGTGTTCCGCGCAATCACTTGGTTGATCAACGTCCGCGCCGCAATTCCTTCCTTGCGCTGCTGCCAGGTTGCCCACAGCACGCCAATGACGCCCGCCGCCAACAATGTCAGCAGCACGCCAAACAACAGCCCAGCCATCGCCAGACCTATCGCTGTAAAATTGCTCCCTGCACCTGCACCTGCTGCATTCATCCCGTCACCCCTCGGTAGCTTTTAGTCAACCACGCCTGCAGCCCAGTTATAGTAACCTCGGTCAGCTCGACGTAGTAGCACATCTTGCCTGTCGTCTCGTCCCGCACCGCATGCCGCTGGTGCCTATGCGTCGCTAACCATCGCTTCCGGTCTGCTGCTTCGTCTAAGTTGATCGTGCGATAGTTGCGTGTATCAGCGGCCAGCTCTGCTTGCGTCATTAGTCTTCGTTCCTCAATCTCTCGGCTTACTACTTACCTTACTCTGCGTCTTCCGTCTTGCACCAGTACCAACATTCTGCTTCCTTGTTCCAGGCTATATCTCTCACCCTATAACTCCTCTCAGTCAACCTTTTCGACATCGTCCTCGGCAGCGGTATCGCGTACCCTGCCTGCTCCGCCTGCAACAACAACCACGGCACGTTCGCTCCGTGATTCGCACCATGCCTGATTACACTGTCCCGCAACGTCTCCACTATAAACTGCGTCAGGCCACGACTGCCCAGCACGCCCTGCGTGGCCACGTCTCGCTGCAGACTCGTCCTCAGAACCCTGAGATCCTTCAGTACCAACTCCAACCTGCGCTCCAGCCTCTGCATCTCCTGTAGATGCTCGGCCTGATCGGCAGCGTCATGCAATATAACCTTAGGCTTGCGTGCGCCAACGACTCCGGCCATTACCAGCAGCCTCGTACGTTGTACTCAAAGACAAATCTCTCAACCTTTTCATATTCTTCCCAGCTGTACTGAGGCTTGTAAGCCAGTGCTGACAAAGCATCCGCGAACAACTTACCTTTCCAGTCGTAGCCGCGAAGCTTGCGCTCCCAATCATGCACTGCTGTGCCATACAACATCCTTGGCTTTACATCATCCGGCCAGCGAGTCATGTACTGCTTTATGAACATAGTGCCCAGATCCGACCACGGCACGAGAACGGTAGCCTGCAAACTCTGCGCACTATAGTCTTCATGAATCACTTCCATGATCGCTGTAGTTTTGCCGGATTGGCGATTCGCGTTGACCATTTCGCCAGCACGAATGCGCTGCTTGATGTTCTCTAGGCGTACACGAAACTCAGGTAGGTCTTTATAGCTCATCCGATCCGCCGTCCTTTGAAGTTTAGATCAGCGGCTAGTCGAGAGTATTCGGGATCGTCAACTCTAAAGTTCCACTTCTTCTCGAAGTACTCCCTATCAACATCCGCCTGGATCAGCATCATCTGCTTCTCGGTCTCAGGCGCTGTCTTCCATGACGCCGAGCCATAGTGCCAATACGGCAGGTCGAGCTGCACGCCGCGAATCCCCAGCGCGGCCATCCTCAACGCCAAGTCACAATCCGATCCATAGAACCAGAACCCTTCGTCCAGAAAATACCCGTACTCCGCCACCACAGCGTCATAGCACCACTTCCGCCATAGCACTACAGCCATCGGCGTGTTCTCGCTAATCGCCTGCACGCCATACGTCAGCTCTCCAGTTGGCATCTCGCCTGACATACTCGCAGTCACCACACCTCTCGGCCACGACCTTAGATGGCCTACGAAGTCCGTCGGCAGCACAACATCATTCGGCATCATCAGCACTTCGCTGAAACCTTCCTGACTGAACAGCCTCCATAGCGCGTTATTCGCCAACTTCACCGGCGACTGATTGACTAGCTGATTCGACACCACCAGTGCATCGTCGCCATCCGCCACGTCATAGCTGTTCAGCCAGTTCATCGTGGCGTCCGTGCTACCGTTGTTCGTGATCTCTAAATACACATGGTCGATCGCCTGGCAGTCCTGCGCATACACCGACTCGACCGCAGCCTTCAGCAGCTCCAGACTGTTATACGTCGTCAACTGCACTGCCAAAGTCCTGGTCTTGTCGTAGTCGTATGCCATCAGATCCCCGCCTCCAGCCCAAACACTCTCGCGTCTGGATACATTCCACGAATCACCTTCAATATCGCATCATGGTGCAGTGGTGACGCGATGACTATAGGCAACGACACAAAATACGGTGACTGCACATACACCCCACATGACAACTTTTTGCCATGCTTGCCTACATCGCCGTCGATCGCCTGTGCAATCCGCAAGCCACCATACTGCAGCGCTGCTACAACATGCTCAGCGTAGTTCCCACAGCCCCACACGGCTACCTCACTAACCTTGGCATCGAACAGCTCCTGCATCAACTTATGCTGCATCGTCTGCCACGCAGCCTTCGACGCTACTAGATGCTTCTTTACGTGCAGAGGCAACCGCGCATCACGCACCACACGCCGCTGCCGCTTGAACCCATATTTCTGCACGACCATCCAGAATGCCGGATAGCTCAACTTGCCCTTGCCATCACTCGGCAGCTTCAGCCTGCAAGGCCCGTTCTTCTCGATCACGAAGCCACAATTCACTGCCAACTGATACAACAGATTCTGACTAAAGTGATTGATATGCTCTATATTGAAGTCCAGCCATGGCAGCTTGTGCGTGTCATACCTGTTCGCATCCGGCACCTCGATATACAACAGCCCGCCAGGCTTCAACAGCTTCCTTGCGGCTTCCAGGGCACCCGCCACATCCGGTATATGCTCTAGCACATGATTCAGCACCACAACATCGTAGCCATGACTGAAATACACATCTCGCTCGGCAAGTTCTGTGATAGAGCCTTTGTACACTTCTAAATTTTGTTGACGGCAGGTCTCGACACATTTCAGACTGGGATCGATGCCATGTAGGTTCCTAAACCCCAGACTCCTGAGTTCCTTCAACAAGCCGCCTTGGGCGCATCCAACATCCAAAATAATCGTGTCATAGCTATTGCACATACGCTTGATCCGCTGCGCAGTCAGCTTCAGCCTGTGCTGGTCATGCGGCGCTACTCCCGAGCCAGTCGCTGCAGCGCCAGCATAAATCGAATCCCCGTCATAGTTCAGCGCCTTCTCTGGCAGACTGCTATAAACCATGCCGCAGTTCTCGCATTCCCGAACCATCTGGAACTCGTTGCCGTAAGTCAGCAGATGCTTATAGATCAGCTTGCCCCAAACCAGGTTGCAGATCGGACACGGACGTTCCTCAGTAGGGGAGGCCATTGTCAGTCCTCTCCACATGCTTGACTTCGAACTCGATGATCTCAGGCAGCGCCTCAAAATAGCCATAGCCATCATTTCGACACACTGGAGGCCCAATCACCGTCAGATTATCTGTCATTCGAATATGTTCCGTAAGTCGGTCCATAGCTTCCAGCCAAGTCAGTGTGATCTTCATTGCCCAACCTCTTCCGCAGCCTTCCACAGGCCAGCCCTCAACCAGTTCAGCCAACTCCTCCGCAGTACCTGCCAACTCAGATACGGCGGCAGCAACGACCTTCTATGCTCCCGGCTTGACTTGTTATCCCGCACCAACCTCGCAGCAGCCCGCGCCCAGTCGCCAGCATCGCTCACTGGCCGTCTATGCCCCCACATATCCTCAATCTGATACGCTACCGGCCTAATCCGCATCGTGATCGGCATGTACTCAGCAGCGCCGCCGTACTCGCAGTGCAGCACCGGCACGCCACACGCTAGACTCTCAAATATCGGGTAGCCAAAGCCCTCGCCGCGCCCAATGCCCAAGGTCACATCGCACGCACTATACAACTGCGCCATCACAGCATCCTCGAACACACCTGTGGTCAATATCAACCTGTCCGACATGCCGTACTGCTTGGCCAGATCCTCCAGATCCCAATGCTTATCAACAGAGTTCGTGTGCGCCCACAGCGCTACCTTCTCCACGCCCGAGCACAGCTGCATCTTCGCGCATGTCTCAAACGCCAACGGCCAATCTTTCCTGGGCGAGTTCGTCGCTACACAGCCCACTAGCGTCGTCGTGGGCAGAATCCCCGGCTCCTCGCGACCTGCGATCGTCGTCCTGAAAAAGCTCCGCATATACTGCTGGTCCATCGGCCAGAATCTCGTGGTGTCGATACCGTGTGGCAGAGCTCGGCACGGCGGGAATTCCGGCCCGCCATCCACCCATATGCTATCCCTGCCCAACGTCTTCTCGATCGCATCGGCAGCCCACTCCGAATACGCCAGGCACCGATCGAACCATGGCAGTATGCCCGCCAGTGCTGGGTGCAACCCGCCTTGACTATTGCTTGCGTCAATTGGCAGGTAGGCCCACTTCTGCATCTTGCCGGACTCGCTCATGCTCAGCAGCCAGTCCCGCAGCGGCGTACCTTCAGGCAGATACTTTGCCGGGTCAGCGAACCATCCAAGCCAGCTATGATTCCAGATCGTCAGCACGATGCCAGGCTCGTCGCCTGCGAAATCCTTCCATACACGCGGCAGATCGAACACGACATGCGGCCCGAGGCCCATCTCCGGCCGCGGCACTATCGTGTACTGCTGCCAGGGCAGATGACGAGTCGTAGTTCCGCCCATACCAAGCGTGCCAATACGGAACTCAGCTTGCAGCACACTATGAATCAGCGTAGCGAGGTCGCGCGTAATCCGGCCCAGGCCTGTAGCTGCGGTCGGCGCATCGGAAAGAATAAGTAAAGGAACTGGCTGAGCTTGAGACATTGGCTAGATCTCTTTCTGATAAACATGTAGCAAATACCCGGCAGTGAACCGCCAGGAGAACTTTTGATTGTAGTAGTACCGCACCGTCTCAGGGTCAGGATTGAATCCCAGCTCTGCAGTTACTTGTCCGAGGTAATCTTCGAAGGTGACGTTGTCTGTGGCCATCTGGCTTCCTTGAGCTTGTCGTATACACTGCCCGGAATGTAGTAGTCATCAGGCAGTCGATGGTCGATCTCGATCATGAAGCCGCCAAAGCTGAACCGATTGAAGTGGCTGGGAATCAGATCGCCCTCTCGCTGCTGGGGAACGCACCTAGCCAGAATCTTCCTAAAAGTAGCCTCGTTTACGTAGTACCGGCTCTCAGACACTTGATCAGGCTCAGAATACTTGCTGCGAAACTCTGCAATCTTCTCTAGCAGGTTGTCTATCGAGATTGGCATTTCCATATTCATAACCTAACCTAACCTCAACCTTTCGCAGCAACCCGCTCATAGAACTTGTGCATCCGCAGCCGCATTCTCGACAGCATCCGCGCTGACAGATTCGCCCTGCCATACAGCACATCACTGATCTGACTCGGCTTGATACCATACTTCTCAGCGGTTTCCGTCAACGTACTGGCGCTGATCTCATCCCTCAACTGTGCCAGCACCTCGCTCTCCGTCAGCAGCTTCGTGCTCAGGCGCATCTTCTCGTGGACGGTCATCTTCTGGGCGGTCGTAGCTGACTTCGTAGGGGTCATGGTTATCTAGAAGCCAGCTTACACGGATTCATGTAGCCTGGCAAGCCCTTTATCAGCTTGGCAGTAACATAACAGATGGAATGGGCAAGCTGGCGTTATACCGAAGCACAACCACTTGCAAACCTGCCGCCTCTAACTTATCGATAGCGGCCTTCTCATCGGCTTCGCTGATTGAGCTTCTGGGGATCGTTAGTACTATCGTTTGCTTCAACGGTGTTTCATTCATTGTGGTTCTCCTTTGTAATGGCACTTCCCGGCTCCGGCATATCACAAGCCAGACTCTTCTGCATCAGCTTCAGCGTCTCCGATAAAGTCTTGACTTGGCCTTCCAGCTCTTTGATCCGAGCTCGCAAGATCTGCGCTTCTGCTAATAGCTTTGGCTTCGACATCACTGCACCACCTCATTCTCAAACTCCACAACATGCGGAATCCCCAAGTCATCCAGAACCTTATCAGTAGCCTTGAAGAAAGCTTCAGCGACTAACTGCGGCTCGGCGATCGCCTCCAGCGCATGCCGATGGATCAGCAAGTTGATCGCCAGCAGCCGCTCGCGTTTGGTCGACCGAGCGTCGTGGATAATAACCGCTAGATCCGCATCATCATAATCAAACCTGCTCTTACTGACCGTTGCCATGCTACTGCACCATCCCTTTCACATCGCCTATCTGATCCATCGGGTCCATCTCAACCAGCTCGATCCCGTGCTCCATCGTCATCCGCACCATCGCCTCCAGCAACGCCGCGGCAGCCATATCCGGCCGCACGTGCTTCTCGATGATGAAGCCGAACAGCAGCATGTTCATCGCCAGCGACCGCGTGATCCCGTCATACAGATCCGCACGCTTGGCTATATGCTCCAGCCGCTCCCTCGTAAACGAATCATCTTTGACTTTGGTCAGTTCCATTTCAACAACCTCTTGATCTGCCACTTCAACTTTCTCCAGCGAGTCCGTGGCGGATCAGGCATTGGCATCCAAGCCATAACCATGCCACCGCGCCAGTCCTCATGAGGATAGAACACCACGTAAGGTTGACCTTGGCTCGAATGCTGCCTGACTTCAATCGGCCCAACCCAACCATCTGCGCTCAGGCCTATAACCCAGCCACGATACAATTCATACTGACCAGGCTGCTCCTCCGACACATAGTGCCAGCGATGCCGAACCGGGTTCACGCGCCTGACTCGCTCCGTCCACCTAGTCTTCATCGTCAGGGACCTCTAGATAATCTTCAGCGATCAACGGCATCTGGTTCGGCATGACCACTTGCAAGTTCACCGGCTGAAACGGATTCTTGAACGTCAGTTGCTGCAGTACAATGTCGCCGCCCGCCGCCACGATCCGCCGTTCCTCGTCGCATAGCCGCCACCTACTCATATACGTTCCGGTCTCAGTCTCCATGACCACAGTCGGCACAGTCACATATCTAGCCTGACTTTCGCCAAGCTGAATCTCGATCGGCTGGCTGCCGGGCATCACTGGCGATACTGGGACCATGACTGACCTTTCTACCTTACTCGTTGAATTGCTAACACATTCTCCGTGAGCGAATCCCACTTGAACACCCACCAGCGTCTGACCACTACTTCGCGCTCGAACTTCCACACTCTGTTGTCACCCCAGCCTCGCAGCAGCATATGCACATACTCGATCGTCTTCTCGTCCACAGCTACTGGAAACTGCAGCTCCTGGCCTACAGACAGTGCAGCGAGTAAATTCGACAGCAGTCTAGCTTCTTTGAGTTCAGCCGGGTCACTAAGATAGGTCAAGGTCAGCATCTGAATCTAGTTCCTCCAAGTTTCATGCAACTCACATTTGTAATGCCAGTTGTACTTGCATCTGCATCTGGGAGCTATATATTCATCCAGGCACTTCTCCAGTTCAGATCTCATATTGTTCTTGTAATCCTCTGCAGCTAGGCGTGACCTGCAAGCAATCTCTAGATTATGGATCGTGCCGCCCATGTAAAAATATTCATCATCATCAGATCGACGGCCGGTTACTGTGCCGCGTAAATCAACACTATCGTAAGGCTCACGCCAGCCTCCAAATACTTTCCACGACCATGTGCGAGGCTCACTTGGCAGCTTGAAATATCGCTTCCAGTACGTCGGCGTCGGATGCCGTAGCAACGTAAACAATGACTGCACGGCCATCGGTGGAGTAAGCCGATATAGAAGAAACCTGAACATAACTGAAATTTACACGGTTCCGTGTAACCGGTCAAGACAATTATGGTTCATGCTCTCTCGGATCGTTACTCCCTCACGCAACATAAAAACCTGCTTGCACGAGCCACATAGATAACCTGCATGGAAGAACGTGTCCGCTATCGTGCTGTCCGTCCTATATATCGTGTTGCACTTATCCTGCACCCACAGCCCAGCGATTCTGTGCGGACTCGTGTACAGAATCAGCTCAAAAGGAATAGCGCTGACTTCGTAGCCGGATCGCAGCGGATCCGCATAGTTATAGCTGCCGACTTCTAGCGCGCCGCTTATAGGACGTACCCTAACAGGAACCCAAACACTCCTGTCCAGCACCACAGGAAACTCCGTCGGGATTTGATGTATATCCATTATTGTCGAACTAACCCTTTCAACGCTTCATACCTACTGCCTGATAACTGGCCCGGCTTACCGAACAACAACCATACGACTCGCTGCAACATTGCGATCACTTCTCCTTCTGCTTAGGCTTGCCACTACCGCTCAGATTCATATCGATCCAATGCTGATTCGACCACTCCAGCGCGGTCTTCCACAGATCCAACGTGTATGTGATCGTTGGTGTCACTTCGCCCGCGCGCACACCTCCTGAGTTCGAGCACGTCGAGCCGAACATAGCCTCTAAACTCTCAGCAACGTTCTTGTCCGACGGCGTTTCCTTGAGCAACGGCATCTTGACTATGTAGCCCGCTGGGCACGCCACAGCCACTGTCAGCAGCGACTTAGCCTTGTCGGCGGTGACCATAATCGTAGCTGTTGGAATCTGCGGCGGCGGCGGCGGCGGCGCTCCACCAACGCCCATCGGTATGCAAGGATCAGACTTGCCGGTCAGGTAAACGCAAGTGCTATAGCCATGATCAATGAAACCACCTTGCTCCTGACCAGGCCCATACGTGACGCAAGGCTGATTGCCGCCATTCTTGAAATCTGGATTGAGACAGTTCGGCATGCCGTGATCCTGCCACTGCTGGCCGTTCCAGTCATGCAGCTTCGGCTCAGGAGCTGGAGCCACCTTGATCTTAGACTGAGACGACGGCGGCGTGATCACCACAACATAACTGCCCTTCGGCACCGTGATCGGCATGCCGCCATAGCTGCCGCCTTCGATGATGATAGGAGTCGACTTATCCTCAGCGCCTATGATCCGGCGGTCGGCAACTCCGCCGAAGAATGGTGTAGCAACATAGCCTGGCGCAGGCACTGCTACCGTACCGTCATTGGCAAACCAACACTCCGACGTCTTGCCCTTCGGCAGCACCTCGTTCGTCGCACAGTTTACGTAATAGATCACGTTCCCTGCGGCCTTGGCTTCAGCAAGCGTTATCTGATCTGAGCTTGCCTTGACCTGCATCAACATCCCAGCTACTAAACCTGCAACTATCAACATCATGTCAACTCTCCCTTAGCAATGCCTTCGGTGCTTTCAGCATATTCGTCAGCCTAGTCAGCTCGACTGCCATGTAGTCGATATCAGCTTGCCGAGCTGCGGACACAGACTTTGCGTTCATCAGCTCCTGCTTGAGCTTCTGCACCTCAGCGCGCAGCTCATCAGCTTCCCTCCAGGGGTTGCCATGATCGGTGAGATCGGCTACGGACTTCGCGCGACCTACGGCACCAGTCTGACCGGATCCAACCCCTGACAACATCTCAATCATCTTCTGATTCTCCATGTACTCTTCAACCGCATTACGAATCTGGCTGTAGACCACATTCATCTTGGAGTCAGTCAAAGGACGAACAGCCTGCGCACGAGCTTTCTGTGCAGCCGCCGCAACTTCAGCTTGAGCAGCAACATTCTCGGTCCACCATGACGGTCTAGGATTCAGATCGGCTAAAGCATCAGGCACATCAGGATGCTCAATAGTTCCCTCTAAATGCGTGCCTTCGCCCTTCTCAGCACTCTGGCCTAGCACACACGCTGGACAGTGATCGCCGAAGTCCGCTGGCCATGACCCGACTTCTGATGCATGCGCGAATACCGGCTCGCGCTCCGGCCTCGGCTTGACTTCAACCTTCTCCTCAATACCGTACCGATGCGCTTGTCGCAGATCGTGCAAAGCCATCTCAATCGCCTTGAGCTCAGCTTCAGTCCAATACTCAATCACGCCGCTAGACTTGGCCTTGGCGAAGTTCAGTACATCCTTCTCTATCAACCGTGCATGTTCAGCCGCAGCGGCATTATCGCTAAGCCGAGTCTTCTCCAACTCCAGAGCCTCAGCAGCCTCAGCAGCCTTACTTTTCTTTCCGTATCGCATACCAATCAACCTCTCCATGACGTCTGATATAAGTCCTCAACACCCACGCACTGACTGGAAAATGCTCCACATAAATCTGATAGCCTCGATAGCGCCAGGCGAACTTGATATCACCCACCAACGCCTTTGCCCAACGCAGCCAGCGCTTCATCTACTTATCCGCCCGCGGATGAACCTTGTCTCCAGCAAAATCCCAGACCACTTCAGGATGGCTGCCGTCGTCGCGCATCTGTACCCTGTAAGGCCCCTGTGGCGTGCAGTGACTGTTCATATATAGGAAAGTCTTGCCGATACTCGTAAACTCTCGATCCTGCCGGGGAAAACTAAGCCGTGCATGCCAAATCGCATCATTGGTGTTGTGCCAGACTCGACCGCACTCTCGACTGCCTTGGCCAATCCACACATACTCCTGGCGATACCCCGTAGCGGAGACTATGATCGTGCAGTTTGGTATTGGTTTCAGTACAAACGTCCAAACTGCTGCAGCAGCGCCGACTAAAATCGATCCAGCCACAACCCAGTTGCACAGTAAGCCCCAGAAGCTCCTGACTTCCTCCAGATCACCGTCTGACCCATTGGTCTCGCCAAACTCCCACTCATCATCCACCTTGCCACCATCTACCATCGGAACCTTAAAAAACATCATGGCTGACCTGCCTTTCCGGGCTCTGCCGCCCTACGTTCCTTGCGGTGTTGCACGGCATCCTTGATAAAATCTACCGCCGCGATAAGGATCCATATCAGAAGTCCTGTCCCAAGTACAGTCCCACCAAAAGCGATCTCCACCTCTCTAGCCCACGCTGGCGATAGCCCAACGCCAAACGCCAACACCGTGCCCACCGCCCACCAAGTCTGCTTCCTCTGCCACTCCTGAATCGTCAACACAATTTCCTTGATATCTTCCAGATGCTGCGTGTTGTCATGCCGGCTGCGATCAACATCTGCGCCCAACAACGACATCCTGCGGTGCAGATCGACCATATGCTGCACTTCTGGGTGGACTTCATCGGACTTAGAAGGCTTCAACATGCCACGACTTTACATCGATTCATGTAACATGTCAATAACCAACCCAGCTTCCGCACGCTGCATCCGACCCATATGAGGTTTCTAGCCATGCTCAGCTTTCTGATCTCGCTCCTGATCCTGTTCATCATCTTCGGCATCATCAGTTACATCGTCAGCTTGATTCCGATCCCGCCTCAGTTCGTCTGGATCGTACGCCTGATCGTAGCTGTGACTTTTCTCGTAGCCTTGATCGAGTTGCTGACAGGCGGCCTTGGTCACGGTACGATCCTGCTGCGCTGAACCTGCTTCCCTCACCCGGCTTTACATGATAACGTGTAGCTGAGGAACCACATGTCCAAGCACACAGGCATATATTGTCCAGCATGCGACCGTCAAGGCATCGATTCGCTGATCATCAACGAGCAAAAAGGCATGTTCTGCCAGGTCAACAAGCATCAGTGGGAGTACCAGACCCTGATGGCCCGCAAGCCACGCATGCAGCAGATGGTTATGGCCGAGAAGCAGCCCCCGAACACCATAGCGCAGCCGATGTGGATCTACCCCAGCGACCTCGCTACCCTCCAATCGAAATTCCCAGTGAACCTCCAAACAACCCTCTGTGCCCTCTTTCACGCGCTCGTCGATGACGATACCGTCCTCCTCGAAGGCCAGTATGCGCGTGAGCTCGCCGACCTGAGCAAAGAACTGAACATGACGATTACCAAGGGACGCGATATCGTGGGCCTAGCCAAAGCCTATATCGAAGTCAAAAAGTCCCTGGACGAAGCGCGCATGCAGCAAAAGGTCCTGGAACCAGTCCTGAAACTCATCGGCGCACTTGGTGGCGGACAGCAGGCCACCAACGGCCTTGGCGCTCTGAGTGCCTTACTTGGTACGGGCAGCCAGCAGCCTGCGATTGACCCCGACTCACTCGCTCTGCCACCGCAAACCCAGTTTCCCCAGATCATCGACCCTGACGATCCTGAGTACTACCACCAACAGCCGCAGGCTGCCTCCAACCAGCCACCGCCGCCTCGGCCGAAGCCGCTCCCTGCAGGCGCTGTATCGCCAATCGCACACATCGCCAAGCCTCAGGATCTGAGCCGCAGGTAGGACTACTCGGCAGCCAGCCAAAAACTTCCGGCTAAAAACCTTGCCGTGCACCGCACCGCCATGCGACTCTACCTCTGAAGCTTCAACAGGATCTGCGACAGCATGCCAAAGTTCAGCACGATACCGCCAGCCAAACTCGAAGCCGAAGTGATTGCCTGGACAGAGCTAGCAGTCCGCCAGGCCGAAGAAGAGACTTCGCAGTCGCCTGCCTTGAAGTTGTTTCCCAAGATCATCCAATATCTGTGCGGTAATCAGTGGCCCAACCGGCCTACAGCCTATGGCTCTGCGCGCCCCGTCACAAACCATATGTTCCGGCAGTACTGGGAACTCGTATCCCTGTTGACCGAAGGCAAGCCGGAACCTCAGATCAAGGTCTGGGACCGACACAACGACTTCTCTACAATCCAGGCCAAGCTGACGCAGTTCCTGCAATTCTGGGCCACCGATCCTGGCTATCCCGAAGCCCTCCAAGACATCGTGGGCATGGGACTCCTCGCCCGTGGCTTCGGCAAAGTCCAGTGGAACCCCAAGCTCAAGGGTGGCTACGGCGACACCGAGATCATCTCGATCAATCCGATGAAGCTTAGTATTCTCGGCGGCGATGGCAGCCTGGAAAAATCCGAGTGCGTCATCGAGAAGGACCTAGTCAGCATAGCCTCCCTGATCCGACGCTACGGCGACCTGGCACGCGACGTTGAACCTGAAGCGCCTGGGATCACAGCTCTGGCTCAGCCGATGCGACCCAGCTCGCTCTCCTCGGCTGAATGGTCCAAACTCTCGCCACAGATGCGTCGCGTCCTCGGCGTCAAGTCCGGCGGTGCCAACGGCTCCGAACAACTCTATCCGATGGCGATGATGCGCCAGTTCTGGATGCTTGACCCGAGCCTGAACGAGACTGGCGAGACCATTCAGATGGGTCCAGCCAAGGCCAACTGGGGCTACAAGGTCGCTCCCGGCCAACCACTCTACCCTCGCGGCCGACTCGTCGTGACCGCAGGCAAAAAGGTCCTGGACGACACCTGCAACCCATATTTCTACAACCAGCATCATCCCTACGTGGACTTCAAGCCTCTCAAGGGACCGTGGGCCGCTGAAGGCATGTCGGTTATGGGCAACCAGATCGGTCCGCAGGATGTCCTGAACCGGATCATGTCTGGCCTCCTCGAAACCATCAAGGCTGGCCTGACGCCAACGATCATCGCGCCGCGCAACTCCGTCTCCCGCGGCGATCTGGACAATATCTCGACCACGATCTCTGGAGGCAAGCTCGAATTCAACCAGAATTCTGGCTCGGCACCTACGTTCCGACCGCAACCTGAGATTCCGAGCCTGGCCATGCCCTTCGCCCAGATGATTCAGGACGAAATGGACAAGTCTACCGGCAGCTCTGCGATCAACGATGCTGCTGCCAAGGACCAAATTCCGTCGCATGATTCGCTGGAACTCATCAACAACTCGCGCTCGGCCCTGGTCCGGGTCATGGGCCGAGCCTTAGAGCGTTTCATGACCAAAGCCGGCCAGCTCGTCATGTCGAACATGCTGCAGTTCTACACTGTGGGCCACCGCGTTGCCATCCTTGGCGAGGACGGCATCATGCCGAGCGATTTCCAGCCTCTATACGGCTCCATGCTGAACACGCACTCCGGCACTCGGCCTGAAGAAGTAGTACGAAAATTCCAATTCTCGATCCGGCCCGGCTCTGCGTTGACCTTTGACAAGGAAACCAGGGTCCAGATGGCAGCTGTGCTTCGCCGCACTGGCGACCTCAGCCGTAAGAACCTGTTCCGCGTGCTTGATGCGAACGTGGACATGGACCAGAACGAGCGAGAGCTCAAGGAAGAGGCGCTGGACAAGCTGAAGCTGGCTATGGTGGCGAATGCCGCTGCGGCGCAGGCGAAACAAGGACCACAAGGACCGCACTAACGGAGGCGTACCATGCCATTCAAGTCAAAAGCCCAGCAACGTTTCATGTTCGCCGCCGCCGCTCGCGGTGACCTGCCCAAGTCCATGCCCAAAGAATGGGCTGCCGCCACGCCCAACATCAAAAAGCTGCCCAATCGTGTAACTTCAACACGCAACAGCTCAACTTCAGCCACCACCGCGCCGCGCGTGACCGCACCCGCCAAAAAGCTGCCCACCCGCGGCACCAAACCGCGCAAAGCTGGCGGTCCAAGCATTCCCAAGCAGCGCACAGCCGGAGTCCGCTCAGTAAATCGCAAATAACATATCTTGCATGCACGCGCTCGCTCGTGTGCTACTCTACCTGTGTTGTGGGAAGCCAATGTTTATTCTGCGATGGGCCTATTGAGTGTAGGCCCTCTTTTTTGTGTCTTGAAGCAGACTTCCTCTACTAAATTACACGCCTTCATGTAGCTCCCTCAGAAAAACCCTAAAAACCATTGCCTCAACCCTCCCCTGCCTGTTGCTATAGCCATGACAGCAGTGGTTTTGGCCATCGCTAGTTCGTACCCTCTAGGAGAAAAACCCGATGCGCAAGGAACATGAAGCTAAAGAAGAGAAGCGTGAGGAGCACAAGCGCGAAGAGAAGAAGCACAAGGTAAAGCGTGAAGAGAAGCGTCACGAGCGTAAGACCTCGGAGCGCAAGAAGCGCTAAGCCTTAGGCATCCGAACTTCGGATCTGGCCTCAACCGTCAAACAATCGGGTTCTTGATCGATAACTCGACCAGGGACCCAAAACCAAACTAAGGAGACTACCCGATGGCACGCCACTCTCACCACTCCATCAATGCCGGCCACGAGATCCCAGACGATCCCGAGCTGAAGCCAAGCTATGGCGAGGAAGTTCCCGAGCCGTCCATGGTCAAGGGCACGTTTGTGAACTTCGGCGAACTGGCTGGATCGACGACCACGGCGACACCGCTCGTTCCGAAGCGCGACATCTGCTTCCAGGATTCGATCGATGACAACCGGAAGAATCAGCCAAAGAGCCACTAAGTTTGCAGGTAGGGGCTGACAGCAAGACTTCAGCCTCAGCCTTAGCAAACTTCAACTGCAACCTGACTTACTTGAAAGGCTACTGACCAATGGCTCAACCGACGGCAACACCACAGAACGGCGCACCGCCAAGTATCTACTCCCAACAGGGTCAGATGATGGCGCAGCAGTCGAGTGGACCGGGCACTTCGCCGGCGGATCAAGCTGCAACGGCCGGAGCCGGCGGTAACGACAAGGACACGCAGAACTACGTCGATACCATAACCAAGCTGATTGCCCTGTTGGGTTCAATCGGCAGCATGAAGCCTAAAGGTCAGGACATTACGAAATACACCCAAGCCGCAGCGGACGCTCTCAAGGAAGGCTTCAAGCAGGTTATGGGCGTAGATTTTGACAGTTCCATGGTTCCAGGCACGACACCAACCGCGGATCAAACCGTAGGCGCTCCACCGGATCTGGGAACAGGCTTGGGCGGCGCAGGCGGCGGAACAGCAGCAGCATAGGTACTCAAACGAGGCAGTCTAACGCACCACTAACCCGCACCGGCACTAAGGGAGAAACACAATGGCTATACCAGCAGCACTACAAGATCTGATGAACCGGTTCACGACACCTGAGGATAAAGCAGTGTTCGAGCAACTCGTAGAGCGCAACCCGGATGCACGGCAGCAAGCTGAAGCTCAGGCCACGCTATACGATGCGTTTGTGCGCGGCGACGAGTCCCAGCTGCCTAAGCTCGGTGAGCGAACCACAGGCACAGGCACAGGCACCGGCGGTGGTCTCTCTGCAGGCGAGATCCAGCTTCAGCTCGATCTCCTGATGAACAAGATCGATAAGCGCCTGTCCGACGAGTACATTCCCAAAATCGATGAGCGCATCAAGTCTGCTGACGCTCAGGCCATCATGGAGAAAGCGGCTGAGAAGTTCTTCAATAGCAAAGCTGCTGAATTCGAGGCTGGCCTATTGGGCAAAACCATCAAGGGCAGCGACGAGCTGATCCGCATTCACCGCAGCCACGATCGCGAGTTCGGCACAGAGCTCGACACAACCAAGTTCGAGGAGTTTCTAAACGCTCCCGAGAACGCAGGCAAGTTTCCTTCGATGACCAAGGCGCACGATGCTTTCGTCAGCGAAGACCGCATCACAAAGCGCGTCAAGGACGGTATCGAAGAAGGTGTTGCAGCTCGGGCTACGGCTAACGTTCCCGGCACACTCTCTACTCTCGATACGCCTTTGGCTCGCATGGTTCAGGCCAATGCCAAGGTAACCGGCATTACTGACCAACCAGGTTCAATGACCGGCGACCAAAAGGACGCCATGGTCGCAGATTTCAGAAAACTGATGAGAGCCTAAGTAGCAGCAACATCGCTAAGGCTTGAGTCGGCTGAAAGTAGTTAGCTCCACGCAGTCGTAGTAGCAGTAAGGCAGCAAAGTTGTAGCTTCAAAATTTAGAACCAGCCGCCTCAAGCCGCTGGCAAAACTCGGAGGACCGAATATGCCCTTTCAGGGAAACCAGCAGCTCTACGACAACCTCACCTCGATCACGTATCAACACATCCTGCCGACGATTCAGGACGTGTATTTCAAGGTGTCCACCATTTTCCCGTTCCTGTTTCGTCCAGGCAATTTCGAAGTGTTCAGCGGCACGAACATTCAGGTACCTCTGCAATACGCACCTCTCAAGGGTGGTCCCACTGTTGACGGTGGCACGTTTGACATCTCGGCAGCTGAGACCGACACCGCGATGGTCTTCCAGCCGAAGGAGTACTACACCTCGGTCACTCTCAGCCGTAAGCGGATCGCACTGAACCAAGGCGAGGCAGCAGCGCTCTCCTACGTTCAGGTCCAGATGACGAACCTGTATCAGTCTATGATGCAGTATCTCGCTCAGGACACCTTCCGTGACGGTCAGGGTGTTGTCTCGGGTGTGAACGCTCTCGACGGTCTCCTGGCTGCCAACGATGACGGTACGACCTATCCGCAATATGGCGGCCTGGCTCGTGCAGGTATCGGCACCGGTCCGAACGCTGGCATCAACGGCTATGCTCAGGTTGTGAACGCTCCTATCTCGGTTCAGCTCCTGCAGCAGTCCATCGGTAACGGCAGCTTCGGCAACATCCAGCCGAACTTGGTCTTCACCACGCAGAACATCTGGGACACGCTATGGATGCGTATGTTCCCGGCGCAGCGCATCATGGATGACGATCCAGGGACCACAAGCTTTGGCCCGACGTCCCTGAAGTTCTACGGCAACAAGCGCGTCATGGTCGACCAGTATATTAGCCCCGGCTATGTATTCGGCGTCCGCGACGAGTTCCTGAAGGCTTACGTGGTCGAGGACCCTCTCTTCCAGTTCGGCTTCACCGGCTTCAAGGAACTGCCTGATTCCGTTGACGGCGCTGGCCAAACCATGTTCCTCGGGGACATTGTCAACAGCCAGCCCAGGGTCAGCTTTGTTCTGAGCGCTGTACAGAACACCTAAGAGTAAGGGGTGAGCGAGGTCGGTTAGCAATAGCCTTCCTCGCTTGCCTCCGTATCGCAACCGGTCCGCCAGCGTCCGAAAGTCTGGCAGCAGTAACCAAACGGAGGCAACACTATGTACACTCCTTATGTTCGTTTGACCAGTGGTAACCCGCGCACGATCCTGGATGCCCAGCCGGGCAAGAACCCCTACGGAACGCTGTACGCGCCTCCGATCAATCAGGCTCTGCCAAGCACGCAGCCTGGTCTGGGATCGCCGGCTGTACTCAAGTACGTCTATTACAACCCAACGCTGCTTACCACACCACCGGTTGTAGCTCCGGCACCGGTCTATTGGAAGGACTCAACGTTCACGACTGTCACTCCGGTATTCGCTGAGGCTATGGGCGGAACGGTTGCGGCACCTCAGACAGCACCTATTGCCAACGTCTTCGTAGCTGGCTGGCTCCTGCCCAACTCGACCGACATTGCCGGTCTTGTTGCGAACCCAACCAATACCCCACTCGCTCCTCCCAGCTTGAATGGCAGCGGCGTTTGGATTCAGGTTGGTGGATTCCTGTCTGGTGCTCTTATCGGCACGGCAGCAGGTCTAGTAGGTAACATCATCACGATGCTTCCTGCAGGCACCCCGTTCACAGCTCAGTCCGCAGCTGCTATTCCCGCTGTCATCACTCCGATTCTGGGTCGTCAGCTAACGGTTGGCGTAGCAGTTACAGGCGGATTCACTGCTGACATCATTGTCGGTGACTTCGGCGATACCTTCTGGGGTAGCTAACTCCTAAAGCGGGGACCAAGGTTGAGAGCCCGAATCCCCGCTATAGCTTAGCTCTCGGAAAGGACTACTGCAATGGCTATCACATGGACTGAAGACGCAGATTCCAGACAAGTTCTTGGACCGTCTGGCATTGTTCAAGTAAATATCGCTAATTTTGCTTCCTCGGACTATGTCACTGGAGGCTATCCGATCTTGCCGATCGCCTTCGGCCTGGCACGTATCCGAGGCGCTTGGTCAGTTGGCTCCACAGCACCGGCACAAGGCTACAGATGGGAGTTTGATTCATCTACGACACCGCCCAGGCTCAAGGCCATGACGGGTATCAATGTCGAAGCCGCTGCTGGAACTAACCTTGCTCCTGGCACTGTCCGCATCATGGCATACGGCTACTAAACCAGCCTGCTGCCTTCACGAAACCTGGTTAGGTTCACCTCGGCTCCTGACCAGCAATCCCAATCAGTCATCCCCCGACTCCCTTCGGTGGTGCCATCAAGTTCACGCGAGATGCGGATGGCTGATTGGGTTTAGTATAAGACTGAGGAAGGCCGCGAGGAGGACAAATCATGCCGATCGCGCCACCAGTAGTCATTACCAACCAAGTTCTCCCCTCCAGCGCACAACCCTACGTCAATCAACAAAACGCAGGCCAGGTCGTCGGCCAGGCTATGTCCTGGAACCCTGACTTTGACCCAAACACAGCCTATGTCGAGCTGAACGGCATTGTGCGTAAGATCTACGATCGGCGTGCATGGTTCCCGCTGATGGTCCGTGGCCAGATAGCGACCCAGGGCTACATCATCGGCGGCTCAGCTATCCTCACCGCCGGCTCGCCCACAGTACAAGGCATTGGCACCTCTTGGTCGCCTATCGTCATCGGCCGTCAGTTCCGCGTAGGCTACAACACGCCGCCGATGACTATTATTGCGATGAACCAGTTCACACAAACTCTGACGCTGGAGCTACCGTGGGCTGGAGTCAGCTACCCAACCGGCATTGGCTACTTCATCGCCCAGTATTACTTCAATCTCGGGCCGAACATCAAATACGTACACACCGCCAAGAACCTGATCATGGCGTGGCGGCTGCAGCTTGGCTATAACCAGCAGTCACTCGACGCACTGGACCCGTGGCGGATCAATACGTTCAGCCCGCGTGCGCTAGCCCAGATGCCTCTAGGTGTCAACGGCGAGTACATGGTCGAGCTCTGGCCGACGCCCTCGATCGTCCAGGCGCTACCTTTCATAGCCGTCATTCAGCCACCCAACATCACCGGCGACAATAGTAACTTTCCTGCATACATCAGGTCTGACATCATCGCCAAGTACCTGATCGCAGCGGCTCTCGTCTACCGCGGACCGAAGCTCAACAAGTACTACGATTCGGCCGAGTCGAACCGTCTACGTGGCGAGGCCGAGTCCGAGCTGATCATGATGGCGATGGCTGATGAGAACCTCTACCGTCAGAATCTGATCTACGAGTGGGAAAAGATGTCCATGGCTCCTGACTTGTACGGTAACCCTGATGCTAACTACGCCATCAATCATGGCATGGCTGCGGCTGACTTCGGCGGCTACGGCCGGTAAGCTGCAGCGGCAGCGGCCGCTCCTACGATCTTCCTTGCTCGACAACACCAATCCATGTAACATGCAACCATGTCACACGCCTACACCGCAGCTACTATTCTCCGTCGCCGTGTGAATGCCAAACATGAACGCGAACTTTGGGAGCTGATGACGGTTCGGCAGAAGGAGACTTATCTGCAGGCCAGAGCGACTCCTTCGGAGCTACAAATGAAGAAGCTGCTGGATGGGCATCCGAAAACAGTCGGCAGGTATCGCTTCCAGGCTTCCGTCAGGGAGTTCTTCGCTGACTTTCTGTTCCCTGAAGAGAAGCTGATTGTGGAACTCGACGGCAGTGTGCACGGCACGGCCAAGGCCCGCCTGAACGACGCACGACGCACTAAGCAACTCAACCTGGCCGGCTACAAGGTGATTCGGTTCTGGAACGGCCAGCTACGTGACCCTGCTATCATCCTATGGCGTGTGCTGACCGAACTCGGCGAGGAGCCTGGGTTCACCTGCGTGCCTAAGATCGAAAAGAACCTGGCTGCGGCATCACTCACCTTGGATTCGCTTATGATCAATACACGACCACGCACGCGAAAGGGGAAAACAGTATGAGCGTAGTAGATAACGGGGACGGTACCTTACAAGTATCCGAGGAAGACATCACAACGATGTACGAGCTGGAGTACGCAGTGGGCATCGGCTACGAAGCTGCTCGCATGCTGCGCCTGATGGATCCTCACCACCTTGCCACGGATTTGACATTCCCAGCATGGGCCGACTTGACCCAAGGTGAAAAACAGACTTGGATGGGGCCATACTTCGGCGTTACGCCAGCCACAAACTTCGAGACTGTGCTGAAGTTTGTTGCGGATGGCGTTATGCACTACAAAAAGCACATGATGGCTGGTTGGAACGGTGCAGATCCAGGCCGAGTAGCCCCTGCCGAAGCTGCCGACTAATGACCATCGGCTTCAAACCGCAGAACTTCACCCGCCAGCCAATCTATGGCGAGCAAGTCGCGCGTAAGGTAGGCTACGTGCAACACGATGCGCGTGGGATATGGTTCTGCGATCCAACCGGCCGTAAACTCGGCCGCGTGCTTCGCTATAAACCGCACCAGGCACCGACGGCTAACACGACTTTAGCATCGCCAATGATGGCACCTTATGGATTGGGGTAGGTAGACAGCATGTCCCATGAACGATCAAGAGAAACCTGCAGCGAATGCAGCCATGAAACTACGCACTACTCCATGAAGTTCCGCGGCGCGCGTAAGATTGTGACCTGCCATGTCTGCAGCAATCCGCGCCACTCGCTGACCTCTGGCCACGGCGCAACGATGTACGACGATTTAGTGCTCGATCACGTCTCCGATGAGTTGGGGAACAAGGTTCGTGTGACCTCACGTCGCCAGCTGCACGAAGCCGAGAAACGCTACAACTTCAAGCATCATGCCGCGAACATGGACCAGAAGAACTGGGACAAGCCGCCGCAGCCGGTCTCGGGGAACATCCAGGACAACGTGAAATGGTTGTACCCGGAGATCGCCAAGCAACAGATCAAGGATATGAAGGAAGGCAGGTTGAAATGACCGAAAACACTAAGGAAGAGCTGGCTAAGTTGGGCGTGCTTGCTGAAGCCATGAGCAATACACCGCTGCAGGTACCGTTCAGCTACACGTCTACGCCCTCGATCGAGTCCCAGATCGAGAACTGGTTCACCCACCACGCGCCTAAAGGCGACCAGCCGCAACGCTATCAAGCGATCCGCGACAAAGCCAAGGAACTCGCGCTCGTGATTGCAGCGAACACCAGGCCCTCAGCAGACCAGACTGCAGCGCTGCGCAAGCTCCGGGAGTGTGTGATGACTTCGAACAGCTCCATCGCCCTCGAATAACAAATAAACCATGAAAACCCTTGCCACCGGCCTCCACTCTGCCCTAACCTCATCCCAAGGAGCTTTCCCGCGCCATGGCTGAGATGAAGAATCGCAAGCAAATTCGCTATCTGGGTGAGGCCGTAGATGCCGGGTACCCGCACGCGCATCGCTATGGCCATGACTTCGAGGATGAACTGGCTGATTCGCCGATCGAGAGCGTGCCGTATCCGACGAACGCTCATTCGGTGGACGAGTTCGTGAACCCCAGCAAGCTGCGCCCGATGTGGGGGCCGACTATGTCGATCACGACTTCGGGCAATCCCGTCCCCTATCAGGCTCACGATCAGGGCAACATGACTGAGCGCGTGCGCGAGCAAGTCCTCAACAACGTCGGTAGCGGTCACAACGGCATGACATTCCGGTCTGAGTTCAAAAAGGAGGACCGCTAATGCCAGCACGTGGGTTTGGGTTCAAGACAGTAACAGGGACAGCGCAGCCGGTGTTCGGTACCACCACGACCACGATTGCTGTGCCCACGCCTGACCAGTATACCGGCCGCATGGATCCTGCAAGCAATCGCAGCACGGTTCAGGTCACGGTAACCGACGTCAGCTACTTCCGCAAAGGCGATCGCGTGATGCTGGGCATCTCGGATTCGTTTCTGGTATTTCCGCCTGTAGGAACTCTGCCGCCCGACTCGGCGCAGGTGATCGCTATCGCAGGATCCGTCCTCACCCTACAAGGCTTGACCCGTCGGCACGAAATTGGTGAGTTCATCGTCCTCAGCATTCCCTGTGCTCGGATCAAGATTCAGGCAGGTTCGGGGAACACTGGCGAGCTCTACATCGGCGAGGATCCAACGGTATCGGTAACCTCGACTACGCTGATTGACCAGGTAGACCCTTCAGCCGGCCGGACCTTCGACATCGGCTCCTCGGCATCCGGGAACGTATTCGACACGCCTCACTTTTGGCTACTGGGTACCGCTCCTGATACCTACCTGCCTTCCATCATCCTCATCTAACCTTAGGAGCCCGCTGCAATGGCTATTGTCACTCAAACCATAGCGCAGCTGGCTCCGCAGGTTCTGCAGCGGCTGCAGGATCCTACGGGCATATTCTGGCTACAGCAGTACGAAGTAAACCCTGCGCTCGCCGAGGCCATCAACGACCTGATGTTGCTGCTCGGCCGGCCCGTCCAATACTTCAACCAGCTTATAACCCTCTCAGCCAACACCTGCTTCCAGGCGCTTCCGCCGAACGTGCTCTGCCTGACCAACATGCATGGGTCCAACTACACGCTGCACAAAACTACCATGCATTCCATGGACTACACGATGACGTCGTGGGGGCCAGACTGGACCGCAGATCGCGCCGACATACCTGCGCGCTGGGGACCGATCGGCTTGACTCAGTTCTTTGTGCATCCAGCTCCGAATACTCCAATCCAGGTGCTGGCCTCCGGCGTGCTGCATCCGGTAACCTCGCTATGGCCTTTCGACCCGACCACGCAAGCTCCGTTCCATGAGGAGCTGAATATAGCTCTAGAGCTCTACGCCACCGCCTACTGCCGCCTCAAAGAACTTGGCATGGACGCGCAGGAAGGCAACGTGCTCCGTGGACAGTACCTAGAGATCGCCAAGCGTGCCACCGGAATCGAAGACCGCCGCGACGACCGCCTGTTCAGCCAGCACCAAGGCGTGCCGACAACTATGTCCTTGACGACGCTGCGCTGACCTCTGCTACACTAACCCTGGATTGAGGGTGAGAGTACGAACCGCGAGGGGATACTTGGTGGGTACCGTCCATCAGGAGCCTGTATGGCTAGGCAGGCCTCTCACCTTCTCCAGGTTTTCTTGTTGACTGATTAGCGGATTAGCGTATCTTACAGATATGCCTACTACCTATCTTTCACTCGAACAATTCTTAACCATGGTCAAAGATAGCCAAGGCAAGCTGACGAACGCTCAGTATGCTGCGCATCTAGGCATCACGCCAAGCTATCTCAGCGATGTCTATAACGGTCATCGTACTCCAGGCCCAAAACTCGCACGCTCTTTCAAGGCATCTTCTGTGACCGGATTCCAAGTGGATCTCGAAGCCGCAGCAAACGCAATAAACGCACTCACAACCAACAAGGGAGAAGGTTCAGATGAAAAGTAACTACACGCGTATCGCTATTGTGCTTGACCGGTCCGGGTCCATGGCTACCTGCCGCGAGGCCACCGTCGCAGGCTTCAACGAGTTTATTCGCAAGCAGAAGGAGTTATCGGGTGACGTCAAAGTCTCCCTCATCCAGTTCGACGATGTGATTGACCAAGTCTGGACGAAGATGTTGCAAGATGTGACTGACTTGACCCAAGAAACGTTTGTGCCGCGCGGCTCGACAGCCTTACTCGACGCGCAAGGGACCACAATCGTCAAGCTTGGCGAGGAACTAGCGGCCCAGGCCCCCGCTGACCGCCCCGAGAATGTCATCGTGCTGACCCTCACCGACGGCCAAGAGAACGCCAGCAAGGAATACACCGCCGACATGATCGCAGTTATGGTCAAGACCCAGCGCGAAGCCTATAACTGGCAGTTTATCTTCCTCGGAGCCAACCAGGACGCGATCAAGACTGCAGCTCGGATGAACATCGGCCGAGACTCCTCGCTGACGTACTCGACTGACCGTAAGTCGCTCATGAACACGATGAGATCAGCTTCGAACTACGTCGGCGCAGTCCGCTCGCGCGGCATCGGTGGCCAATCCATCAACGTCTCGTTCTCTGTTGAAGACCGTCTCGCTGCGAACGCCAACATGCCTTTCGGCAAAGACGCTTACGTGACTCCGCCCAACATGCCGAAGCCCTAACCGTACCACCTGTTGTACCTGACCTACAGCAAGGCACTAGACTACACGACATTTACACGATACCCTGTAGTCGAGGTGCCTTGCTATGAGTTCTCTACTGTCTGCTTTTACTACGCCGCGTACTCCGCAACCTGAAGAGCTCAATATCACACCTCAGCTTGGCTACAAACGCTGCTTGTGCCTGGGCGTGCTCCCCGGCCGGGCCTGCCCGATGTGCTTCGGGACTAAATGGCTGAAGAAATGCCATGAATGCAACGGCGCTGGCGTGATCTTCAAGAATGCGCGCAACGGCCAGGAACCTAGACCTGAACGTTGCGGGTTCTGCATGGCCAAAGGTTGGCTGGGCGCGAAGCCTGCCGACAAACCTGCTATAGCCGAGCAGGAATCGGGGATTCGAGCTGTGAAGCATGTCGCTGAGGCCAAACTAGTGGCTCCGCAGATCATCCCTCCAGCTAAAACCAGAAGCCGCAGCCGTAAAGCCCAGAAAACCCGGCGTGGCCGGAAGCCTTCAGAGGCAAGCCAGGCAATTATGGCAGCTCGAACCGGCCAGATCCCTGCTCACTCGTCAGCTATTCTGATCGATCCGTCAGGCATACATCAACTTCCTGAAGCACAATCTCAACCTCAGCCAGTCCAACCTTCATCGTTCTCTATGGATTCCGGCGATGACACGTCAGCTGAGTAATAGCACGCTGAAGCTTCTGGCGACTCGTAGCTACCCACGCGACTCAACGCTCGCCATCCTCGAATACCTGGAGCAGCTGCTCCGGCTGGAACCGATGGACGACCTGCCACAGATCCCGCTCGTTGCTGCAGTCGAGGCCATCTCCACTAACCTCGGCCTGCCACAGATCAAGCCTACTTCCCTCCGCGCCATGATCGACCGTACTGCCGAGCATCACTGCCTGACCGTCCGGCATAACAACATTCAACTCCGCGGCGACGTCCTAGTCGAAGTCCTGAACCAACCCAAAACCACTGACTTCTACCTCAAGCAATGGATCAAGCGCAGGCGCGCCCGAGGCCTGACCGCAGAAACTCAACCAAAACTCTATCCTTCTGAAGCTCACTTGAGGGACACTACAGACTATGACTGCAACTGCGTGGAGGTGGTGACCAATGACCAAGATTGTTGTCAGGACTAGGCTGATGGCTTGGCTGCCCGCCTTGCTGGTGCTTGAACTATTCCTACTGATCGCCCTCGTAGTGGGCTCCGCGCACGCTCAGTCGACATGCGTGCCTGGTGGGGGAGTAACCTGCACCGTCAACTATCAGGAATGGATGCTGCCGCATGGCTATCTGAACTGGGATATACCAATCAACAATAACGCGCTGATCACGGATGCGGCGATAGCCAGGTCGATTCAGTCCGTGCCTACAGTCAGTCAGCAGGTCGCTCAGCCTTTGGGTACCAACATCAACCTGCAGTATCCGATGGTCTACGGCTCGCCCACGACGCTCAAGTTCGGTGTCAGCGCGAACGTGTCTGACACTGGCTTGACTCGAACCGCTGCTGGCGTGCTTACAGTAGATTCCAATATCGTCGGCAACGGCAACGGCATCATCAACCCAGGCGGCATACAGCTGCATGGCGCGGCACCGCTGAACCATCTGCTGCTTGGGAACGGCTCTACGTATGCTGACTCGGCTACGCTGCCGCCAGGGCTGGTCCCAACTCCGTTCTATCAGACTGTGCAGTTCGCTAACAGCTCCCGTCCACAAGAGAACCGGTTGAACTTTAATGGCAGCTTTGTGGTGAACGATAACCCTGGGAACCAGAGCACGGATATTGGGTTGAGTGCGACTGGGGTTGCGCCTGGGAGTTACACCGGTGCGAATATCACGGTGACTGCGGATGGCAGGATCACGGCCGCGCAGAGTAACTTTAGCGGGATCAAGAATGGGACTGCGATTGGGTGTAGTACGCCTGATGGAAGTTCTTATGCGACTTGCACTGTGACGGTAAACTGGGCAGGTGGGGCATTTGGGGATAGTAACTATGTTGTCGCATGCTCTGGAATTGGACCCAGTAATCCAGCAAATGCTCCTAATTCTGGCGCTGCTGTTGTAAACGGCATAGTCAGTAAGTCTCCTAGTGGAGTTGTAGTTCAAATAGCTACACAGAGAAGCACATTTGTCAGCTTCGCAGAAATCGACTGCATCGCCAACCACAACTAAAGGAGAAATAAATGCCATTGTCCCCTGAAATCGTAGCATCTGGAACTCTGACTTCTGTTGCGGATCTTCCTCCCACAGCTCTTTACACGGCTGTCTATGACTCATTGGTGAGAGTTAGCTTCTTTCAGGAGAAGAATAATCCCGTGATTCAATTTAATTACACGAGAGCTGGCCAGGCTTGCCACGTCCAGCCCAATTTGTACAGTGGATCTGATGGAGGAAGTGATTTTACTAACTTCTTCACGCTGCCGTTTCGTATCGATGCTGGAACTGCCTTGAACATTCAAACCACAAATTTCAATACTCCTGCTGAAACCAGCATTCGCTACTGCATCGAACTTCTCTCGCCTATCGTTAGCTAGTCACAACTAAAGGAGCTTTCCCTCATGGCATCCCCCTCAACCATCCTCCAAAGCTCCTTCATCAACTTCACCGGCGATCTGCAAGTCTCGACCCTGTTCATGCCGGTCACCGACTCCTTCGTCGCAGTGCAGTTCTACATGACCTCCACCGCCAAGCTGAACCGTCACGCACGGTTCTCCTGGCAGGACGAGAACGGTGGCAACTCAGTCCTGATCACGAACCTGTCCGTGGCCCCAAACGCACAATCAATCTCGCTGCCATTCCGAATCAAGGGCGGCACCGCGCTATCGCTATCTACTGAAGGGGCGCAGATTCTAGATCCAGCTGCGTCTATTTACTATGCAATTGACTTGTACTCGAACTAGCCGAGGTTCTTCATGCCCCAACCCTCTACCGTCGTCGCATCAGGCTCCTTCAACCAGTTCTCAGGGAATCTTGCGCCCACCGCTATCTACACACCCAAAATAGACACGCTCGTCATCATATCCTTCTACGAGACCCTGATCACAGCGTCCACCCTGAACAAGGTCCAGGTTGCCTGGAACGACGGTCTGCAGAACCGTGCCGCGGAACCTGACACCTTCAACACTGCCTGGGGGAACTTCGCCACGCTCCCAGTCTTCGTCGCAGCCGGCCAAACGCTTAGCCTGGCCACGCTCAACGCGCTCCCAACCGACCTCACCACGATCCACTACGCCGTCGAGCTCGTGCTGCCCATCTCGCTGCTTCCCACCTACTCCGTCGTCGCCAACCTCCTCGTCCCCAATCAGCAAGGCGACCAGATCATCAACGCTTACACAGTCCCCGCAGACGGCATCTACCGCGGCAACTTCACCACCGATTCCTCGAACGAACAAATAGGTCAGTTCACAGTCAACTGGCAGTCGGCCGACGGTACGCACAGCACGCTTATCAGCCCGCGCGTCCCGTTGACGTTTCCGATCCACGCGCTTGCCAACACGCAGATCCAAATAATCTGTAAGGGTAACACCGGTCCCGCGCCGATCTACAACGTATACTTCACGCTGGAACAACTGTCGTAACTCAGGAGCTCTCCTCGTGGCCGCTCGCATCAATGGAATCCGCACACCATGTGACCTCCTTATGGAGATCAGCTACCATCTCATCGAGCAAGTCGTGAACGCTACGATCACGACTTTTCGACAGGGTGGTTTTGGCGACGGCGGCTTCGGCACAGGCGGCTACGGCGGTCCGAACGGCTTCGTCATAGGCGTCAATGATCTGACCGCGTTCTACGTGGGCGCGCAAGTTGTAGTCGGCTGGAACTTACCTACCGCCGAAGTCGGCAATGTGATCTTCGTGAACTACACCACCAAGGAAGTCTCGATCGAGCCGCTACTGAATGCGCACAGCATCGGCGAAACAATCCTTGCGCCGACGTTCCCGACCCAGGCACCCACAGACCCGCTATGGACGCAGACCGAAATGCTAGGGTACGTGGCCCGTGCTCAAAACGAATTCCTGATCAAGTGCCCGATCATCTATCAGATCCTGACTGATCAACACGTCTTCAATATCGGCCAGCAGTTCCAGACTTATCCGCAGAACTTTATTGAGCTGGAACGAGTCGCGCTGCAGGTCGGTCGTGTCAGCTATCCAATCGCTACTATAACGCGCACGCTCGGTGGCTTCATTCAGGCCACGATGGCTGGTCCATGCCCATTGACATCACAGGAACTGATCTACGTAACCGACGTAGCCGATCCCAGCTTCAACTCGATCAGTACAGCTAACTCTAGCTTGTTCCCGATCGTAGTTGCGGGCGGAGGTCAAGTAATCTGGAGCCAGCCAGGACCGAACGCATCCTCAACTGGAGGCACGATAAACGTATTACTCTACCCTCGGCTATACGAGACCACACAGGAACAAGTGGCTAACCGTGATCCGCAATGGTACTTCAACAACGGTGGTGCCGATCCAGGCTTCTGGTATGAAGACCGTGCCGGGAACTACGGCCTCGGTCTCGCGCCGGTGCCGATGAACAACTACTATGCTGAGTATATGGCGTCGGTGCGTGACACCGATACCTTAGGCTTGCTGGATGGCTTCCTCCTGCCGGACATGATGCTGCATTTCGTCAAATACAAGGCTATGGAGTATGCTCTGACGAAAGACGGCGAAGCTCGGTCACCTTCCTATGCTGCCTACTGCCGCATGCGCTTCGACATGGGCGTGATCGCATGCGACCGGTACCTGCACGGATTCGTTGAAGCTCCATTGAACATGCAAGGGAATAGCTAGGCTAGGCTAGGCTAGACGCCAGGTGACTTATGCCAGGACCTTTTCAATCCAACCCGAATAACTCTGTAGCCACTAACACAGGCACGACGCCGATTCAGTACACGCAGCTTACCGCTGACGACCTGAAAGACCCGGCTACGTTCAACACAATCTTCAGTCAGGTGTTTACGAAGCTGAATTCGGTGCTGGGCACGACTGGCCCGGCGCAGCTAGCGAACGGCGTGGACGTAGGCGGTAGCACAATCAGTAACGTGGGCGAGCCACAAAGTTCTACGGACGCTATTAGTCAAAGCCATGCTGAGTCGAATTACTCGGCGAGCGTATTGCAGCCGAAGCTAGAAGCTGGCGGCACGCACACATTGCGGACTTATCGTGCACTAAACTCCAAGCAGCAACAAGAGAAGTACTCGACTTATCTAACCGCAGTAAGCAACACAGCACCGACGACGAACACGACTACAGTGCAAGCAGGCGCTGCAGGCGGCGGCGTAGTCAGCTTTACGATTCCTGCTGGGTATCACTTGCGCGTTGACGGCTCGCAGGCCCCGTTCAATACGTTTACTGCGACGGTGCCGATTCCGACTTCGCAAGCTATCAACACGATTACTAGAACCGCCGCTGGAGTGGTTACAGCTTTCGGCACCTTCATAGGCTTGAGCGCAGGTCAGTCCATATTGGTCACAGGCGTTCTAGATCCTACATACGATGGAACCTTCATTCTCGCGTCAGTCAATCCCGGAAACTTGGTCTGGAACCAACTCGGACAAGTTGCTCAACCGGGATCTGCTGGAGGCACTGTTACCTCGTCAGGCGTTTACTATGTCTACCTCAAATACCCCAGCCAGAACCTAGCCATCTCAGGTCCGTTCGACTCCGACTCGCAGCAACACCGTCTCGAAGCCAACATCGACGGCCAGGTTATGATCGCTGTGGTCGTAGTCGATGCGTCCGGCGTAGTCTCAACCCAATCAGCTGCAGGCGCTACGATCCCGATTGCACAGAACAACGGCAACCGGATCGTAGCGAGACTATAGGAAGGAAGGAAGGAACTTTATGCCACTCCGCATCCTTGAACAATCCGTCGACGGCATGACCGGCTACATCCATTGCAAGGTCAGGTTCGAAGAAACCGACGCTCAGGGCAACACCACGCAAGGCCCCGACGAGATTATGATGATTGATCCTGAGGCGCTGATGCGAGCGCACCATGCACCTGATTGCACGCCATGCCATGACAGCATGTGTAACGCGATCGAATGCTGGTTGGAGAAGCATCATGACAAAATCGCTGAGCGAAAGCGCCATATCGATAACACCCGCTCAGCAGCTGCTGCGATGCAAGGTCGAGTTCTGTTCGTGGGCAAAAAATAAGGTGAGTGACTGCAAATCACCCACCTGCGTAGATATCGAACCAAAACATAAACCCAACTACACATTACATCAATTCATGTTGGAACGCAAGTGGTTATTGAGTTAGCACGCTAACCACAATATGCTGTATGTGGTATGGCACAAGACACAAGTTACGCGCCGGTTTCGTTTCTATATCAGTCGCATGGCCTAACTGCCCGCGCTATTGCAGATCAGCCGCCTCCGAATACATACCTCGACCTTCTGAACTGCCTGGAACGTGCTGAGAACATCATGTCCAGCCGCTATGGCACCGTGATCATCAACCGGGACCCACTAGGCTTCGGCACCTCGAACTACCCCTTCCTGAATGCCATCAACTCCATGTCCCGCCTGTCCTACAAAGGCCAGTCATGGCGTTATGCCGGAGACACCGGCGGAATCCTCTACCGTCTAGCTGGCGGTGGTCAAGGCCAGTTCAGTCAGATTCGCACTGGGCTCTCCGGGCAGCCCTGGCAGTCCGTCGTCACGAACTGCTTCGAGACAGCGCTACCGTTCAATTTCATCTATGACGCTAACGTATCCATCAAGGACACGGGCGCGGGCACGCCAACACTGACCGGAATCGACCCGTCGCCGAACACGCTCAACACCTACCCTTACGCGCCGCTCCTCCTACTCGTAGACAGCTTTGCCGCTGGCAACAGCTATGCCACAACCGGCTTCTCGGGCGGTTGGAATCAGACTTCTGTGGCCACCCTGAACTTTCAGTTCGGCGTCCAAGTCACAGACTTTCCGCAAATGTTCAACGCGAACGTCGGCTCGCTGGCGCAGATCGCAAATGGCATGCTATCGAATACTGGCAGCGGGACTGTGGTCACTCAGCAGACGATCTTCAGTGTGATCTCAATTGGCCTCTCGGGCGGGCTATACCAATTACTGCAGATCACAATGAACGGCCCACACGGCGTCCCGATTGGCGGTACCACCAACTGCTCGATCCAGGGCACTACGAATTCGCTGATCGGCGGTTACTACTTAGGTACTTCTACAGGTACCAACACCTTGACTGTGCCTTTCCCTAGTGCAGTCTTCCTGAACGCTACCGGCGGCATCTGCTACATGACGCCCACGGGCACACAGCCAGCTCAGGCCATCATCAATAACATCTACTCCGTGCCGTACAATCCACAAGCTTCAGTCTGGGGTTTCTACGGTCAGGCTCCGACCGTGGCTTCAAATTATCCTATAAACGCCTGGCAAGGATCTGTAGGCCAGAACACGGAAGCTACCGTCAAAGTCACAGCGAACTTCGACCTCAGCCAGAACAACCAAGTCACGGATGACGATCTGATAGTGCTGACGATAGCCGTCTCGAATGCTGCGGCGGTTGACAATATTCGCCTGCAGTTCGATATCGCTGGTAGCCAGTACACCACTAGTTACTACTACAAGGATATTGCTCCAGCTTATTTTCAGACTGGCGTGCAGAACCTCGAAACAGCCTACACGACTCAGGAACAGCAGATTCTGGCTAACACTTTAGGCTTGACCACGTCACAGCCGCCGAACTCGACCACAGCACAGTTGCAGCCTGGGAATCTTGGCACTGGCTCGACTTCCTGGATCGCAGTGCGTCTCCGTCGTGGCGACTTTGTGCCTGTAGGTACAGCTGGCGAATCCGGTGTTGACTGGGCGCGCGTCTCTGGCTGGGAACTGATCATCGACACGAACACGATTGGCGCGTCTACAGTAGCTTGCAACGGGCTCTACCTGCAGTGGGGTTACGGCCCGACTAGCTTCGGCGGCGTCGGTTTCGACTATCGCCAGACCTACTACAATGATGCTACCGGAACCGAGTCCAATGGCACGCCGATTCAGAACTTCGGTGGCTCGCAATACGGCTGGGTGAATTCGCTCGTAGCGCCGATTGTGCTCAGCCAGGCCAACCAGCTAACCGGTCTCTATAGCAACGATCCTCAGGTGACCTACCTCAGGTTCTACCGGCGCGGCGGCGTACGCTCGTCCAATTGGTTTCAATTGCTGCAAATACCCAACATTGTAGGCGGCGGACAGTTCCAGATCAAGGATGTTGTGCCGGATGCTGTCCTGGCTCAGGCAGCTCCCCTAATCCTCGACAACGATCCGCCTGTGACCTCGTCGTTGCAGGCTCCGATTATTACGTCGCTCTCGGCGGCCACGGTCGGCCCTGGCTTCTCTGTGTTCTCAGGTTTCGCGCCACAAACCATAACCGTCTCGCAAGCCGGCGCTAACTTCGTACCGAACCAGATCGTTGATATCGGCTACAGCTACAACCTCGAACAGACGCGCGTGATCGCTGGCGGCGTAGGCACGTTCTCAGCTATTGTTCGGCTGCAGCATAACGCCGGCGAGCCGGTAGCGGTTTACTCGATTCCGCGGATGCCTTGCAATCTCTGTGCGCTGGCCTATGACCAGGTCTGGCTGGGCGGCGACACCAACAACCCACACTACCTGTACTATTCGAAACGCGGCCGGCCGGAATCATTCGGTCCGCAGCAATACATTCCTGTCGGCTCGCCACAGTACCCGATCAAGATTATCGTCAACTGGCGCGGCACATTATTCGTTGCTACAACACAAACCTGGTGGATCATCAACGGCGGCGCACAGCCTGTAGCACAACCCACAGGCTCAATCCACGGCGCAGTCTCTTCAACCGGTTGGTGCCAGACCGAATCCGCTGTCTGGTACCTTGCTACTGACGGTCTCCGCCAGTTCGTCGGCGCTGACGGCAACTACATGACTCTGCCGATCGAATTCCTCTATCGTCAGCAGCAGTCACTGACTCCAGTGCCGGTGTTGGATCCGGCGCGTGTTTCCTCGGTAGTCATGGCCTACTACAACAACGTTGTCTATCAAGCCTACTGGGCGCTGAATGGCAACCGGTACCGGATAGCTTTTGACACTGTCTATCAACGGTTCCGATACGACGACGTGCCTGCTACAGCGATGCTCTGGGAGCCTGACACGAACGTGCTGCTAGCCGCCAAAGTCCTTGCCTCCGGCCCGAACGTCGGCCAGAACTATATCGTCCAAGATCAGGTCCTGACCCAAGACTATGACGATGGCGGTTACTCGGGCGGGACCCTGGCCAAGCTGCCTGTCCAGATGATTATCCAGTCTCCGTTCTACGACCTCGGCAAGCCTCACTACCCGAAGCAATGGAACATGCTCGAAACCGACTGCAACACGTTCTCGCAGACGATGCTGACTCAGATGATTTTCAATACGGAACCGCCGGTGACGATTCCTCTGGCTGCGATCAACACGGGCAACCTACGCGACAAGGTCCAGCTCATAGTCTCAGAACCGGCAGGGTTCTTCCCAAACCAAGGCGGAGGCGACGGCTTCGAGGCTTATTCAGCGTCGATCCGGCATACGATCTCGGTCACTACAGCACCGATTCTATACCAGGAAAACGTCTATGCTGCGATGTTGGCTGACCCGAACGTCAACTTCGACACCTATTGGATCAAGCTGGGCTCGGACGAGTCGAAAATCATCAAGCAAGGCTACTTCGACTACACTTCGGCAGCAGAGATCACAATCAGGTTGTTCGCTGACGGCAATCCGGTTCCGTACTACACGTTTACGCTGCCGGCCAGCCCGAGCCAGAACAACCGCCTCGTGATCCGCAAACTTTTCCGCGCCTGGAAGCCTAGACTGTGGCGCATGATCGCTATCTCGACGGATCAGACTACTAACTTTCAGTTTTGGGCCGCACCGCAGATCGAATCCAAGGCGATAGACGAGGGTGCTAAAGGCTACGCCAGAACGGACTTGAACTCATGAGCGCTACAGCTTCAGTTGCCGTTATGCCTTCTGCTGTTCTGCCCGCCGGTCGTCACGCCAAGTCCAAGCCCTTATGTGCACATATCCTGCCGACTAGGCTGCACTGCCCGAACACAGTTCGCTGGAAGATCGATCATGGCTACTACTGCCATAAACACGCCGAGGAGTTCTGGGATACACACTACGTCGAGAACCATGCTGTGATCCGGTTGATGAAGGATGACTGGGAGAGCAGCCATAGCCACCACACCAAGGCTGAGCAGCCACCAGAACTTCCTATTGCAGCGATACATGCAATCGTGTAATATCGCCTCAGTGAACTTAGGCCTGCTGACTGGCACCACCTCAAGGGAGATCTAGATGGCTGACAATGTAACGGAGTTTCCAAGCGAAGCTACGCCTGCTGTGCTGATTGATGTAAAGCTTTATCCAGGATTTACTGTAGAACAAGGCGTAGAAGCTCTAGCCAAGATAGCTAAAGGATTGTCTAGCTTGCTGAATATTGGTATTGAGTCAGGCATCCTAACTCCAGCTAATCCTATCGCTGGAGTCATCTGGCAGTCTGCAGCTAACCTAGACAATGTCGTGCAACAGTTGGAGCAGCATAAGCGTTCACAATCAGGCTTGCTCGTTCCCGGAGCTGGACCGCAGCGGATTGTCTGAGGCTAGCCATGGCTGACGTTGACAACGTAGATGAGATAGAAGTAGAAGAGCTAAAAATCCCAGGCTGGGCGCAGGCGTTGATGGACACTGCCGCTGCTCAGGAAGCTCCAATCGTGCCGCAGCCTGCTGAGGCTGATGCAGCCTATGAAGCTTCTTATGACGTAGCTGCCGCAGTTCCCGCTATGCCAGAGTTCCTGACTGAAGCTCTGAAAATGCCTGACATTAGCCTCGCTGACGTCGACAAGGCAGAACTTCCTTACGTCCACATCCCAGACGTCATCACTGACGAAGCTATCGAAGACCCACTGTCGTGGATTGCGGCCAACTGCTACCAATTCCAGGGCTGCGCTGTGTTGCCCTACGACCGCACTCGGCCTGAATTCTTCACTCCACAACCTTACCTACCACATCTCTGGCAGAAGGCCAAAGACTCTGGCCGCAGCCGCCTGGGCTCCCTGCCAAACCTCTTCTGCGGTATGGCCGATCTGACCTGCGACACAGTCTGCGCCTACCTGCACAACCAAGGCCTACTGAGTCTTGGCGAATGGCGTGCGAACCCAGCTCCGATCGACCCAGCTGATCCCCTGCCTGAAGACTTTGAAGCTGCCATCCAACCCTACTTCCACACGCTTGGCTTCTGTTTTCCGGCAGTCACGACCTACTCCTTCACCAAAACCTCGAACTCCATGTTCGTCGGCTATACCTTCTTCCAAGAAGCCTGGCGTACGCCACAGCAGTCCGTCCTTGGCTTCTTAGGCCTAGCCTACCTTTTTCAGGAATTTCGCTTGGCCAATGTCCACGGTGTGCGCTACGCTGGCAACAGGCTAACGGCCAAGTATGCCAGCAAGCTCGGTTTCGTGGACATTGGCACGATCCCGAACTATCTGCTGGACAATGCTACCGGCAGCCTAACTGCAGCCACGATCAGCACTCTACCGCGAGAAGTCTTCGTGAACCGTCTTAGAGGAGTGCTCCAAGGCCTGCGGTAGGAGGCTTTACGTGGGAAAAGGCGGCTCGCAGCTCTCCGATAGCGCACAGAATTCGCTCGTCAGTAATTCGGACGCTCTGACTGCGATCGCTCAGCAGCAATCAGCGAATAGTCAGAAGCTGTTCAATGCCAGTTTCCCAGGGTTCGGCCAGGCTGAAAACTTCTACCAGACACTCTCGACAGGCGACCCATACGCTATAGCTAGAGCGACTGCGCCGGCCACGCAACAGATCGACCTCGCCACTGCCGGTGCCAAGCAGAACATCATGAACAACGCTCCGGCTGGCGGCGAAAAGAACCTGGCGCTGGAGCAGGCTGATGTGAACCAAGGCGCGCAGGTTGGCCAGACCGCCAGCTCGGGCTACCTGAACTCGTTCAATGCTCTAGCTCAGCTCGCCGGTCAAGGCGTTGGCCAGTCCACTTCCTCTGCAGGCACCGCAATCTCTGGTCTGAGTTCAGCCAACCAAGGCTACAACTCGGTCTACCAGAACGCTACCTCAGGCAAGGGATCGCAGCTGGGCTTACTTGGCGGCCTGGCAGGTTCACTCAGCAGCGGACTCGCAACAGCTTTCTAGGAAAGGTATAGGCGGCTCAGTATGGCAGCAACTTCTGGTTACGATTCGACGACAGGACCGCCTCCGTACATTTCTCCTGCGGATCTGGCTAGCGGTGCCGCCGGCGCGGCGGCTGCGGAGGATGGCACTGCAGCATCTGGTGGAGCTGCTCCGGGCGGCGCGCCAACGCCACTCGGCACAGCTTATGCTCCCAGCTATGATCCGAATGCAGCACAGCCTTATCAACAGGCTCAGCTGCCACAGACGCAGCAGCCTATAGAGAACCCACTGCCGCCAGAGCCGCAGATGACGCCGCAGCAGCTCGGCAGCTCGGGCAAGCTCGGCGCGGCAGCTTTTCTGGGGAACCAACTTCTGCATGGCTACATGCAGGGCAAGGCTGTGCATGATCTGAAGCAGGCCGCACAAGTCCATCAGCAGTCTACTGGCTTGCAGAATTTGTATAACAATGCTGCAGGGCAGCTACAGGACTTGGCTCAGAAAGGTATTCCGCAAGACGACCCTGCCTACATCAAGGCCAAGGAAGGCGTGGATACGTCCTGGAAAGCCATGATGGATTTCTACGGCCAGCATGTCGAGAAGCCTGGTAAGGGTAAGAATGGCCAGCAGAGTCTGATGCAGAAGCTGCAAGGCGCATTCCAGAGTCAAGATCCGGCTAAGGTTTCCTCGGCAGTCTATGAAGGCCTGCAGCAGACCGGTCCACCGGTGTACCACCAGATCGCACCGTACCTCACTCCGGCTTATCAGCAGCGCGTGCAGACCGCTGCACAAACCGCAGGCACGCAAGCACAAACCGGTCTTGAAACAGCTCAAACCGCTCAAGGCACACAGCATCTCGAAAACGAGCTAGTACAGATGCGCCAGGTGCAGAACCCGACAGAAGCTCAGCAAGATCGCATGGATCAGCTGAATAACATGCTAGGCAAGCCTGGCTCTGGCCTCGCGCAGGCCAAAGATGCCGTCGCGCGTCAGATTCTAGGCGATCCGACTCTGACCAATGATGCAAAGTCAGAGAAGCTACGCGCTCTCAGCAGCAAAATGCCGAACGTTGCTCCTCCCAAGGTTGGTAGCTTTGGCGATTTCGCCATTGCAGGCTACGGGCCTCAGCCCACTGCCAAGCAATATCTGGAAGCTCGTAAACTTTGGAATGAGGCTCAGGCATCTAGTACTACCGGCACGCATATGATCGCAGTGCCGCAACCCGACGGTGGCGTCAAGATGGTGCAGGTTCAGACGACTAGCCAGAAGAGTTTCCCAGGCGCTCCGACGGCAGGCTTGCCAGATCAGCGTCAAGGGAATGCCCCAGGACAGATGAGCACTACAGCTCCTACGCTACCTGCAAACCCGCCAACGACTGGCGGGCTGCCTCCGAGTGCGCCTGCTGGGGCAACAGGTGCGGCTGCTCCAGCTCCAAACTACACACCTCAAGGCACGCCTACACAAGTCTCGGTTACTACCTTGAACGCTAAAGGCCATCCAACCACGACTCGCAGTGGAGGCGCGCCTCCAGCTCCGGCAGGCGGCGAACAACCTCCAGCTCCAGCTACCGGCGGCGGCAATCCTTACACTGGCGGAATCGCTCAACCTGGCCAGACTGTCGGCGGCCGTGTGCCCAACCAAGAACGGCTCTCTGCGGACGCTATGGAAGACGTTGGTCCGCCCCTCCAGCAAGCTATCAAGATGCTTGCACCGTTCAAGGATGAGGGTGGTCTAATGGACTCGCTTAATCAGCGATTTAAGTATGGCCAGTACCAGTTCGGTATCGACCCAGGAGCGCTTGCTACGGCGGTCAACCAGTGGAACTCTTTTATCAAGATTGCTGGCACGGCTCCGTGGTCTAAAATCGGCCGCAACATGGCCCTCATCAAGAGCGTTCAGGAGCATCTTCCAGATCCTAGCAAGGATTCGCCCGGACTAATGTATAGGAAGCTACTCGACGCTCAGAATATCCTAAACGGTCAGGCTGCAAGCTATCAGGCACGCAATCAGCGTATGGTTTCTGGCGGTGGTCCTGCGCCGTTGATCGGATCGACGGAGATCCCCGGCCAGGAAGCGCCGAAGCCGGTCACAGTTATGGCTGGAGGTAAGCCGCATACGTTTGACACACAGGCTCAAGCAGACGAGTTCACCAAACGAGTCAAGGCAGCCGAAGCTGCAGCGGGGCACAAGTAAATGGATGGCCAGAGCGCAGGCACGATCGACTATGATGCTATTGCACAGGGCGTGAAGGCGGCTGTGCCTCCGCCGGCTAAGCTGCCTGCTGGGCACCCGGCCGTGAAGGTTACGAAGCCTGCTGCCAAGCCAACTGCGCCTTCTGTCAACCAGTTCATCAATGCTTCCGGTACTGACTTGCAAGCCGCTGCTGCGAACCCACAGGCGGCTGCTGCTGCGCCTCCGATCGCTCCGGCATCCAGTCAGCTCACTACGCCGCCTCCTGCCACGACCTCAGGCATTGACTACGACGCTATCGCCGGCCACGTCAAGCAGGAAGTCCCGACTCAAGAACCTGGCTGGCGCGATCGCGTTATTAACTACCTAACCCGGCCGGCGATCCAGCACAACACGCCTGACGATCAAGTTACATACACGGACAAACTTCTCTACGGCGATCCGAAGCTTGGCGGTGGCGAGAACGTCGCTGAGTACTATGCTCGGAAGCGTATCGGCGGCGCGGCGTCCGCTCTACTCCATCCCTGGGACACAGCCAAAGCTGTAGTCCAGCAGCTCCCTGATGTCGTAGGCGGCGTAACCGGTGCCATTATCGGTGACGAGGGCATCGCCAAGCTCAAGGCTGAAGGTTACGAATCAGCAGACACGATCAAGGCTGCCAAGGACAAAATGACAGCCGAGCTCAAGGACATCAAGCAGAAGCTGCTGGATGATCCGGTTGGGACGATTGCTGAGTTCCAGGGCCAAGGCGACGTGCTGCATGCAGCTACACGGTCACCTGCAGAAATCAAGAACTGGGTGGCGGACAAAGTAGCTACAGGCCAGCGTGCGATCGTCAACACTTCACCTTCGTCGGTCGGCAAGATCGCTTTGGAGACGGGTGCGAAGAACGTCGAGGAAACTGCTAAGGCTGCGGATAAAACTCAGGCTGCGCTCGAAAAGCACTCCGACAACATTGCTGACATACGCCAGGCCAACATCGAGAAGAAAGCTGAGTACCAGAACAAGCTTGCTGAGAAACAGGAAGCTGCGAACCAAGCTCATCAGGATCTAGTTGACACAGCTAACAACGCGACCGAAGCTGACACACAGCGCGGTCAGCTTGCCCGGCAAGAACTGGAGCTACGTGACCGGATCTACCGCCGGCTACCTCAGGTCCAAGCTGGTGCCAAGGTTGCCGTTGACCAGCTATATGACACAGTCCGCAAGCAAGTCGGCAATGCTACGGAACCAATGGCACCTCTAGTTGAAGCTGTCGGCGAAGCTCAGGATAAGTACCTCGGCTCTGAAGGTTCGCATAAAGTGTTCGAGGACATCCTGAATCGAGCTAAGTCCGAAGCTGGCACAACAAACCTCTATGATCAAGTAGCTCGATCGCTCGGAGCTAAGGACTTTGCCAGCATCACTGATAAAGGCAAGATCGAGGCTGTCAAGAAAATCGTAGCTGATACCAACGATAAATATGAAGCTGATCGTGCTACTGAGGAGCCTGCCGAGAAGTCCATCGACATCAACCACCTGATGGGTTATAGCTCGGAACTCGGCAAAGCAATCCGTCAGGGCGGCTATCAGATGGCGGGCGATGTCCGTGATGCTCTACGTCACGTCAAGAACCAAACCGACGCCATGATCAAGCATATGGCTGACGAGTACGGCGCGGGCTCGAAGCTGACTCGTGCCAAGAACTACTGGCAGACTTATAAAAACACATTCTTCGAGAACACCGGCCCCTCGGGATCAGGTTCGCCAGTTGCTGCGGGCATCAAAGCTGCTGATTCCTATAACGCTACACAGCCTTTCCTCGACGCGAACCCGGCTGAGGCGAACCGCGCTCGGCAGATGCTGACCGGTAAGCCGAACGGCCTGACGCCACACTTCGATCCGAACGCGGGTAAACTAGTCGATCAGCTGCGCGATACAATTCGCCAGCGCAAAGCTTTGCCTACCGAAGTTGCTACAGCCAAAGCTCAAGCTAAAGTTCCGACTGAACCAGCTCAAGTAACCGTGCCTGAGCCCAAGTATAAGCCGGAACCTGCGGTACCTGAGCCTGTCAAAGCTGACGTCACCGACCTGACCCCTGAGAAGATCCAAGAACTCAGCAAGCTGAACATGCTAACTAAGCTGGTCAAGATGCGCGAAGTCTCGCCATACCGGATCGCAGGCGTAGTCGGCAGCGGCCTTGGCCTGGTTGAAGGCCTAGCGCGATCGATAACCGGCGCGGGCGCTCACCCGCTAGCCACAGCTCTTAGCACCGGCGCGATCACGCTCGGCATCGCACTCGGTCCGCGCATCATCGCCAACATGATGGACTCGCCGAAGCTGATCGCTGAGCTGTCTAAGCCCACAGCTGAAGGTTTACGCAAAGTCATGGCGTTGCCTGCCGAGCAGCGCACTGGTGTCGAGGAGATGATCCGGCAGCTGGCCACCGAAGCCGAGAAACGTGGCAAACTCAAACGCCCAAGCCCGTGGCTGGGACTGCTCGGTGCTGGCGTTGCAGCCAACAAAGCGCAACAACAGCAAACTCCCAGCAAGCCTGACGTTGACCAAGCCTCCATTGACGAGATGGCAAAACAAGTCGAAGCTTCTAAGACTAGAATGCAACAGCGGGCTGAGAAGGAAGCTGCCAAGGGCAAGAATAAAATCAAATCACGCAACCCATTGTTTCAGGATCAGGATGAGGATGAAGAGGCCCCGCAATGAGACCACAGCTGACACGCAGCAAGCAGGCTCTCCTGATCGACATTGACGGCTATCTCAGCATTCAGCCGCGCAAGGTCGTAGCTGTCAAAGAACACGAAGGCGGCGATACGTGCAGCATATTCTTTGCCGGCCAGTCACCTTCGACCGGCGAAGGATTCCTGGTCAAACGGCCAGCCGAAGACGTTGTAGCAGACATCAACAAAGCTCTAGAGGACTTAGAGGAGGAAGACTAATCATGGCAAAGAAATGGATGGCAAAGGCTTTTGGTGCTCATAAGGGTCAGTTACATCGTGATCTAGGCGTCAAGGAAGGCAATCCGATTCCAGCTCGGAAACTCGAAGCTGCGGTTAAGGGCGAGCACGGCCGGAAGGTGCAGGAACGGGCCTTAGCTGCGAGAACAGGCGCGCGAATTTCGCGGACGCATGCTCGTCGGCAGGAACGTCGTGGCCGGGCTGAGAAGCGGGCTGTGACGAGGTCTGAGAGCCGTGGCTAGCAGCCGCAGCCGCCAGCAGCCGTCGCGCGTCCTCAAACCTCTCGATCAAAGCGGCAGCGCGCAAGCTTCGAGCAGGTCCCTCCAGACTCAGAGTTCGGGTGATCTCTTTTTCGATTGCTTCGGAATACGTCAACGGGACTTGGCGGAACGCTGCCTCGGGATCTCCTTCGAGCAGGAGCCAAAGCATGGCTTGACGGTCCCATCGGGGAGCTTCGACGGCTACCTGACGAGACTGCACAACAGCGAGGATTAGCTGCCTGGCCGCGAACACGCTGAACGTGAACCCACCCAGCCCCGGCTCCCAGGCTGTCGGGATCGCATGCTGCGCGGCTACCTTCACGACCTCGGCTGTGGTGACCTCCAACAAATCAGCCAGATCCGCAGCCGAGAACAACGGCTTGGCCTGCACAGGCTGGATCCAGGACCGCAGCCATACCACTGCAGCCTCAGGCACGACCTCTACGTAACTCTGACTCGTCAATGGTGGCGCTGATTTCAGCCTTAGAAATCCGGCTTCCGCCAGCGGCACCAGAGTAGTAACTGAACAGCCGATCGACGTAGCAAGAGTGCCCAGGGTAATGACAGGAGTTGCTGCAGTGTCTGCAGAGTTAGCTTGAAAAACCTCACGTAGTGGGACTCCGGCAGCGGGAATAGTTGGCATGTTGTTATGGACTAGTTTACATGATATTGTGTTGTCCAGGTGAGGCTAGCCACATGCGCGTGATCCCAACTGATCCTAGCGGCAATATCCAGCAAGTCCAATACGACGACGATACGCAGACACTGTACATAACGTTCAACCGAGGTCCGGTCTACACGTATCAAGGGGTGCCGCAGCTTACCGCTGAAGGATTTGCTACGTCAGGCATGCGTCCAAAAGCCTACTTCAACCAGTCTATCCTGAACCAATATCAATATCAGCGTATGAGCTAAGGTTGGAACCAGCAGAAATCCATGTAAAACTCTATCCCTAACCCTGCCAGCCCAGCTACACTGGCGGCAATGGCCTCCAACGATTCAGTCCGCACATCCAGTCTAGCCGCTCAGGTTGCAAATCAGGGGCGGCCCAGTCTTGTCCCCACAAAATTCCCAATCCAGCCGCAGCCGCAGATCATGGCCAGCGGCGAACTGTCGTCGCCTGAGATGTTTAGTAAGGTGCGGTCAGCGGCGACTAAGCTCCGCAACTCCCTGGTCGAGATCGCCTTCTACGGCTGGAAGCTACGCCAACGTCAAGCCTGGCAGGAACTTGGCTTCGTCGACGAAGACGCAGCTCGGGAAGACCTCGGCCTCAGTCAGTCCATGTGGGGGACTTATATGGTCCTTGGCGAGCGCCTTGACGGGCTGACTATGGACCAGATGAGTACGGTGACCGTTGAAGCTGCTAGGCTGCTGACTCGGATCCATCCTAACGTCTGGGCCGAATACGCCTGGCTCCAGGAAGCTCGTGCGCTGCCGATGCGCAAGTTTGCGTTGTTGGTCGAGCAACGCAACCAGCAAGCCTCACCTAAGGCCTTGGTCGAGCCTCGCGTGATCATGGATATCAAGGTGCCGGTTACTCAGAAGCAGCGCCTGGATGACCGCATGCAAGTCTTGCGCAAGCAGCAGAACCTGACCACGAACGCAGCTACTCTGGACTATGCTCTGGGCGCTGCTGAACGCGAGGCTCAGCTCCGCGCTGAGATAGCTGCCTTGCAGCAGCAGATAACTTCTCTCGCTGAGCTATGGCCAGCTAACCAGCCTTGGTCAGCTAACGTAGCTTCCGAGTCTCCTGAGGAACAAGCCGAGCGAATCGCTACCGGCGCTGCGCCACTGACTACAGCCGCACATCACACGCAGGATCTTACGACCAAAATCAGGCAATCCCTGGAGGCTATCAATGCGGTATATGCGCAAAAGGTTTAGACAGGCACCACAGGAGCCTGCGACTCGCCGCTACGATGACGGTCGAGAGATCTGTTTGAATAATCCACCCGGTCGGGCTGAATACATCCGGCGCAAGCAACTCTTGTGGGCTGAGCAACAGGGCCAGTGCGCTCTAGACTCCTGCCCGAACGGCGGCCGGATCGGCATCGAGGAGTCGCGCATGACCGGCGGCAACTGGGAGCCAACAGGCCAGCTACGTGACGACCAACTACATTCAGGTGGCGGCAAAAAGCTGAACTACCTGGTCCACAAAGCTTGCATGACAGAATGGCATCGACAGAATTCGCGCGCTAAGCTGAACCTGGTAACAGTTGTCACGGCTATGGTCGTGATGCTGTGCTGCCTAGCGTTCACGCCTATCACTACAGCTCAGTCTTCGAATGCTTCAGCCGTGTCAGGTCAGGTTGTTTCGCCCGGCGGTCAGCCAGCATCTGGTGCACTCGTGCGGGTCTGCCGCGTAACTGCATTCGGCTCTCCCTGTCCGACCACTGGAGTCTCGTTGTATGCCGACTCGCAGCTGACTGTGCCGATCGCGAATCCTCAATCCGCCGACCAATACGGGAACTATTCCTTCTTCACGAACATTGGCCTGTACCTGATCCAGGTGACGCCGCAGACAGGCATAACCTACTCCTACGCTTGGGCAGCTGGCGGCTTTGGCGGTGGCTCACCCGGCGTGTTCCCACAGTCGATCACACAGACCGCAGGTCAGGCCTTAGTCGCCTACGATGCCACCACAGGCTTGTTCACCAAGGTCCCGATCGGTGGCGGCACGGTCACGAACGTCACGGGCACCACCGCTAACGGCTTTACGGTATCTGTAGCTTTTGGTTCCACAACGCCGCAGATTTCTGTAGCTACGTCCGCAGGCTTCTACCTGCCAACCACTGGCGACCAAACCAACTGGAATGCCAAGGTCAATCGCTCCGGCGATACAATGACCGGGCCGCTGAACCTGTCCGGTCAGCCTACGACCAACACACAGGCCGCGAACAAACTCTACGTGGACAATGGGGACGCTTCGGTGCTGGCTGTGGCCTCGAACGCCTTATCGACGGCCAACACTGCACTGACTGTGGCCAATGCTGCCCAACCCTCGAACCAGAAGAATCAGCCTAATGGTTATGCTGGGCTGGACGCTGGTGGCCACATCCTGCAAGCACAACTCCCACCGGACATCGCCTATACGGACGTCATCAACAATTTCACGGTTGGCCAGAACTTCGGAGCAGGTATCTCAGTCACCGGCCTCGCCACTGCCACTACCGCAACCATCGCCAACTTGCTAACCTCCGGCTCGATCTCTACCGGCGCGATCACAGCAACCGGGAATGTCTCAACTACAGCCAGCCCAGGCTTCACTGGCGACGGATCACAGCTGACTGCGCTCAACGCTTCGAACATCTCCTCAGGCACGCTTGCTCCAGCACGGTTCCCAGTTGCTGCAATCACTGGTGGAACCATAAACGGGACCGTTATTGGAGGCACCACGCCCGCAGCTGGAACGTTTACTACGCTTGGCGGTACTACGATCACAGCCTCTACAGGCTTCGTCGGACCAGGCTCCGGTATCACAGCGATCAACGGAGCTAACATCACTACCGGTAATATTGCGGCAGCCCGAATCAACAACGCTCTGCTCGCGCCTGGGCCTATTGGCACGACCACACCAAACATCATTGCTAGTACAACAATCACAGCCACTGGAAACATCACAGCCGCGGGAACAGTAAACGCTACTGCCAACTTCACGCCTGCAAGCATCACGAATACTGGTGTGGCGTTAGTCGGCAATCCCGGCGTGGGCGCGGAAGTGGTCTACTACGACCAGTCTAGAACAACCAATAATCATATAGCTGATTCGCTGTGGTTGAACGGGTCTTTCTTCCTGCGATTCCTGAATGATGCTCAATCAGTTGGAACACCGTTCTTACAAGCTTCAGGTGGTCAAGCCACTGGGATCACAGCGGTCTCCACCAATACTGGAATCGGTTCTTGGACTAACTTCAACTCGGCTATAGTAAATACCATATTCTCAAGTTCAAATGCGGCTGGAACGTCAATAAGCATTCGAGGAACTGCCTCAGGGGTCAACGACTGGCAGCTGCAAAGTACCCCGGCGGGAATATTGAATTTCTCAACTCTAGGTACAACTTGGGTGACCATGTTCCCCAATGGGATATTTACAGTAAACGGGGGCATCAATGCAACTCAATTGAACACTTCAGGATCTGTGTTTGCGGGGACAGGCACTACACAAATAGGTCTAGTCCCTGGAGGTTCTGCTGGCCTAGATTCTTTGTGTTTGACGATCTCAACAGGTTGCGGGAACCTGGGTTCTGGCAATTTCAACGGTGTAGCTGTAGACACGGTTAATTTTCCAAACAGGCTAGAATTCAACGCCCTAAAGACAATGCAATTTTTTGTCAATAATGGCCAGCTTGGCCCCGATATTCAGCAGGATGGAACTCTGAATCTCAGCAAACCTCTTTCGATCAATGCTGCTGGAATCGCAGGTTCCACAGCTGTAGCTAACCGATCGTTTCCTATAACAATTAGTGGCATAACACTTTACATGCTGTTGAGTACAACGCCGTAGAAAGCGAGAGATCTGCTATGACTGCCCTGACTCTAGTACGTAGAATTCTAGCCACGATCACGAGCCTGGCGTTGACCGCAGCTCTGCACGCGCAGGCACCAAATGCCGCAGCGATCTCAGGACAGATCGTCTCACCTGGCGGTCAGCCGGCAGCAAACGCAGTTATTCGTGTCTGCAACGTGTTCTCCATAGGCAACCCTTGCTTGATCTCAGGCGTGCAGCTCTACGCCGATGCGAACTTCAACGTGCCTATACTCAACCCGCAAGCTACAGACCAATACGGTAACTACTCATTCTTCCTGGCCTCGGGCTTGTACCTTGTACAAATAACGCCGCAGACTGGCTTGACTTATTCCTACTCTGTCTCAGCCGGCGCAGGTTCAGGCGGAGCCGGCGGCACAGTTACCAGCGTCTCCGGCATTCAAGCCAATGGCTTCCTGGTGTCTGTAACGAACCCAACAACGACTCCCGCTATCTCAGTAGCCACGGCTCCTGGTTTCTACCTACCTACGTCAGCAGATCAGACCAACTGGAACGGCAAGGTGAACCGTTCGGGCGACACAATGACTGGCGCGCTCGTCCTGCCCGGCGATCCTATCTCACCCCTACAAGCCTCAGACAAGAACTACGTTGACACGGGCGTGAACTCGGCGCTGTTGGCAGCCTCTACAGCACAGACCCAGGCCAACCTAGCTCTCTCGATCGCTAATGCTGCTCAGCCACTCAGCCAGAAAGGCCAGCCCAATGGCTACGCTCCGCTCGACAACACGACACGCGTGCCTCGTATAAACCTGCCAACCTCAATCGCCTACACCGACGTGGCCAACACCTTTGTGCCGTTCCAATTCTTCAACAATAGCATCAACGTCATAGGCACGACTACGACAGACACGCTCGCTGCTGGTCCAGGACACAACATCAAGATAACTTCGTTCCCGAGCAGCACCTCAATCGGCTGCTTGACGTTCAACGGCATCTGCGGAACAGGAGTCAACGTAGGCCTCACGTACACCACAGGCACACCTGACAGCTTGTCTATCACCTATGGCAATGCGGGAACTTTGACCATCGCTTCTGCCGGCTCCAGTCCTGTGCCGAACGCCGTTACGTTTGCTCCTACAGGAAACGTGGCTGCACCTGGCCTATTCGGCGGCGGCACTGCTCTGCAAGCTGGAGCCACAGTAACCAACACCACTCTTCTGCAATCAGGCCTCAACTGCAATCCAACTGCTTTTAGCAGCACCTGCAGAACCAACGCCGGCACATGGAACTCTCAGTTCAGCTCGGCCGGAGGCGTTGGAGCCTTAGGTTCCATAACGTTCAATGGTTCTGGAAATCCTATTTACGTTCCGCCTGCCAGCATGTTGTGTATGGCTACAGGCCGGACTGACGCCAACAACTATGCTGGGATTGACGTAGTCGTATCAGGCAGCTCGACCACGACGCTGACTTTCAACTTAGTCAACGCTTCGGCGAATACCCCTGGCGCGATTCTGACTGTGAAATATCTATGCACCTGGTAGTTGGCAGCACTGCTGCAATCAAATTTAGGAGACCTGACGATGAAACTTACTATGCGCTTCCTGGCCCTTGCCCTTGCCATACTGATGATTTCTGCTACAGCTTCAGCGCAGACTCCCGCGCCGGTTGGGAGTTATGTAAACTCCGGCTCAGGCTGGACGCCGTTGCTGGGCACTGCGACTCAGGGAGCGCTGGCGTTCAATCCGCCACCGGCCGCGTTGTATGTGTTCAATTCGAGCTTGGGCAAATGGGTACCATGGCCGGGGACATCGGGCGGAGGCGGATCAGGCACGGTCCTAAGCTTTTCTGCAAGCAATCTCACGCCTTTATTCACCACATCTGTCGCGACGGCTACTACGACTCCCGCGCTCACGTTTACCCTAACCAACGCTCCAGCTAACTCCGTGCTAGGAAACCCAACTGGAACTGTCGGAACTCCTAGTTACACATCTTCACCTGTAGTAACTTCAATAGGCATCCTCGGTACTTCGACTTCGAGTCTTCCTGGACCGTTGTCGATTACTGATGGCACGACTGCTACTGGTTTATCTTACGGTTTCTCTCACCTAGCCGCGGGTCTGCCTGCTGGAGGATCTCTCGCCTGGGTAAACGGTCAGACTAACTCTAACGGCAATTCCATGGTGATCAACTGGAACCAAACAGCAAGCACAGCTACGAATAATTGGTGCTTATCTATATGGGGTATGGCAGCAACATGCGACCTGCAGGGATATCTGAACGGTAAGCTCGTAGGCTTACGGAATACATTTGATGACGGTACAGGTGCTGCGACTTTTGTTGGGAACGTAACAGCTCCAACGTTCAATGGAACCGTCCCTACTGGGCAGTTTGCTTCGTCCAGTCGTATCAGCCCGATCGCTAACACCAACGGCTTGATCGGTGAGTATCATCTCACAGAAGCTTCCGGCGCGACTACAGGCATCGACTACTCAGGCCTTGGCAACAACGGAACCTACTTCGGCACACCGACACTCACAGGCACGGTACTCGGTGGTATGACGTCTGCGGGTGCGGGTGGTATGGATTACCCAAACTCTTTCAACACAACTGCAGTTACCATATCCAATTACGTATGCTTGAACGCATTGGCTGCCACTAGCGCTACGCTTCCATTGCTAGTCGGGGGCTTGATAAGCTCTACAACTCCTACGTTCACCAATCTCCAGGCTTTCGGTTTGATGATGAACTCAGTAAACAGCACTGTGTTGGCTAACGTAGTAGGCGTAGGCAAATATGATACAACGCCAGCTGTCTATAACGGGACGGCAGCTCCCACAATTGGAGCGCAGTCTACTGACGGTTGCCATCTGATCAGCTGGCGGCGCGGCACGACCAATGACCAACTGTTTATAGACGGTAGTGAAGTGTCGAGCTATTTTGCGCAAGGCACTGGCACTGTAGCCCAGACCCCGGCCACAGGCAGCCTATCATTAGGCATGCCTCATTACGCAACGCTTCCTAACGCGGCCTTCGCATTTCCCTATCCGGTTTACTTCAGCTTTGTCTTCAACCGTGCTTTGACTGCGGCTGAAATCCAGACTCTCGCAGGTTCCGCGCAATCCTATGCGCAGTTCCGCGGCATCATAAAAACTCCGACTAACTACGTTGATGCGGGTAACCAAGTTCTATATGTGGGCGACTCGATCACTGTTGCCATCAACACCGCGACTCCTTGGCCAAGAATGGTTTCGACTGTAAACGCGCCAACGAACACGCCGTATATTCCTGTGACAGCAGGGCTGCCTGGCTCCGCGAACAACATCGGAACCGCAAGCTGGCAGATACAAAATATGATTCAAGAATGTCAGTCGCGGGGCTATGGTTCGATGAATCCCAATAGCGGTTCTACTATAGTCATTTGGGGTGGAACAAATGATCTTGGGATAGGAACTACGGCAACGCCGGTTGTGACGTATCAGCGGCTGCGCAGACTCGTGCAATGTTACAAGTCTGGTCCACACCAGCCTCGCGTTTTTGTTATGACTATGATTAGTCGCACTGGCAACGGCAACGGTGGTGTAGCTCTAGACACTCTGAAGAATCAGTTCAATGCATTAGTCCGGCAAGATTATGCCGGAGCCGATGGCCTGATCGACATCGCTAGCTTTCCAGGCTTAGGCGCTGACGGCGCGTTTGCCAATCCAACCTTGGTTTGTGCGGGAGCAGCTTGCTTTCAAGCCGATGGTGTTCATCCAGCAACTCCAGCACAGCAGATCATCGCTACCTATGTCGCTAACTATCTGAACTGGGCTGATGCTAAGACGAATGGCACTAACCCGATCTTGGTCACGTCAGCGACCTATACGAACCCGGTGGGTGACACGGCCGTCAACACAAACCCAACGAGCACGACGCAGAACATAACGCTGCCGAGCGCGGTCGGACTAATCGGGACTGATCGGTACTTCTCGAACGTGCAGACTTCAGGCACGAACACTGTAACGTTGACTGCAGCTTCAGGCGAGAACATCGACGGCAATCCAACTTTAGTGTGTGCCAATGCTACTAAGTGCTTGCTGAAGTCTGTACTGGGAGCTACACCAGGCTTAGCTACCGGCCAAGCAGCTATCGCAGCCGGCGCTCATTGGGAACAGTTCGGATTCTCTGGCGGTGGAAGTGGAAGTTCAGGCAACGCAACCTCGATCTGGAATATACCAGTTAGTGCTACACCTCCGACAACTGGTCAGTTGGTTGGCTATGACGGAACAAGTATTGTCGGCGTCAATGCTACTGGCGGAACGGTTCCAACGGGCACGGGTTTTGAGCATGTTACAGCAGGTGCACAAGACGGTGCGGCGCGAGCAGTCAACTTAGCTTCAGCTGATGTCACGGGAGTATTGCCTATAGCTAATCTGCCAGTGGGCGGTAACACCACCGCAGGCATCCTGCAATGCGACGGAACGACCACAACCTGCGCTGGCGGTTTGATAACAGCTACAGGTTCAGGTGGGGGCGGTGCAGGGCTCGCAGCCAATACCTTCACTGGCATCCAGATCATGCCATCACTACAAGACACCCCAGTCAACGACACCGGCTTGGTAAACGCCGCAGTCGTCGCAAACACCTCTGTCACGGCTTTGAGTGCTGGAGAGATTCTTACCTTCATTCCAGTAGCCACAAACACTACGGGCACGCCAACACTCAACGTAAATAGCCTTGGAGCAAAGGTTATCACTAAACTTGGCAATGTGGCTGTCGTTGCAGGCGACTTAGTAATCAACTCTATAGCTGTAGTGGTTTATAACAGTGCCGGTAGTGGCACCTGGCAACTCTTGAACCCTGGCACATTGGCATCTTTGAATGCTAATCAGTCATTCCAGGGTACTCAGACATTCAGCACTTTGAACTTTACCTCGGTGCTGCAAAAAGGTGGAGTCGGAGTATTCCCAGTAACTCGCTGCGTTGCTTCAACATCAACAGCAACGACAGCGAACTGCTCGGCTACAGGAACGACAACGACAGGAGTTTGCGTTGCATTCCCAGCGAACGCTATTGCGGTCACGCTCAATACGACCAATGCACCTTTCGTCACGGTACCAACAACGAATTTACCAACGCTTACGTTTGCGTCGGCAGCGACCGCAGGGGCAATTTACAACGTAATGTGCACGCCTAACTAAGGAGATTAAAATGCCTCAAGCACCAATACCGGTCATTATCGCTAATATTCGTTTACCTCAGAACCCTGCAGATGGAAGCATAGTCTTCTCAACTCCCAATGCAGGGTTATATCGACTTAGTGGGTATCTTTCCATTGCGGTTCAAGATATAGCGCTACCTGACGTAACCTTTGATCTTTTAGCTGTATTTACTGATAATAATGGAACGCGGGGAGATGGTATTGATGGAGGACCTGTGCACATAGCACAGGCAAGTTCTAGGGCCACACCCGCAAGCCAAGGTACGCAGAATGCTGATTTAGAGGCTGGATTGGCTTCGGTCAATTTCACATTTTATCTACATAGCAATGTTGATGGACTTTCCCTCTCGATAGTTCCTAGCGGTCCTACTACAACGGGATACGTCTTTGTAGGCGTAATAGAGTCCTTATGGGAAATTGATCTAAACCCCTAATGAACGCAACCGCCGCGCTCAACTTTTCAACACGCACCGATGTAGCTCCAGTAGTTTCTGGTGCCACGTTCCAAATTACGTGCGATATTTAGACCGGATAACCTAGTTGGGTACCTGTATGTCGCAGGTACCCTTCCAGGGGTAAACGGCCATGTTCAAGCCAACGCACTACTTGCTTCACTTTTGCTCTCTTCTCTGTCCGATATCGATGCTTATGTTCGTAGGGCGATGTGCTGCTCAGGTTACGCCTTCTAGCGCAGCGGCTTATGTCAATACAGGCTCCGGTTGGACTCCACTGCTCGGCACAGCCACAGTCGGTGCGGTCACCTACACCCCAACCCCAACAGCTCTTTTCTTCTACAACAACACTCTGGCTAGATGGGTCCCATGGGACGGCACAGCCCAAGGCGGCAACCCAGGCACAGTGACCAACGTGACCGCAGGCAACCTGCCGCCGCTGTTCACTACTGCCACCTCAAACCCTACTTCAACTCCGTTCACCTCGTTTACGCTAACACCTCAGGCCGCACGCTCCGTCTTCATGAACAACACAGCCGGTACTGCAGTTCCAGCTTTTACTGCAGTCCCAGCATTCACCGGCGGCAGCATAACCGGCATGACCTCAATCTCGACAACCTCGCTAACCACGCCCGCTGCCACGATCACTGGCGGATCTATCAACAACACCATCATCGGTGCGACTACACCAGTCAATGCCACCTTCGCAGCCGAAACCGCCACCCAGAACATAGCTCCGATTCTGCGCACTGGAACTCCCTCCAACTCCGACGTAGCCGGCCAGCTCACTATAGCCACCGGCCAGACCGATTCACCTACCTACACCTTCCTCGGCGGCGCGCACACGCGTGTCTGCTTTGTCTCCACGCAAACCCTCTCAGCAACCACTGTAGGGAACGTCGGCCTCATCGTTCCCATAGTCACAGCAACAACAATCCAGGCTGAAGTGGGCACAGCCATAACCGGCTCTGCTGTTGTCGTGGGGTATCACTGTGACGGTCTATTCTAAGCTCTATCTTGCTTCACTTCTTTGCCTTGCTCTCGGTTTTACAGTTCCAGCCTCAACCCAGCAATCCCTGACTGCGGTTCGCATTGCTAGCGGCAGTACCGCTCTAATCGCCGGCGAAGTCGTTCAGAACGTTCCCTGTGCTCCGATCTTCTGTGTTATTCCGTATCCTGGGACTGGATCGATTAGTGGCATAATCCTCCAGGGAGGCAACCCCGGTGACTTCGTTTACATGGCGATCTACGGCTCGGCTCCGACGTTGTTCGACAACACACCAGTACTAAACGAGATTGCTATAGCCAGCACAACTACGCCCGGTACCCTTCACTCATCCGGCTTTACTTCACTCTTAGACATCCCTTGCACAACTCCTACCTCTGGCCGGATCATTAGTGTCAACTCGCCTACGAATGGATTGACCAACATTCTCACCCCCGGCTATGTCGGCCATCTGATCACGCCCGGTTGCGCTGACTCGGCCGCCTGGATATCATTCATTCAAGCGAATCAACTTACGTCAGCTGGGCCTACTGGTCCGGCTGGGCCAACCGGAGCAACAGGCTCCGTCGGCCCTCAGGGGGTGCAAGGTGCCACAGGTCCTAACGGTTCAACTGGAGCTACAGGTGCTGTCGGGCCCATCGGCCTCACGGGGAGTACAGGGCCTACAGGTCCACAGGGCAGTGTTGGTAGTACTGGACCCAGTGGACCTACAGGCGCTACAGGACCAACTGGCCTCACTGGCAGCGCAGGACCCACAGGCGCGGCTGGCCCCCAAGGTCCTACCGGGAACACCGGACCAAATGGCAATACCGGGGCTGTGGGAGCTACGGGTGCAAACGGGGCTACCGGTGGTGTTGGCCCAGCCGGACCCACAGGAGCCACCGGTAGCATCGGTCCCGTAGGAGCTACAGGAACTCAAGGCCTAACCGGCCCGGCTGGCGCAGTTGGCCCTCAAGGCATTCAAGGCGCTGTAGGTGCAGTCGGCCCGGTTGGCGCTATTGGTCCGGCAGGCGTAACTGGCCCGGCTGGAGTCCTTTACTACAACTCAGCCGGCGCGATAGCCAACATGAAATGCTTCCAGTCGGGAGCTTTTACGACGACCTCTACCGGTACTTGGACGATGAGTTTCGGCGCGGCTGGGATCACCACAGTCCGCTCGATCCACGTAATGCCGATCTCGCCCGCCACAACCAACGCTACAGACCAGTACGTCGCTATCGTGAACCCGCTATCCGGCAGCACGATATCCGGCAAAGTCGTGTCCGGCACTGGCATTCTCCTCCTCGGAGCTTCCTCGCTTGTCCCGCTTACGACCACAGCCATAATTTACGTGGAGCTATGTGGCACCTAACATTTAGGTGACCAAAGTTACATTTTCCCATCAAACTCTATAGGCTAAAGCCGACTGCTGTTGGTAAACTTTGCCTGTTGCGCTTGCTTTGCTTTGTACTTCGGCTTCACCTGGATCAACCCTCCTTGGCTAAGTAATATGGCAGGCTGCAATGCCGGAGGATACACCTATAGGTTTGGGAGAACAGTCTATGTCACCGCCGACATCATTTGCTGAGACCATGCGGCTCCTGGGAGACCTTGGAGGGCGTGTGAAAGACCTAGAGGACATGGTAGAGATTCACGACAAGAATCTTATCCGAGGCTTCGACTCTCAAAATCGTTCCGTCGTTGACCGCCTGTTGAATCATGACAGGGAGATCAAGGAAATGAAGGATGATATAGCAGGAATCAACGGATGGGGTAAGAAGATCGTGTGGCTGTTGCTGTGCCTGATCATAACCACGATCTGGGGCATTATTCTGATGCTGGGTAAGGGAGTGCATCTCGGGTAGGCTGG